GGGGGGGGGGGGGTGGAACATCCGGATTGTAGTGCATAGCACCATCGGCCACAACATAACTTACGTTTGGCTTCGGATAATCTGTGGCAACGTATGCTGTATAATCAGCGGCAGTTGCAAATTCTTTAACATACTTCATAATTATTATTTTTTAAAGTTTTAAATTAAGTTATTTTAACAATAAATATTGAAATATATCATAAAATCATTTCGTTGTTTCAGATTTTTTTGGTACTTTTGCACCGAAAATCAATCAAAAAACAAAAAACATGTGTAAAGTGAGTATTGAAATACCACAAGAATTACTGAACTATTCGGATGGTATTGCAAGGGTAAATGTTAATGACAAGTTGAATTTCGTTAACAAGAACGGCGAACTTTTAAGCAAGGAGTGGCTCGATGATTGTTGGAATTTCCATGAAGGTTTTGCCAACGTTGAACTCAATGGTAAATATAACGTTATTAACAAGAACGGTGAACTCTTAAGCAAGGAGTGGTTTGATGATTGTTGTGGTGATTTCTGTGAGGGTTTCAGTGGAGTTATACTTAATCATAAATATAATTATATTGACAAGGACGGAAACTATTTAAGTAAACAATGGTTTGACTATTGTGATGATTTCCATGAAGGTTTTGGAAAAGTTGAACTTAATAAAAAGTATAACTTCATCGACAAGAGTGGTAACTATTTAAGTAAACAATGGTTTGACTATTGTGATGATTTCAACGAAGGGTTTGCAAGGGTCACACTGAATGGAAAGTGGAATTATATTGGCAAGAAGGGTAACATTATAAGTGAGCAGTGGTTTGATAATTGTCTTCGTTTTCATGAAGACTTTGGTGCTATCAAGGTTTATGATAAGTGGAATTTCATTGATAAGAATGGTAATATATTATCCAAACTGTGGTTTGATGATTGCGGTGCTTTCTATGGGGGCTTTGCGATGGCTCAACTTAATGGAGAATGGAAATCTATCGACAAGAACGGTAAACTTTTAAAATAGAATGGAATCATGAATGATAGTTTTTTAAACATGAGAATTCCAAGGAACCTCTTATCGTATAATGAAGGTGTCGCAAAGGTAAATCTTAACGGAAAGTGCAATTTCGTTAATGAGAATGGAGAACTCTTAAGTGAACAGTGGTTTCAATTTTGTGATGATTTCAACGAAGGTTTTGGTGGAGTTCAATTTAATGGAAGGTGCAATTTCGTTAACAAGAACGGTGAAATCTTGAGTGACCAATGGTTTGATAATTGTGGTAGTAAATTCAACGAAGGTTTTATATGGGTTGAACTTAATTGCAGATGTAATTTCATTAACAAGAATGGTAATATCTTAAGCAAGCGGTGGTTTGACGATTGTTATGGTTTCCATGAAGGCTTTGCAATGGTTAAACTCAATGGTAAATGGAATTTCATTGATAATAATGGAAATATTTTAAGTGACCAATGGTTTGATAGTTGTTGGGATTTTATCAATGGTCTTGCAAAGGTTGAACTTAATGATAAGTTTAATTTCATTGGCGAGGATGGTAACATCTTAAGCAAGCGGTGGTTTGACTATTGTTTGGACTTCAAAGAAGGTTTTGGAACGGTTAAGGTGAATGGTATGTTTTATAAAATTAACAAGAACGGTAAACTTTTAAAATAAAAGGGTTATGAACAATGAATTTTTAAATCTTAGTGTACCAAAGGGTATGTTACCTAGTGACGGGTCACTTACAAAAATTAAGTTTGGCAGCAAAGAGAATTTCGTTAAGTGTAACGGAGAACTCTTAAGCCACGAGTGGTTTGACAAGTTCGCTGCTTTCCATGAAGGTTTTGCAATGGTTAAGGCTAGTGGGAAGTATAACTTTATTAATGAGAATGGTGAACTCTTGAGTGAACGGTGGTTTGACGCTTGTGATAACTTCAAAGAAGGTTTTGCAATAGTTAAATTTAAACGTGAATTCAACTTCATCAATGAGAGGGGTGAACTCTTGAGTGAACAGTGGTTTGATTGGTGTGATGACTTTAACGAAGGTTTTGGAACAGTTAAACTAAATGGAAAGTATAATTATATTGACAAAAATGGAAATTTCTTGAGTGAGCAATGGTTTGATAATTGTGGTGATTTCCATGAAGGCTTTATATGGGTTGAACTAAATGGAAAGTATAACTCTATTGACAAGGACGGAAACATCTTAAGTGAGACATGGTTTGACAATTGTGATGGTTTCCACGAAGGTTTTGCCGTTATTAGGCTTAATGGTAAGTGGAATTTCATTGATAAGAATGGAAATATATTAGCCAAAGTGTGGTTTGACCGTTGTTGGGACTTCAATCAAGGGTTCGGTAGGGTTGAAGTTGGTGATAGACGTAACTTTATTGACGAGGATGGTAACATCCTAAGTAACCAATGGTTTGATTCGTGTGGTTATTTTGAGGAAGGCTTTGCGGTAGTTAAACTTGGCGGAAAATGGAATTATATTGACAAGAATGGTAACATTTTAAGTGACCAATGGTTTGATTGGTGTGATGACTTCATCAAAGGTTTTTCAAGTGTTAGACTTAATGGGGAATGGAAATCCATCGACAAGGACGGCAATCTCCATAATAAATAAAGTTAGCCAACCATATTAGAATGAGCAACCGGAAAAAGGTTGCTCATTTTTCATAAACCATTGAACCACAATCAAATATCCTAAAAACTTTTTTATTTTTGGGTATTTTTCTAAAATCTTCCTTCGAAATTCTTTCGATTTTGTTTCCGTACCTAAAGGTATACGACGGCTGTTCTATTGAAACCAACTTAAAGCCAATTAACTTAAAAACATTTTCTTTGTTTGACCACCTCATATCAACATGAACGGTAAGTTTTTCGTGACTATAGTTTTTTTCAAGATATGATATTAGTTTTGAAACCAAACCTTGGAACCTATATTTGAGGCTAGTTGCTAACCTAATAACCTCTAGATTCTTACCATTTCTATTGAAAGATAGAACACCGACCAATTCTCCTTTGAAAAATGCCCCAAGAGTAATATTTGCCCTGCCATATCCTTCCAAACAGTTCTCTTCCAAAAACTTAATCGAGTCACCTCCATCAATCTCATGGATTGAACATTTTCTAGCCGGTATCTTTTTTCCTTTATCCATCTGAAGAATGTGAAGCAGTTTTTTCTTGACAATTTCCTTCTTCAACAACCACTCATCTTCGAAGATATGAATTAGCCTTATTCCATTCTTTTCACAACCAATCGTCTTATTCAAATGGTAATTTGAGTCTTTGGTGAACTCGTCAGAATGCCATTTAAGACCATCGTACTCGATTCCAATGTTGTATTTTGGCAGAAAAATATCAACCTCTTTCCTACTTCCCTTTATGAGGTTTCTTTTTCTTTCGACCACTTCAAGACCGTTTTCCTTAAGAAATTCAACAACCTCTTGTTCTTGACTTGAGACGGAAACACCACATTTCGGACATCCATGTCCACGCAGATGACTATCTATCTCTTGCTTGAACTCTCCATGTACCGGGCATATGATTGAAACTTTCTCCTTTTGATTCTTAATTGGTTGTTCAATGTACTTGTATTTGTCACCGTGAATCTTATTCGCTCTTTCAACAAAGTCTTCAAATTTGATGATTTTTCCCTTGTTCCTATTTTCATTTGCGCATTTTGGGCATCCTCTTCCGCTTAAGTGATTCTGTGGTGTTTGCCAAAATTCTCCGTGCCTTGAACATACAATGCAGACTTTTGTTTCACTATTCACATATTCGACTTTGGAATAATCATACTTGTCACCGTGTACGTTTTTAGCCTTATCAACAAATTCATCACTCGTATTTTTGTGCTTTCCGCCACATACCGCGCATCCGTTTCCCCTGCTCGTATGGCAGAACGGTATTTGCCAAAACTCTCCATGCTTTGGGCATACAATGCAGACCTTGGTACGGTTGTTGACATAGTTTACCTTTGAGTAATCATACTTGTTTCCGTGTACAACCTTAGCCTTTTGAATGAATAAGTCTCGTTTTGCCATTCAGTCTACGTTAACAGATAAGTCTTCCTCGTTTCTTCCTTTCCCCAATACTTGACCAAATATTCAATCTCCTTGGAACCATTGTCAGATACCGTCTCATTCAGTATCTCGGTTGAGAATTCCAATTCACCATAACGTTTCTTGTTTATCCAAGCAAGCACACAAACGTAACTATCACAAGCATCGAAATTTTCTTTTTTTAGTTCTCCCTTCTTGTCATACAGCCATTCAATATCCGGAAATTTTTCAGATACCTTTCCTTGAATTACTATTTTCTTATCAATCATCCAAGGATAACCCCCGAACAATACCAAGGAGCATTTCTTGATTTCACTGATAATCTTGGAATATATGTACTGTTTTCCGTTCTTGTCGTACTTTCTTATTGACATAAGTTCCGGGAATGCATACTTTCTTGCGTCGTATGACGATATGTATTCCGGTGCAATGCCCAATATGTTATAGACACAGTCCGACACCATTCCGTTGAACCTCAACAAGGTTGAAACAGTATATACATTCGTGCTTCTCATCAGAGGCTCCTCTATTATCACCTCCGATATGCCGATATTCTGATATTTCCTTATAAACTCCTCAAAAATTCTTTTCTTGAGATAAAGTTTTTCATTTTCATTTGTCTTTGAAGGTATTTTAGGATTAATGTGCGTGAGTTCTATTATTTTTCCGTACTCTGACCCATCGTCCTCCAAAAGGCATACACCAATACATTGTGTACTTACATCTAGTCCTAATATAATATTATTACTATTAACTTTATTATCTTTCATAACAATACTTAAGAATACATTATAAATATAATATTATTATATTATAATTATTATTTTAATAAAAAATAACATTTAATATAATATATTAAATAAAAATAGATAATATAGTTAACATTTTTTATTAAAATACTTGTTTTTTTAACATTTTTTATATATATTTGCATTAAATAAACAATATATGTGCAAATTAAGTTTTAATAAAACTCTTGAAAAAACTATTAATGAATACTGCAAAGTTAACGGTATTGAAGATATAAATGCATTCGCAAACCGCTGCGCTTTGCATGGACTGAATATTGTCAAGTTCGGAACTTCTCCGGCTGATAATATAGAAAGGGAAAATAACGGAATTAAAGATTTACCAAAGAATGGAAAGAGAAAAAAGAAAGAAGACATTGTTCCAACAAATGAAGGAGAACAGAATGAAGTCGCAGAACAAGGAAATGACAACAACACCAAAGAAGAAGGAAGTTTACAAGAGAAAAAAGGAGAATCAGTTAAGGTAAGAAAGATAAAGGTCATAAAGAAGGAATGAAAAGAATAGGTTTTGATGAATTCAAGAAAAGAGCCATAGAAATACACGGAGAAAAATACCATTATAACGAATCCTCGTATAATGGAATGGCAAATAAAATTGAAATAACTTGTCCAATACATGGAACATTTCTTCAAAAAGCCAGATTACACATAAATGGTTGTGGATGTCCAAAATGTGCAATAGAACAATCTTCTGAAAAACAAAAATTCAAACAAGATTATATTATCAAGCGATTTATGGAAATCCATAACAGTTTTTATTCATACGAGAAATTTAAATATAATGGTATGAATAAAAAGAGCGTAGTAACATGTCCAATACACGGGGATTTTGAAATAATGCCATCTAAACATATAAATGGCAGAGGTTGTTCAAAATGTAGTGGTAAAAGTAGGTTAACAACTGAGGAATTCATTAATAATGCTAAATCTGTTCATGGAGATAAATATGATTATTCGAAAGTAGATTACATAAATGCTATCACAAAGGTTTGTATAATATGTCCAATTCATGGTGAATTTTGGCAAATACCTCATAATCACGTAAATGGTGAACAAGGGTGCCCAATATGTAATTTTAGTCATTTGGAATCTAAAGTTAAAAAATTCTTAGATGGACATAATATTAAATACGAGTTTCAAAAGAAATTTCCATGGTTAGGTAGAAAAAGTTTGGATTTTTACTTGCCTGATTATAATTTAGCGATTGAATGTCAAGGTAAACAACATTTTGGCCTTGGCGGTTGGAACAACAAAGATGCACTTAAATCTATATTAGAAAGAGATAAAATTAAAAAAAGGTTATGTATTGAAAATAATTTAAATATAATATACTTTTCAGATAAAAAATATAGGAATGATGTTTTAACTGATGTAAACGATATTTTAAATGTTTTGAAAAAATGATAAATGTAAATAAAAAATCTAAGATTAACATACATTGGAACGTGTCCCCGTATGACTTCTCAAAGGAGAAGCAAGAATCAGTCGTTGCCAAGGCAAGTAATAAGTTCGGACTTCCAAAGGATAGGATTAAGGTAATCCCAAACTTTATTATGAATGTTACGTCCGATGAGTTATCGACACCAAGCAACATAATTCAGAATATCCAAGACCCTTCATTCCAATTAAAGTTATTCAAGGATTATCTTGAAATTAACGGTATTAATAACTATGATTTTGAATTAATTAAATCTATAGACTCAGAGATAAATGCAAACATTGACTACCAAGTTTATGACAAATATAGAAAATATTCAATTAAATGGATTAGATGGGATAATTTTCTGTCTTATGGAGCCAACAACTATATTGATTTTACAAATATCAAGAATCTTGTTCTGTTGAGCGGTGAACCAGCAAATCAGAGTGGTAAGACAGCGCTCTCAATCGACTTGCTGCATTTTCTTCTCTATGGTACAACCAACCGCTTCAAGACACAAGACAAGATATTCAACAAGCATTTGAGGGAGTCAACGAATGTTGTTGTTGAGGGGTGCATTAGCATAGACGGTTCTGACTATATCATCAAGAGGACATTGTCACGCCCTTCCCTTCAGAAGAGGACTTCAAAGAGCAAGACAACGCAGAAGGTTGAATATTATAGGCTAGTCGGTGACTCAAAGGAAGAACTCGTGGAATATATCGATAATCAGCAAGAGGAAAGCACCATACAGACCAACAAGGCCATAAAGGAGGCCATAGGGAGGGAAAGTGACTTTGACTTGATAATGTCCGTCACTGAGTCTACACTAGACGAACTGATTGAAAAGAAGGAGGCTGAAAGAGGAAGACTGTTATCTAGATGGATTGGCTTGTTGCCGCTTGAGGAAAAGGATGTCTTGGCAAGGGAAAAGTTTAACTCTGAAATAAAGCCAAGGTTGTTGTCAAATCAGTTTAACGTTGAAACTCTCACACAAGAGATTGGGGCATATGAGATTAATATCAAGACATTGAGCGACGAAAATCAAAGGTATGCTGCCGAAAGCAAGAAGGTTGAGAAGGAGGTTGAGAATCTTGAAAAGACAAAATCGACGTTGCTTTCAACAAAGAGACAAATAGATGAGACACTTCTTAAGATTGACATAACCACGCTGAATGTCACCATAGAGGGCAATATAAGGGACGGGAAGAAGAAATCTGAGGAACTAAAGGTAATCTCAGACGAGTTGAATGAAATCGGTGATGTGATGTTTTCAATTGAGGAATATGACTCATTGGTGAATGAGAAAATGAAGGTGAGCAGTGAAATTGCCGTGATAGGCGAGAAATACAAGAATATCGACCATAACATAAAACACTTGAAATCAAGTGAAATATGTCCAACTTGCCACAGAAAACTAGACAACGTGGACAACTCGAAGAGGATTGCCGAACTTGAAGCAGAACTCAAGGGAGTTGTTGAGGATGGAAAGATAAAGAGGGCCATTGAGAGCGAACTCTCATCCAAGATTGAAAAACTTAAGGTGAATAGGGAACTCTATGAGAAGAAATCCAAGTTGAATGTCAAGAAGTCTGCTCTTGAGGTGAATATTGAAAAACTTAGAGGGGAATACAAGGAGAATTCCTCCCTTAAGAAAGAATATGAGAAGAACAGCGAGGCAATAGACAATAACAACAAGATAGACATTCAGATTAGGAATACGGACTTCTTCATAAAGGAGAAGAGAAACACCCTAGAGACAAATACGGCGTACATTGCGAAGAATGAGGCCGATATAAAGAACCACAAGGAACAAATCGAGGCTAGGAATGAAATAATAAACAAAATAAAAGAAGAGGAAATCCTATTAAGGAATTGGAAGATATACTTGGAATTGGTTGGAAAGAACGGAATATCCAAGATGGTTCTCAGAAAGACACTTCCGGTCATCAATGCTAGGCTGTCACAGTTATTGGGTGATGTTTGTGACTTCGATGTTGAAGTCGGCATAAATGAAAAGAACGAGGTTACATTCTACCTTATTAAAGACGGTGTATATTCTGACTTGTACAGCGGAAGCGGTTTTGAGAAGACCGCATCAGCATTGGCCCTTAGGGCCGTACTAGCCGACATGTCAACGATACCTAGATGCAACGGTGTAATATGGGACGAGATATTCGGAAGGGTCGCAAAGGAGAACTATGACAACATAAAGCATCTATGCAATAAGATTGCGGAATCATATGATTGGATTTTCATTATATCACACATTGACGAAATAAAAGATTGGTGTGATTCCCATATTATCGTGAAGAAAGAAAATAATATCTCGAAAATTGTTTTCGGATAAAGTGTTTAACCCTTAAATTAAATATGAACCAATATGCGAATGACTTTACTAGAACTGTTGAAATATACTACGATGACCTAAAAAGGTTTAAGCCGCTGACAAAGTCCATGGAAAGGACTTTGATAAGGAAATGCAAGAAAGGCGATGTTGCGGCAAAGAATAAACTATTGGAGGCGAACCTAAAGTTCGTTTTCGACATTGCAAAACACTATACCGGTCGAGGGCTTTCAATCTCAGAACTAATCTCAGACGGAAACATGGGCCTCATAAAGGCCATAGACAAGTTTGATGAGAAACGTGACATCAAGTTCATATCCTATGCCGTTTGGTGGATAAGGCAATCCATTATGGAATCAATTAAGAAGAAAAACATAATGAATTTTGTTGAATTGGCCCCGGATGAGACAATTGACACTAACTTTGATGATGTGGATGACATTGAGTTTGAGGAAAATCAAAGTGATTTTTCAAATGACGGCGAATTGGAACGAGAAGAAAGGGCAAGTGAACAGATTGACATTGTCTCTTCGATAATATCAAAGTTGAATGATAGGGAAAGGGACATAATAGAGACATACTATGGATTAAACAACAAGGAAGAATTGACCTTGAGTGAGATAGGCGAAAAATACAATCTGAGCATTGAAAGGGTTCGCCAAATAAGAAACAAGAGTCTTAAGAAACTGAGAAGCGAACTTTTGTTGTTGTCTGATTTTGAGTATTGCAAGTAAAAAAATTATAAAAAACTATTTATATATAAAAATTGAAAGAAATATGGCAAAGAAAGAGAATACTAAGAAAGTAACTAGTAAGAAGGGCACGAAGAAGGCCGTAAAGCCGTCAACCGTAAATAATGTGGTTGAGGTAAAGGAAGATAATCTTTCCAACGATGTTTTGGAGGAGAAGAAAGAGATTGTTGCTGAAGAAGTTGATGCCGTTGTTGCCGAGGGTCATGAAGAAGTGAACGAAACGGTTGAAGAGGGTCACTTGGAGAATCTGAGTGCCGCAATCGATGAGAACGTAAAGGTAAATCAAGAGCAACAAAATATTAAGAGTGAACCCAAAAAGGTAAGCCTTAAGAAGAAAATAAGTAATTGGTTCGGTTATTTTTGGAACGGCCAAGAAATTGATTATTAAAAAAATATTTCATAGATTATGAGTGAAAATAGTATAACAAAGAAGATGCTCAACACCTTGAGGGAGGGCAGATACGCAAAGGAAATATCCGCCTCAAAGAATTTCCCGAAGGGTAAGGTTGAAGAGAATGATAACTTCTTGAGAAGGAGCATAGCATTGATGGAAGAGGCCGTAGATAAAAAAAAAGTCTTGACGGAAGACAGTGACGGTGACAGTGATAGTTTTGTCATTTCAAAGGATACGCCACAATTCGGGGATATTGTCTCTTCACAAAGGGAAATGATTAAGAAGACAGTCAATGACAACGTGGAGTTCAAGGAAAACGCGCTAAAGTATTATCCACATGAAAACGACATGACATTGGATGCCTCCATCCCTTCGCTTAACCTTAGTTTCCGGTTTAGGTATAACGACACGTCCACGGGGTGCTATATATGGTGCAACCAAACGGTATTGGACGATGAAAATACTAGAACAATAGGAAAAATAAGGGATGCATATGTTAATTGGAGAAATTCCATTACCGCTGAGGATGACCTAATGGCTAAACTTAAACAAGCCGCAACAAAGAATGGTTAAGCATTGGACAACAAGCCTATTTATTGAGGAAGCCAAAGCCATACACGGTGACAAGTACGACTATTCAAAAGCAAAATATGAGAAGAAAAAAACCAAAGTCTGTATAGTATGCCCCAAACATGGCGAATTTTGGCAAACGCCGGATGCCCAATTAATAAAAAAAATTAAGTTAAAATGAATTTTATGGAAAGAGTTGAAGAAATTGTTACGATTAAGGAACTTAGAAAAGAAATTGATGAGAAAATTCAAAAGGTAAGGTCATTGGAACCATGCAAGGAGGTTGATTTGGCAACCATTAAACTTCAAGAGGCCGTAATGTGGTTAGGTATGGATTTGAAGAGGTTGAATGAACCTAATCCGTATCCTAATTCAAAGGACCCTAATACCGGTGACAAAATCGACCCGACGGCAGATGGTTTAAAATTTTAAAGAAAAAAATTAAAAAGGCATCGTTTTTTGGTGCCTTTTTATATTTTTTCGATATTTATTATAAAAATTGTTATTTAGTATGATTTCCAATAATAGAATTGACCAAATAATCACGGAGGAAATAAACAAGACAGACGTTGAGTCCATTGTTTCTAGAAGATTATCCTCATCATATGATTCAAAGGACTTCCAAAAGGCAGTCAAGGATGTTGTTGCCGACGTGATTGAAGAACTGTTTAGGACGCTATGGAACAGAAGCAGCATGTGGAAGGGGGGTATAAAAAGATGAAAATAGTCCATTTAAATGAGGCTAGGTTTGAATCATTGTTTAATATAATTGAAGAAAATGCCGACAATTATATTCCATTTCAGACATTCTATGAGGATGCGATAGAATATATCAAGGGACTGCTTAATAAACCGTTTGATACCAAGATTAGCGCAGCCATGTCATCAATGGGCGTAAGTGACGGTGAATTTAGGAATAAACTCTTGGATAATGGAATAATGACAAAGAAGAGTGATATACGCGAGCCATATGACGAGGAAAGCGGCAAGCCTACATCTAGATACTATGAGTCATATAAACTCAAAACAGACAACCTAAAGTCTAAACTTAGGGAAATATATAACGAGTTAACTAATCAAGAAACTGAAGAATAATATAAATAAAATACATAAGACAATGAATAAGCAGCAGATAAGATTAACTGAGGAAGATTTGCATTTCCTCATTGAGAGTGCCGTTGAGAATTATCTAACGGAAAACGGAGAGACAGAGTTATTTGATGGATTTCGTGCCGGTATGAGAGGTATCGGCCAAAAACTTGGCCGTGACACTAGCGCCGTTTCAAGTAGGGCCATGGCTAACGTGAACGGTAAAATGAATAGGTTCGGCAATTATTTAAACAATAAGGTAACCGGTGCTAGAAATTATATGAACGATAAGGTAAGCGGTGCCAAGACATATATGAACAATAAGGGTCAGCAGATGAGGCAATACGGCCAAGACGTAAGGGACACCTATCAAAGGACGGCAATGGCCCAACAAGTTAAGGGTTATGTTGACCAATGTGTTAATGCACTGTCTAAATTATATAACGCCAATATGAACATGAAGAAATACAGCATCAATGGCGTGTTACCAAAGGGTGTTGATGCAAAGATTGACGAACTTATAAATGTATTACAGTCTAGGAACGCTGTTACGGGTGTGTACGGCAAGGCTAGTGCAATACAGAATGCTAGAGGCTAATGGTTTTTCTAACCGAAAAGCATTTCAAGAAAAGTGTCGAATTTGGGTGCGTTGTCTAATTTCTTAAAGGATGACGCATCCACTTTTTTTGTTATATTCAAGCCATACTTTTCATTCATTTCATTCGCAATTCTCATGAATTCATTTCCGTGTTCCTTATTGTCCTTGATATTATTGAAGGCAATATAATAGTGAATCATTTCATGAACCATTAGGTTTATGAAGTCCTTTTCTTCAAAATCATAACAATCCGTGAATATTATTTCATTCACCAAGAATTTCTTTGGATTCTTCTTATCCTTTAGGTATTTATAAGTTGCTAGTGTGTGCAACTTGTTCATAAGTCCGAACTTTGGTGTCGGAAGTGAGTGGTTGAAATATTTGATGTTGCAATCACTGAACACTATCGGCATTGTATTGAAATCTGCTATCATTTTTACGCATTTCTTCGTAATAATTAAACCATTTATCGTTTAGATTAAACCAAAAAGAACATTCTTTCGTACTCCAAATAAATGTAGGTATAAAAATCATATTTCCATTATTCCGGTCGAAATAATCGTAAATAAATTCTCCTAGTGAGATACGACGGCTACTAACCCAAGACCAACTTTTCTTATAGTATAAGTCTTTATATTTATGGTATGCATTATTTTCTTTGAGAAAGTCAATGAATAGTTTCATAGAGTTTTCAATGTATTCATTTTTTGTCATCGCAAATTGAAATTTCATATTTTTTGGCAAAAGTATATAAAAATTTTGATATGCCAAAAACAAAAATGCACTATTTCAATATTTATAGGAAAATTTAACTTTTATTATGAAAAGAATTATAAGACTTACGGAGAGTGATTTGCACAATATTATTAATAATGCTGTCATGCAAATATTAAAGGAAGAGGGTCCTCTTGGTGGTGCTCTTGGTGGTGCAAATTTAATGGTTGGCACTTCTGATGCGAGCGGTGATATTAAATGCCCTTTTGGTCCCGTAATAACCAAAGGAAACAATTTGGGTAAGAAAACAAGAAAAAAGGTTAAAGGTGTGGATATGGGTCCGGCACTTGAGAGAGGTGGTTCTATTTCTGTCAACCATGTCGGAAGCGATAAGTAGATAAAGGTGTTCAAATTTTGACATATGATAGACTATGAAGCAAATGCGGAAACCATCAAGAGAGTTGAAGAAATAAATGATAAACTTGAGCAAGAGAATGATGGTAAAAAAAGGACAAAGTTAATGTTTGAGCAATTATTAAGGGGTCTATACCTTAATAATTGGCAATAACATAGAAGTTGACCCACAATAATTTATTAGAAAAAGTATGTATAGAATATGAATAAAAAACTTATAAGATTAACAGAAAGTGACCTTCATAGTATCGTTAGAAAAGCGGTAAACAAAATCATTAGAGAATCACGAGGATATGTTCCTCATGATGGAAACGGAATGGTTGGAGGTTCTTGGGGTAGTAGAACATTATCTGCCACATATTATTTATACAAATATATAGATGATGCTTTATATTATGCCGGTGCATTTGAAAATGAAGAAGAAGGCAACAAAATTGATGAATTTATTAAACGTTGTGATTCAAAAGGCATTTTCAATGTAAAAGTAGATGTTGTAGAATCGTATGACAATTCAGTTGGAATTGATTATGATGCAGAAATAGAAAATATTGATTATGATGCAATTGATAGGGCTGAAGAGGTACTAAAAAATTTACCAACAAAAAATCTAAAATTCAAGAATGCGGCTTTGAATGGCCTTAAAACAGGAGTTGATAGACTTGAATCAGATGAATCAGTTATCGAAGATTTAGATATTGATTATGACGAATACTAGTATTAGTAAAACATTTTGGGTCAACTTCTATGTTATTGCCTAATAATTTCCCTTTAACTTAACTATTTTTGTTGTTTTTCACAAAAAATTGAAAGTATTCTACTATTTATTATTAAAAATAACATAATAATTTTTCAACACTGTGAAAGGTGGGAAGTTCGTGTTCCCATAACAGTATTGGACTTAAAAGAAAAGATTATTAAACAATGGAAGTAATTAAGATTAATGTCGGTGAACTCAGAAAGGTTATTTCTGAGGCTTCTGAATTTAAACCGGTGATGTTTGGTCACGAGGAAAGTAAGAAGATTAACGATAAGTCATATGCTGATACAACAAAGGAGACTAGCAAGTATGACGGAGGTCTTTCCAAGCCATCAAAGAAACTTGGTGGCGGTATTTCTGCAACCGATAACAGAGGTATGCACGATTTGGAATTTGACAATATAAACAAGCCATATAAGGACAAAGTAAAATCCCAAATGAAGGGATATGTGTCCAAGGATGCGGAAGACAAGCACAAGAATGATGAGTTCGGAAATGCAACCTTTGACAATGAAGGAAATATCTACAAGGCCGCAAAGGAGCATGCAAAGGCAGTAAAGCAAGGTAAAGACACTGCCGCAGAAATGGGGTTAACCGGCCGTGAACTTAATAAAAATGACATTGAAAAAAATACAGAGACAATGGAAGAATCCAAGAAGATAAAAATGTTGTCCTTCAAGAATACCAAATTTATTTCTGAGGGTCACATGATTTCGATGATACCGGATGAATACAAGACAGAAGGTCGCAAGTTCATAATGAAAGACAGCGCTAGCAACGAGTACCTTGTGGAATGGACCGACAAGGAACCAAATGTTAAGAAGAAAATCAATATGAACTTGGTGAATGAGGAGAAGAATAGGATAAAGGAACTTTGGGGATACAAGAGTCCGGAGGCAAACACATCAACTTCTAAATTCAGACTTAAGGAGGACAAGGATTTTGTCAATATGATTAATAAGGCAAGAAAACTTATGGACTAATTTTGCGGGGGTAAGAGAAAAAGAAATGGAAAAGAATGACATAAACATTAATATCAATTCTACTGAAAAAAAAGAACCCATTTATACCCACACACTAAAGTTGTTCACAAAAACTATTGCTGAAGCAAAATGGTCAAAGATTTTAAAAGTTTATTTCGTTGCGTTTTTCTCTATTGCTACATTATTGGGTGCATATTATGCGTATAGGGTCGTAAGTGATGCAGAATTGTTGAGGATTGCTACTAATAGAATGTCTAGTAGCACGGAAGGAGAGGATATTAGGGACTTTGTAGTCACACCAAAGATTCAGCATGAGTTGGAGATTTTGGTTTATACTTTGAACGCTGAGAGAGCGTTTATATTTGAATTACATAATGGAAAGAAAAACACTAGCGGTCTTCCGTTCCGGTTTGCCGACATGACATATGAGGTCGTTAACGATGAAAAGAAGGTAGACAAGGTTGCAATGCAATTCCAAGACATACCTCTTACATTGTATAAATATCCTCATTATCTTCAGAAACAGAAGACAATGATTGGTACCGTAGAGGAAATTGAAAACGTGGACGAAGACTATGCCGGTCATATAAAGGACATTGGCGGGAAATATCTAGGAATGACCTATATGAGCAGTGACGGGACCCCGATAGGGTTCTTGTGTGTGTCATATCATGACTTAAATGGTGTTCCGTCAAAGGACCTAATCAATCAGAAGTTAAGCGAATATAGCAAGATGCTTACATCGTTGTTAGATTTGCGGACACATGCAGAAAAAAAACTCCTTAAACAAAATGATTAAAGAAAAATGTTTCCATTATGTGTTGGTATTGTTCCTAATCACCACCGCGTTGTTGGCATTCACCCACTATCAAGTCAATAAGTCAAGGAAGTTAATTGATGAAATTGAATTCGTGGACAGTCTGAATCACTACAACAAAATCTACTATGAGAATTCATTCAAGAAACTCAAGAAGGAAAATGAACAACTGTATGACTCCTTGAAAGTGTATAAGGATAAGATTTCATATCTTATTGAATTTACACACAAGAAGACATATAAGGTCGATACGGTGTTCATAAACAAGGAGTACCGTGATACTATATTCACTGACAAGCCACTAGTGTCCAATACATTTGAATACAAGGGCGAACCCAATGATACTTTTCAATATAAACTTCTGATTAATTCACACACGGAGCCTAATTGGTATTCATTGGAGACATCGGTCAAGAATAAATTCACCATAGTGAACAAGGAAGACGGAAACGGTATGAACCAAATCACCATAGGTTCCGGAAACGGAGGTGACATAAGCGACGTGACCGTATTCAAGAAGAAACGCTCGAATTGGAACAGAATTTCAGTCGGTCCTGCCGTAACAGCGGGGTATGACCCACTAAACAACAAGTTCGGTGTCATGGTCGGCGTAGCGGCCTCATACAATTTATTGAAAAATTAAGTGAAAAAAAGTTTGACAACTATTTAATTTTGTCAAACTTTTATTATTTTTTATAAAAACAAATGGTTATGATTTCAACAATATTATTGCAAATAAAAGTTTTTTTATTTATAATGGCAATGTTTGCCGTTGCAGCGGGCATTCTGCATGCCGTTATCGTATTTGCCCTTAAGGAAGGCAAATTATTCGCGTCAGAAAGAGGAACTATTATATTCTTGGCTTCTCTTGCATACATAATAACAATGTTAGTCTGTGGGTTTTAATGGGTATGGTATCTTTGGAAAGTAGAATGAATGACATGAAACCTTACTTCAGAGGCATTGAAATGTATAATGATGCCATTATGGTAAAGGTTTCCTTCCCAAATAATTGGAAAGTATATCCTAGTGATGATGAGAGGATTAAGACAACAAAGTCGGATGACGGTTTGCTGACATATTATTATGCGGACTCCAACAACACGTCATATGATGAAATGTTTGACTTAATAGAAGGAACAATCAAGTCAAACCAAGACATTATATTGAAACTTAAGTTGCTAAAGGATAAGGTTGAGGAACTTAAGGAGTTGTTCTCAAACAGCACCTATGAGGAACTTCTTGGGCTAGAGTTTGTGTTGAATAAGCAGCAGAAGCCAAAAAAGACCAAGAAAGCCACCAATAGAAAGAAGAATAAGAATTCTGAGGATGAGAAGGCTGCGGAAGAAGCGGTTAATAATAACTCTGAGGAAAAGGTAGATTAAAAATGGCGTTACAGATTTTCATATATATATGTTTTGCCTATGGACTAAGCAACTTGCTTGTCTATGGCATGGGTCCGTATGACTTTTTGGATTGGATTAGGAAGATGGCGAAGAAGTTATTCGGAAGGTGGGGTGAAATGTTAGACTGTATGATGTGCACGTCTGCCAATATAGGAATGGTTGCATCTTTATTGAATTATTTCTTTGTTAACATACCGCTGACACCAATGATGATTCTATACAGTAATACGCTTCCATGGTATGTTATAGCATTCTGTGACTTGTGTATTACAAGTGGTATCGTTTGGTTAATAAATACCTTGCAAGAGGCGTTGGAGAGACTAGGAAACAATGGATAAGGCACTTAATAGAGAAATACAGACTCTTCATAGTGAAAAACGGATGGACGAGTTGGCACTGAAGGGTCAGCAATTCCAAATATCGCAGATGCTGAACGGTTCGATGGGAAAGGACATGCTAGAAGTGCTTAACGGTGAAAAGACCGTTGAACTGAGCACCGGCGGAAAAATAAGGAACTTTTTAAGGAGGATGTTATGGAATTTAGGTTTGGTACGATAAGTATTGTTGAATTGGGCAATAGTATTTCAAATAAGTTAAAGGAAGACGGAATAACAAACAAATCTGAACTGATAGTCTACTTGTCCGACAATGAATTCAGAAAGGTTGACGAGGACTTGTATTACAGAAACAGAAAGGATGATTCAGACGAATTTGTTCCGTCCGACAATGAAATCATAGTCAATTTTGAAATGGTCAAGATTATTGTCAAAAAAGAAGAGCGAGAATGACTCTCGCTCTTTTTATATTATGTAGTCTTTGTCCAATTGTATTTACCTAGGTAATAGTTTCCTAGTCCCATCCAAACATCATATCCACTGTTACCGCTTGGTACTGTCAGTGTACCGCCGGTCTTAACATTTTGGAACGTGGTGCTTGTTATTGTGGGTGCAACGACTGCCCTTGAGTTAATGCTAGCCAATTTTGAGCAATAATTGAATGCACCGGCACCGATGCTTGTAACACTTGAGCCAATTGTAACGGAGGTCAGATTACTATTATAGTAGAAAGCATTGGTTCCGATATATGTAACGCTGTCCGGGATTGTAACGCTGCTCAACTTAGAGCATGACGCAAATGCTAAATCATTTATACTTGTAACGGAGTTAGGGATTGTTATTGCACTTATTTGTTGGCTAGAATATGAATTTTCCCCTATTATTTGTATCGTGGACGGCAGTACAGTGTTCACAGAGCACCGCATTGTCTTATTCGTACTAGTCTCAACAATTGCGTTACAGTTATTCCTTGAGTCATATACAGTATTTGCAGCATCAACCGTTATACTTGTAAACCCACTACAATTTCTGAACGAATCCGTTTCTATTAAAGTTACTGTCCTAGGAATATTTATCGATGTCAATTTGCCGCACAATTCGAATGCCCTCTTTCCAATTGAAACCAAACTATTCGACATGTTTATAGTTTGAAGTTTTGAACAATTCGAGAAACTAGTTTCTTCAATATATTTAACCGTATCCGGTATTGTACACGAAGTTAAGTTTGTACATCCGCTGAAGGTTGATTTTTTAATTGTATCAATTTCCGCATAGACTTTAACATTTGTTAATCCGGAACAGTTGGCGAAAGCACTAGTACCAATTGACTGTACACTGTTTGGTATTGTAACTGAAGTTAAACCCGAACAGTTCCAAAAACAATTATTACCTATGGATAGCACACTTGACGGTATTACTACTGATGTTAGTTTACTGCAATATTCAAATGCTCTGTCACCAATACTCTTTACTGAGTTACCGATTGTCACACTAGTTATATTCCTTGTGGTAGAGAACATACTCCCGGAAATGCCGGACAGACTATTTCCAAGCACAACACTAGTAAGTCCGGTACAATTATAGAAGATGCCACTTTCAATTGTTGTAACACTATCCGGTATTATCATGCTCGTTAAAGAAGTGCAGTTAGTGAAAACAGAACTAGCCATTCTTGTGACGCTATTTGGGATAGTTACACTAGTTAAACTAGAACAACCCATAAAAGCACCGGTATTAATCACGGCAACTTTATTTCCAATGGTTAGAGACGTTAGGCTAGTACATCCGCTTAAAGCACCTTGACCAATATTAGTAACGTTGTTTGGTATTATTATCTTTGTTAAACTAGTACAATTGCTTAAAGCATTCATACCAATGTCGGTTACAGTATTCGGGATTGTTATTCCGGCCAAATTAGAACATTGGCAATATGTATTCGATAGTATAGCCGTAACACCACTTGGTATGTTTGTGCTTGAAAGCGACGTACATCCACTGAATGCATTATATCCAATATATTTAACCGTACTAGGTATTGTTGCGCTTGTAAGACTAGTACATCCGGCAAATACCCCACCACCCAACGATACCGTACCTTCTTTAAACGATATTGATGAGATTGACTTATCAACACACTCGAACGCTATATTATTTATATATATGACGTTATTGAACCTATGTGTCGTATCAGCAGAATAAGTTGTCCACCAAGGTACATTGTAAAACGAACCCGGGTTGATGACAGTAACAGTGTCCGGAATCGTTACGTTGGTTAAACTTGTACAATTTACAAATGCACTTTCGCCTATGGCCTCCAAACCAACCGGAAGCGTCACGCTAGACAAACTAGTGCATCCGCTGAAACAGCATGGGTCAAGCGTGTTTATTTTACCCTTGAATTCAATTTCCCTTAATTTCGTACAACCACCGAAAACAGAATACGGTATTTTTTCTAGATTACAGTATAGGACAAGTTTTTCTAAGTTTGTATAAGTCTCAAACTGCATACTTAAAAAACTAGTACACAATGTACCAACCTCCATTTTCACGATTGTACTCTTGTATTGTAGTATCTCCGAACGTATTTTGGTTGTCATATTGCCCATTCCCTCAATTTCAACGATTGAATCGTCTGAAAGAGTCAGTCTAACGAAGAATGCCGGTGTGTAATGGAAATCCGTCAGTTCATCACACACATAAAGACCAACTTCGTTGTACTCGTCACTGTTCAAGAAGTTTTCATATTCTGTCTTGGTTGCAAATCTTTTAATGTATTTCATAGTTTTTTTTAATTTTTTTTACGGTCTAGTGTTGTCTCTTTTTATTTTTGAGAGCGTCCAATTTGTTAATTTCTGTATTTTCTCCACAGTCTGATTTCTCGTGTTAATGTTCTCAAAGGCATCACCCAAGAAAGCGACATATTTCATTTTCTTCTCCACGCACCTTTTCTCACATAGGTTATAGAACCTCCTAGCGTCATCTTTATTCTTGCATATTACCATATTCAGTTCTCCGTTGCAATCTATCAGAATCTTGTTCTTATATAACTGTACGGTCTTGAACATATATTTGTTCTTATGGTCTTTTGCAATCATATTGTCAAATACCCAATCAAAGGTTTTCCTTTGGAGTTTCGGGTGATACCCGTAAACCCAAAATGTTTCCTCGACGTTGAAACTTGCCCTATCCACTATAATCCAATCATCGTCTGATGATTCATAGTTTACAAACCTTCCGTATTCATCCCTAATCTTGTTTATGGAACTGTCACCGTCTTGTTTGCATTTTATTATCACAATCTCATATTCTGCCTTTATCATATGATGATAGTGATTATTATACTCCATAGGGAACGATACCTTATTGCTTTCCTTTATTAACTCTCTGAACTTCTTATATATGCCTTTTTCAGTCCTTTCACTGCACAGCGTCTTTAATTGTTTCCCATGATTAATGAGAACAATCACGTATATCTTGACCTTATTTTTCATAACATTTGGAAATTTTGCAAAACATTCATCCAATAAATATCTCCAAAATCTTGTTTTTTTAACATTTTTTATATATCTTTGCACAAATAAGATTCTTAAAAAACAAATTAAACTATGAAATATTTTGATACAAGTGCCGACATTGCTGAAATGGCACAAGAGAAATTCGGTGATACCTCTTTGCAGCATATGGGTATCAACCTAAACCTAATCTCAATAAAGAAGAGCAAGAATATTCTTAAGATTAGCAAAACGAATGAAATCCTAAAACACCTTACGGATAAGGATTTGGTATTGACGGTCTACGAGGAAGCATTTGACCGTTTGCCGGATGAAATGAAATGGATTCTGTTGGAGGGATGCTTGTCAAACGTATCATATGACACGGAGAAGGATAAACTCAACGTGGAATCCGACATTGCAAAGGAAATCTTCAGAATGAGGAAGAAGTATGCCAACTATGTCGATATGTTGGAAACCGCATATCTTACGGTTCTCACCATTGAAGAGGAAGAAAAGCAAAGGAAGGAAGAGGAAAAACAGAGAAAGGCTGAGGAAAAGGCCGCAAAGAGAAGAAATAACGGATAATAATACATAATAGGACTATGAGTAATGTAAACAACAAATGGATAAATCTATGCTTTATCATAGATGCTAGCGGCAGTATGTATTCCTCAAGGGAAGATGTTATTGGCGGCTTCAAAAAGGTTATTGATGAGCAGAAGGCCATCAAGGACGGAAAGGCTACAGTATCACTGTACACATTCAATGATACCGTTACGGAGAAATATATCGGAGTGGATGTCAATGATATAGAGAAGTTTGAGTATGATGCCTCCGGACTCACTGCAATGAATGACGGAATAGGTATCGCAATAACTAACATGGGGAAATGGCTCTATGAAAGAGACAAGAACAATGAGGAAATGCCCAGCAAGACACTTGTGGTTGTAATGACGGACGGAATGGAGAATTCATCCAAGGAATACACGCTTGAGCGAGTTAGGGAAATGATTAAGGAACAGAGTGAGAAGTATTCTTGGGAATTCATCTACATGGGAAGTGACATCACGACCTCGAATGCTGCCGATGAACTAGGCTTCAAATTCAAGACCTACGGTTCAAAGAAATCACTTTTTAAGAACTATAACATAATAAATACCGTCACATCCTCATACAGAGCATCTGCAAATGCCGGTACCCCAATCAACACACTGAATGAGTCTCTTGCAATGATGCTAGAGGAAGAGGCGGAAGCCAATACGAAGGAATATGAAAGTGAAATCGGTAGAAAAATCACCTCTGTCTAAAATAAAGATAGGTGAAGAAGCCAAAGGAATATTAGGTTGTATTCTCTTGTTTATAATATTGACGTTGATATATCTCTGTTATATTGGATTGAACGGTTGATTACAGATAAGAAAGAACTTTTAAATAAAATATTGAAGACCAACGAAGAATATATTAAGGACGCGATTGGAATACATGGGAATAAATATTCCTATGAGAAAACTGTTTATCTTGGGAGCAAAAAGAAAGTGTGTATAATTTGCCCCAAGCATGGGGAGTTTTGGCAAGAAGCAAATTCTCATTTAAAAGGGTGTGGGTGTCCCATGTGTTTTAGGGAAAAACGTAGTGAAGAAAATAAAACTACATTCGATAAATTTATTCGTAAATGCAGAATGATACATGGTGAACTTTATCATTATGATGAGAGTACTTTTACCGATATGCATACTAAAACCAAAATAACTTGCCCGATTCATGGTGAGTTTTGGCAGACACCCGCTTCACACCTTAATGGTAAAGGTTGTCCAAAATGTTCAAGGGGTAGCAAATACACAACTGAGGATTGGATAGAGAAATCCAAAACGGTTCACGGTGAAACATACGACTATTCAAAATCAAATTATATTAGTACGAGAGAAAAAATATGTATCATCTGTCCTAAACATGGGGAGTTTTGGCAACTACCAAATAAACATTTGGAAGGTCAAGGATGTCCAAATTGCTCAAAAGAAAAAAGAAGATATACTATTGAACAATTCATCGAAATGGCAAAAAAAGTCCACGGTGATAAATATGATTATTCGAATTCTGAATATGTGAATAGTAGAACTAAAATTAAAATAATATGTCAAAAACACGGTGAATTTTGGATGAAGCCAAATGACCATTTGAATGGTCAAGGGTGTCCAAAGTGTGGTGATGAAAAAATGGCCGATAAAAGTAGGTTAAATATTAATGAAATTTTAAATAGATTTTCAAAAATTTACAATGATAAATATTCCTATGAACTTTGGAATAATGATTATAAAAACATTGAAGATGTAATACCAATAATTTGTCCCAAACACGGGTTATTCCACAAGACCGTCCATCAACATTTGCAGGGCCAAGGGTGTCCGAAATGTAATTCTAGCATATTGGAGAATAATATGCGAAATTTCCTAAATGAGAATAGTATTACGTTCTCTGAACAGCAAAAATTTGATTGGTTGGGCAAAATGAGTTTTGATTTTTACCTATCAGATTATAAAATCGCAATTGAATGTCAAGGTGAACAGCATTTTAAACCCTTTGAGTATTTTGGTGGGGAGTTATCACTTGAAAAACAAATAAAAAGAGATAAGTTAAAAGAAAAACTTGCAACCGAGAATGACATAGAAATATTGTATTATTCAAATAAAAAATATAACGATAATATCATTACAGATAAGAAAGAAATTTTAAATAAAATATTGAAAAATTATGAGTAGCATTGGAACTTTTGAAGACTTTAGGAAGTTTGCGGTCAGCAACACTAAAGCGAATGGCGATGTCCTAGACGGCCAAGTTAAAAATTTCGTTTACCCAACCATTGTTGAGGAAAGGTCGAGCAATATTAGGGCAAACGAAATGAATGTATTTTCTAGGTTAGTTCAAGACCGGATTATATTCCTCAGTGGTGAGGTGTCAAGTGAGTCTATGGATACCATTACCGCTCAGTTGCTTTATTTGGACTCCATTGACAACCGTGAGATAAATATATACATTAACAGTGTCGGCGGTGATTGCTATAGTGGCTTGGAGTTGGTGTCTGTGATGAACTTTGTAAAGAGTGATGTGTCCACGACGGTTCTTGGACTTGCTGCGTCAATGGGTGCGGTCATATCATCTAGCGGTGCCAAAGGAAAGAGGTTCCTCTTGCCATATTCAAGGTTCATGATACATCAACCGTCTAGTTCAAGCGGTTATTTTGTAAAGTTCACCGATTCAAAGGTTGCCTTGAGGGAAATGGAGAGCGTTAGGGAGGACCTATATCACATCCTAGCCGACAACAGCGGAAAGCCTTTTGATGAAATCGTTGAACTCTGCGAGAACGGTGACAAGTGGTTTAAGGGTGAAGAGGCTGTCGAGAATGGTTTCGCGGATTCTGTAATAAGACGATAAAAAATATTTTTCATTTTTTTTATCTTTAGATGATATTTATAGGGGAAAAAAGATAAATAACATGAAAACTATAATAAGACTTACTGAATCAGAGTTGCATGGTCTAATCAGCAGGAGTGTCAAGAAAATCATTAAAGAAGAGAATGAGTATAACAACACAATCCTGCTGAATACCATTGCACAGTGCATTGCTTCCGGTGATAAAATCACCGCAAAGAAAGGCTTTAATGACACATATGTTATGGTTAACGGCGGTGAAGAGGCATATATCGGATTTACGTTGGAATCTGACCCGTATTTAATTGGCGGAATTAAGAGTAGTGACCGTGATGTTCCGGATGATGCGGATAAGGTTATCGACAATCCGACAGTGTATGTGGAAAGTATTAAAATATGGGACGATGAAAATGAAGAAGAAATCACCTTGAAAGATGACGGCACCGTTGCGGAAGCATTGGAAAACATGATTGAGGTTGATTATACCAACGATGACCTATTACCATATAGCAGATGGGAATACTACGACTAATTTTTTTAAAAATATATAGATAGAATATGGCTTGTGGATGTAGTAAGAACAAAACAGCCTCTTCTAACGCCATTAAGGTAACGGCACCAACTAGAGTGAGTAGGCCGTTAAGTGAGAGTGGCCGAGTAAGAAGGGCTGAAAAAAGAATTATACGATGATACACGTTTATAACTCGCACGACGAAGACTTTACTAGTAAGGAGAATAACTTCTATTGCGGAAGACACAAGAACCCGAAGACAAAACAAAATGACAATCCTTTGGCAAACCCGTTTACATACAACGGTGTTAAGTCCAACTTGGCGGCATTGTCATTCAAGACAAGGGACGAGGCGGTTGAAGCATATGAGAAGTATTTTGACAAAATGTACGGCAATGACGAAGACTTGACGGCTGCGTTTGACGAAATATATGAACACTATAAAAATGGTGAGGACATCTATCTCCAATGTTTCTGCAAACCGAACAAATGCCACTGCGACATCATTGCGGACAGATTGCAGCGCAAATTAATAAAAGAGAAAATGCTTGAGAGAAAATTAAGTAAAATAAAGGCAACCAAGTGATTTTGGTTGCCTTTTGTTATTATATGTCACAATTAAGTGCATTTTGATTAATTGCAGATATTGCCGCCCTGCTTGCGGCATCTAAAGCCCAACATCCACAGAAAGCATAATCACCGATGCTTGTAACACCACTGCCAAGTGTGCAAGTTGTCATGGCAGAACAACCATCGAAAGCACCACCACTAATACTTGTAACACTATCCGGAATTGTTATACTTGTTAAACCAGTACAACTCCAAAAAGTCACATAACCAATGCTTGTAACACCACTACTAATGGTACAACTTGTCATTGCGGGAAAATAATAAAAAGCCCAATCGCCAATACTTGTGCAAAGTGTACCAACTTCGGCATTGACACAAGTTGCGCTGTATGGATTTGTCATTGCACTTGTCAGTTCTCCACTGCCTTGCAGTTCAACAACTTCACCATTGTTAAGTGTTAATTTACAGAAGAAAGGTGGGGGGGGGGGGTAAAACGTCCGGATTATAGTGCATAGCACCATCGGCCACGACGTAACTTACGTTTGGCTTTGGGTAGTCCGTGGCAGTATAAGCAGTATAGGCTGCATTATCTGCAAATTCTTTAACGTACTTCATAATTATTATTTTTAAAGTTTTAAATATAGTTATTTTCTTTATAAATATTTTTGAAAAAACAAAAAAACAAATTTATCATGATATTTATAGGGAAATAACATATTGATGAGTAGATACTCATCATAAACTTTAAATATTAAATAATATGAGTAAAGACAGAAAAAAACTTTTGCACATTCATAGTAGCGTGAATGACAAACAGCCAACGCCGGAAACACTTGAGTTCGGTGAACTTGGCGTAAACATTGCTGAGGGCAATGCTTTTATTTCAACTAAGAATATTGGCGGTGAAGTCGTAAGATTTTCTGAGGACGGCACAATCATCGATTGGATGGAGTACAAGGAAGTATTCCCCTATGAGGCATACGTTAGGGGTTCCAATGCTGCCTCAAGCGGTGTGACCGAATCAGACTTAGTCAACAACAAGTCCAACATTATCGTTAAACTCAACCAAGTTGTCGCAAAGAACACCGAATATGACGAAAAGGTTAACGGTGCCAAGGATATCTATGGCAATTTAATCAATCCAATCGGTACTGACAATTATCGTGACGGTGCCGGTCTTGCAATTGATATGTCTAGGTATGCCATGATAGGTGCAAATCCATCATTCAGTTCTCTCACAACCACTTGCAATACGACACTGCAAGGTCAGACAACCATCAGCGGAAGCACTTCATCTTCTTGCGGCAACGGTTTGAATGTCAATGTTCAGAATGTGTGCATCGAGGCAACGTCTGAATTAAACGAATATGGTGTTGAGAAGACCAATGTCGGTAAGAGTTGTAACGGAAACTCCGTATCCAATAATACTAGCGTCAATGGTAAGAAGATACTGATTTCTGCCACCAACGGCGATAACACCGTTGATATTGATGGATGCAGCCGGATAAGCGGAAGGACAAACGACTTTGTCATCACGGAGTGTACCAACAATGCCGGTAAGGTAGAGATAGATACGACAAACGTAAATGTAAGCGCGTCTACATCTATCGTAAAGTCTTGTGATAAGATTTCACTGCATTCAACAAATATTACACTCTCTGACAGTGGCTGCTCCGATAACGGACAAGTTACCGTTGAGACGAACGACCTCTGCCTTGTCGGAGAAACAAAGGCTACTTTGTACGGTAACACAACCAACGTGGGTGTTGATTGCGACGGTTCGGCAAAGGCTAGTGAGACAAACGTGAACGGTACAACCATTAACATTACCGGCAACACGATTAATGAAAGTGCTGTCACAATCAATGAGAGTGCAACGACCATCAATGAAATTGCAAACAACTACGTTGTAAGCGGTGCAAATGCTTGTATTGCCACTAGCAGCAATGTCTCTATCGGCGGTGACGCATCTACAAAGATAGGTACCGACTGTAACGGCAACGTAATCTCAAACGTGACTGAGATTAATGCGACTAGTTCAATTACCATCAATTCTCCAATTACCAATATAACCGGTGATACCCATATCGGCGGAAATACATATATAAGCGGAACTACCATCATAAGTGGTGACACCACGATAAGCGTAAACTGCCCATCACTCACGAACAACACTCTTGATGAGGCACTATGCGAGGCATTCAACCGTTCTGTTGTAAGCGTAACGGCTTCTACTGCGACTCCGGCCGGTACAAACTATCAGAAATATACGGTAAGACAAGATAGCACCAACCGGTCCGTTGACATTGCAATCCCAAATGTTACAATAAGTTCTACAACAAGCGGGTTGGGAGACAATATTCTTAAGAGTTATGACATTATGTACGATGGTGTCAGCCGTGGTAAAATCGACATTCCAAAGGACTTCCTCGTTAAATCCGGCTCCGTCAAGGTCGTTGAAAGGCCGGATGACCCATACAGCGGGGCACAAGTTGGTGACAAGTATATTGACTTGGTATTGAATGTCTTGAGTGGAAGTTCGGAACCCGACCAACACGTTTATATACCAATTAAGGACTTGGTTTCCAACATGGAGTTTAAGTCGACTAGCGGCTCAATCTCGATTGCAACGGCAACAACACAAGGAAGTGAGTCTGTTGACTTGAACGTTGCACACCCGCTCAAGTGGAGTGCCGGTGCATTTACCGCAGATACTACGGGGTATGACGGTTCGTCAGAGAAGACAATCACCGTACCGACTAGTCTTTCACACCTCACTCACGGTAACTTAACCTTGACACACAATGGCACTAGTGTTACTTATGACCCATCTACGGCAACTTCTGCAACATTGGCCCACAGTGCATTGACCGCAACATATGAAGCAACTAGCGGAAAGACCGGAAGTGTGACATATAATACATCAGCCGCCACCGGTATCTCAATCCCGACTTGTGTGAACCATCTTGGCCGTTCGACGCTTGCTTGGAACTATGGAAGCACCACAACCGCAACAAATGGTACCTATGACCCCGGAGCAAACTGTAACGGTACGAGTTCTAGTACGGTTATCATCCCTAAAACAATAGGCAACATCACGGATGATGTAATCACAATCAATCCTTCGGATTCTTGTATTACCGTAAACGGTGACATCAACTCCAACAACGTAATTAAGGGCACTGCCTTCTACGCTAGTTCAGACTTGAACCTTAAGGAGAACATCAACGACATATCGTCTGAGGACATTGACAAGGTTTCAAATGTTAATCTTAAGGAATTCAACTTCAAGTCCGATGAGAACAAGGAAAAGAAGTACGGTGTAATAGCACAAGACCTTCAAGTTGCCGGACTCGGTAATATCGTGGAGAAGGGAAGCGACGGTTTCTTAAGTGTTGACTACACATCATTCTTGCTACTTAAGATTGCAAGCCTAGAGAAGAAAATCGATGAACTCACAAACAAGATTGAAGGAATTAAGTAGAAAAATTAAAATAAATGGGGCAATCCGAACATTGCCCCATACTTTAATAAAAACCTAACAATGGCAAATTGCTTTGAAATAATAGAATGTAACGAACTTGCCACCATAAAGTATATGAGAAACTTAATACCTAGCAGTATTGGTTCTTGTACTAGTGTGTCTGCCGGTACGGTTATCCCAACTACTTGCGGCGGTAACCCATTGGAGGAAAACTACATCCCTAAGTATTCGGAGTTGGATAATGAGACGTTCGCACCTAAGAGGGCCACGAATGACAGCGACCCTAGCCAAGACGTGAACGGGTTCATCATTTCGGCACCGACAGTTGTGAGTTCTTCTTGCGGAAGCGTGGCACAAGGTGACGAGGCACTTATGAAATCACAGATTTCATTCGGTGCAACCTCTGCAAGCAGCGTTTCTCATAATAATATATCAATGCCTAGTGCATGTAATACTTCTTGGTCTTTGGACATTGTTAAGACGTGGGACAGAGTAACATATTCATGTAACAACGGCTCCATAACACCTTCAACACAATCAATCACTAAAAATGAAAGCAATAGTGGTGAGTTGAGTAAGTCCTATTCACCCACTTTCAGCAGTGGTTCCACATCGGCAAAGACAACTTGGGATGTTTCCTTTGGTTCACATGTTGAGACAACTACTATAAGTGACAGATGCGGCGGTACGGTATCAACATCTACGACCTTTAGTGTAAGCAGTTATAATATAAGCGGGTTGGTTGAATGGCCGAGTGGTATGGTTCCATGTAATCCGGGTACCGCAAAGATAGATTTTACAATCAGCAACGGTGACTGCCCGGATGAAATACAATTAGAAGTTACCGCCTCGACCATAGACGGAATCACTGCCGGTACGATAATATCTAATACTACTAGCATTAACATAGGAAGAAATGAACGGAATGTCACTAGAGAGGAAATGACAATCGTTCCAATTGTAAATGGTTCTAGAAAGAGTAGTGACGAGTTTACGGTGGAGATTCAAAGAGGTACTTGCGGATATTCTTCCATACCAAGTTTCTATGGGTGTAGCCCGTTTGCAACAATAGAGAACACTTGGGAGAACCTACCGGACCAAGAAGAACACCCGTATTAAGGTATGTGATTCTGTAATTTTATACTAAGCAAAGAAAAATAAATCATTATAATATGGCATATAAATATAAAGTTGCATATTGTGGCGGACTAATGGGCAGCAATGGCTATATTCAACCCAATAAAATGAACATTCCAAATATCACTAGCGGAGACTCCGCTACCACAACTACGGAATGGGATGACTTCAATCTATATGGTAAAAATGAAACAGATGCTGATGCATTTGTTTTTGAAATAGATGATAGTGATACAAGTGCCAACTATCGTCCGAAATTACATGTATTTAAGTCAAAGTGTTCCCCAACAATGAAATGTTACTATAGTTACCAAAATAATGGTGGAAGACTTATCTCTGACAAAACACATGTTTGGGCAAAGAAAGTTCAATACGGGAATGATAAGGAAATTTTCGTAATGACCCAATATGATGATTGGAATGACCCAAATAACAAATATCGTCTAGCAGATAACTATTATAGTAACGATTCTCCATATAGCGGATTTGCAAGCCCGGTATCTATAGAATATCTGTTCACCAATAATGGTACAACCGAACCGCAAAGTCTTGATATACCGGATTCAACAAACGTTGGTATGTTTAGCGGATGTACCGGTATAACAAAATGTGAATTGCCTTGTCAAATGAGGAACATATCCACGGCCACATTCAGCGGGTGTACCTCCCTTATGAGTTATAGCGAAACACCGGATTTTGTTGATACCATCAATGCTAGTGCATTTACAAACTGCTCATCCATGACAAATATAGTTATTGGTAAATATGCTAGTTTGAGTGGTATGAGTATTTTTACGAATTGCAGCAACGCAACATCAATAGAATGGAGCGGCTTGAATTCCGGAGACACTAAAGAACGAATGACCGAAATTCCGGCAAATTGCTTTAATGGATGCAGTAATTTATCTACAACAAAATTCAAAAATGGAGATGTTAACGAAATCTTTATCCCTAATGGAATAACAACCATTGGAGGCAGTGCCTTTACGGATTGCACAGAAATTAAGGATTTAGATTTAAATGGTGTGACAACCATTGGTGCTAACGCTTTCCTAAATTGCACTAAATTAAGTGGCATTACTAATTTATCTAATGCTGTAACTATTGGTGGTTATGCCTTCACAGATTATGGTTGGAACCCTAAGAGCATTAATATTGGGAGTTATAATCTTGTTGATGTTCAGAATATTGGGGAATATGCTTTCAAATTAATAAATATAATAAATGGTTCGCAAGGTGTTTTTATAAATGCTACATGCGAGGTTGGTAATTATGCGTTTCTTGGTTCCAATATAAACGGTGATGTTGACGTTAAGGGTATTATTAATGAAGGCACATTTTCACAATCAAACATCAATGGTGATGTTAATGTTCATCATAACCTTAATGTAAATAGTGCCTTTTATTCCTCAACTATAGACGGCAATGTTAGTGTTAGTGGTGACGTGAATAATAACAGCAATTATGACTACGCCTTCAATAGGGCATCAATAAGCGGAAATGTTACTATTAGTGGTAATGTTGGTTATCATGCTTTTGAAGATGCTAAAATAGGTGGTAATATTAATGTTTATAGCAGAGCCTCTTCTTCTGCTTTCACGAGTGCTTCAACAAGTGGTAGCGTTACAATTGGTGATGATGTTGCAGATTCTGCCTTTGAGAGTTCACGAATAAGTGGGGATGTTATTGTTAATGGTAGTGTTGGCAGTTATGGTTTTACATTGGCACAAATTAGTGGCAGTGTTACTATTAATGGCGATGTTAGTAACTATGCCTTTTCGTCAGCAAACACAACTACCGGAAGTGTGGTATTTTCCGGTAATACTATTGGTTGGGGTGCCTTTACTTATTGTGACATCAATGGTTTAAACAACACCTCAGATTCCACAACAATGGATTTATCAAATATCTCTAATTACGGAATCGGTCAAGATGCATTTCATACCGCAAATATTGGGCAGATTGATAAAATCATTTTTGGAAAAGATAACAGCGAACTTACAATACCAATTGGTTCTAGGGCATTTTATAATTTTAATCGCAATATCACAAGTTTAACGTTAGAAATTAATGGCAAAACCAAATTACAAGTAGAAGACGACACATTTTCCGGCACTTCAAAAACAATAACTGTTAAGTTTAATCAATACACGGATGGTCAACCAATAGAGGATTGGATGAGATATTATTTTGGAGTTGGAGATAATAGTAAATGGTGTAATGTTAGGGCTTTTAATGTAGTTACGTTCGTTGATAAGAATGGTACTCAAATACAAAATGTACCATCATGTTAGTTTTATAATAAGTTATTAAATATTTGTAATATAATAGTATGGCAGGATGGAATTTAAATAACGGCAATGCAGATGTTCACCAAAACAGTGGTGCATTAACATATCTGTTAGGGAGGGGTGGTTATGTCGGTTATCTCTGTAGTGGTGCGCCAACCTCAGAATGCGGTAATCCGTCACAACAAACCGTTACTCTTGAATTGGGTGAAGATAGTAGTAATTTTCACCCGTTTCATACAATGTGTGGTGAGATAACCCAAACATTCGTCTGTGAACCTTGCAATAGGGACGCTCTAACGATGTGGTTTAATGACGGTACTAGTAATGGTAACCAAAGATATGATAATATATTATATTATAATAATTGGAACGATGCCAAAACATACATTGATTCAAAAAATGTCGATGAATGTAGAATAATTGTCTTGGATAATTCTGACACGCATGATGGAATACATGTTGGCGGTCAGAGATTTGATACTAGTGCATATACTGACAGTACCTATCCGTTTATTGCCAAATTAAACGATAAGGGCGAGCCAATTAGCAGCGGTACCGTATCCGGTAAAACGGTATATTACCCGGAAAATAAATACAAGTCACAGAAATATAATGGACACAAGATAAAATATCACGTTAAAGGAAACACCATACCGAATAATTTCTTCAGTGGAAACAGCACCAATCAGTTCAATAAGGATTTGGTTGAAGTTTATTTCCAAGGAAGCATTAAGGAGATTGAAGACGGTGATATCAATAATGGTGCCTTCAGTAAATGTTATGGTCTAAGTGCATTAACCCTAAACAATGTTGAGAAGATTGGCACTAGCGCATTTAACGGATGTACTGCCTTAACATATGTCGATTTCGGTCATTGGTGCAGCAGTGGAAGGACTAGCACCAACTTAAGAGAAATCGGTGCATACGCATTTAAGAATTGTCAAAGTCTAAAGGGTATCACAATATTACCCGGATTAAAGACAATTGACATTGCCGCCTTTGATTCATGTGATGGTTTGAAAGATGTGGTGCTGCCGAATACCGTTAGGAAATTAGGCAATAGTGCTTTCCGTGGTTGTACAAGTTTATCAAGTATAACAATTTCTAGTGGTATAACTGAAGTTGGCAACACTGTTTTTGAAGATACCCCGTGGTATCAAGGGATTAGCGGAAGTTCAATCAGCGGACATATCGTATATGTTGAGGATATTGCTTATATTTGTGAAAATGAATCAATAACTTCAGCCACGTTTGCAAATAATACGAAATGTATAGCCGGTACTGCTTTTATGGGCTGTAGCAATTTGACAAATATTGTTATCCCCAATAGCGTTGTGAGCGTTGGTAATAGTGCTTTTAGAGACTGTACCGGAATTACAAGTTGCACTATCGGAAACAGTGTTAAGACTATTGGAAATTATAGTTTTGGTGATTGTTCTAGTTTAACATCCATAACAATACCAAGCAGTGTTGAAACAATTGGTAGTGGTGCTTTTAGTAGTTGTTCCAACCTAACAAGAATAACCTCACTTTCCATGACCGCACCGACAATAGAAAATAATACTTTCGCCAACGTAGGGTCTAATGGTACCCTTTACGTTCCAAGTGGCAGTAGTGGCTATGATGTTTGGATTGCCCAATTAAATAATTGGACAATTATTGAACAGTAATTAAAATTGGTATTATCCAATTTATACAATGCAGTCAGCGATGGCTGCATTTTTCTTTTTATAAAACTTGTTTTTTTAACTTTTTTTATATATCTTTGCAAAAAAGCATAAATATATGTTAAATATTGATGATATAAGAAAAAGAATCAAAAATAACCCGGAGCCACAAGAGGTCAAGGAAATAAGAGAAAATATTATCTCTAGTTTCTCTGACTTGGAGTTCATAGAAGACGGGCATAAGTACTATCTCCATAAGAATGGCAAGACAAAGGAAATGGAAAGCGTTTCCTCTGTATGTCATATGTTTGAACCGTATGTCGATTGGGAGGAGATATTGGAGAGAAAGAGCCTTAAATTGGGTATTGACAAAGAAGTCCTTAGGAGAGAATGGCACGAAAACAATATCTGTTCCACGTCCAACGGAAGCCTAACACATTTATTCGCGGAAGCATATATGTATTTCTTTATGGGGGACGTTGAGTCAATGCCAAGCATAATAAAGGATATGCAATACGAGGACGGGTTCCTCATACCATATGGCGAGAAACAGAAGGCCATAGCCAAATATTACGAGGACTTATATTCAATAGATAGTTTTTGGCCGGTTATGCCGGAAGCAAAGATATATATTGATTCAGACGATAATCCTTACGGGATTAAGAAAAACATAAGCGGAACGTTCGATGCCTTGTTTGCGTTTAGGAACAAGAAGGGTGAACTTAGTCTTTCCGTTAGGGATTGGAAGACCAACAAATCATTATACAATGACTATAATTCCAACTTCGGCAATACCCTTTTGCCCCCATTTGACAATAATGACTTTATCAATCAGCCGTTATCCATATATACCATTCAGTTAAGCCTATACCAACTTGGGGTAGAGCAGTTGGGGTATTCTGTCAGTGACCGAAAACTTCTTTGGCTCACGGATGATGCCGAATATCATAAGATAAACGTCCAAGATGTTAGGGATAAATTAATAAGCACATTAAATCAGCAATAGAATAATGAGAATATTAAAGACAATACTTGACGGTGTCCTCATAATAGAGCCGACGTTACATTATGACGATAGGGGCTATTTCATGGAAAGTTTCAACAACAAGGAGTTTAACGAAGAAATCGGACAAGAAATAACCTTCGTACAAGACAATGAATCAAAATCTTCAAAGAACGTCCTAAGAGGCTTGCATTTCCAATCTCCGCCGTATGCACAGTCAAAGTTGGTAAGGTGCGTCAACGGGGCCGTATTGGACATCGCGCTTGATATCAGAAATGGAAGCCCGACATACGGAAAGGCCACCTCTATCATACTAACACAAGACAACCATACACAGTTTTTCATCCCAAAGGGATTCGCACACGGTTTCATGGCATTAACTGACGGTGCGATATTCCAATACAAATGTGATGAATACTATCATAAGGAATCAGAGGGAGGCATTAATATATTGGATGACTCCATAGATATTGGATTTGATTTTGGGAACGATTTCATATTAAGCGAAAAGGATAAGTTACATCCTTTGTTAAAAGATTTCAATTCTCCGTTCACTTATAACCAATAACAATGATGAAAGAAATTACCATAGAGGTCTTGTCGCACAAACTGTTCGAGGAACGTTGTCTTGCAGATGGTTTGAATGATAATAATGTTGATGCTTGTGATACCGCATTCATAGACATTATAGGAACAGACGAATGTCTGAAATACTACCTCAATGAAGGAGACACAAAGCATTATTTCTCACAAGGACATGATAACGTGATGAATTTGGAGTTTGATGACTTGACAACGAATGTATTATATGACGGGCACATATTTAAGGCCATGACAATATTTCAAGCGGAAGTGTTGCTTGACTTTATTGAGCGCAATATGAACAACTGCAATATCACAAAGTTTAGGATATGTTGCAGGGCAGGAATTTCAAGAAGTCGTGCGGTCGGTGAATTCATCTACAGATACTGTGTTGATAACGGAATATTGGTAAACTATAATGAAAGGGAACAATATGTCACATTATACAATGTATATATACTGTCACTTTTAAACAATGTCTATTGGAAGAAATACAGCATAAACGGATATTCTGTTGGAATGGACTATCCGGAATATATCAGAAACATTCCATTGGTTAAAGTTGAAAAGGAAGAAGAAAAATAACTAAAATTAAATTAACTATGAAGAGGTATGACGGGATAATAGACGAGGTTCTGTATTACAGTGAGAAAAGTGAAGACGGAAGGTGGATAATCCCAATTGAGGTTGATTGGGACTATACCTTGACGAAATGTTCATCATGGGAAACCGGGGAAATGGTTTTAAACCATGAAGCGTTCGATATAATGAAAGAATGGACCGATAAATACAATGTAGGTTGGATTCTGAATTCCATGAGAACGAACCATTTGCTCAAGGAACCGTTGGAAATACTCCATAAGGAAGGTGTCAGATTATATGGGGTGCGCAAGAACCCGATGCAATACACTGACGGCTCTAGTGACGAGGTCAACAAGGTATTTGCCGTTATGTGCATTGATGACAGAAATGTATGTACGCCGCATGAATGGTATGAAGACTGTACGAGACCGCATGTCAATTGGAAGGCTGTAAATGAAAGGATGTCCCCGGTATTGGCATATATGTCGGAACAGTTGACACAAAGGGAGGCAAATAAGACACATAACTAATAAAAAAAAAACAATATGGATAAAAAATATGTTTTGATTAAGCCGTATGACTGCAAATACGGAAAATTGGCAGAGGGAACCGAGATTATTTTCTTCAGAGGTGCGTTCTATGTTAACGGCGGACTAGTTCCCACGTCATTCAACGACATACTTGCAGACTTGATTGAAGACAAGGACTACGTAAAAGTTGTTAAGATTGTGAAAAATGAATTTTGAGAAAAAAAATACATAATGTTATGAAAGATAAAGTTTTTAGCGCTTGGGCAAAGGCCACCGATAGTAGCGGACAAGCCCATTATGTCACGGTTGTTGGCATATTTTCGAAGAGGAGAGAGGGAAACGTTGTTGAGGAGAATGTTTATTTGGATGATTTCAACACAAATGGAACACTCAAATACAATTTTAAGAAGTTAAGACGCAGACTTACTGTCGGAATGTCAATATGTCATCCGGAAGACAGATTTGATGAGCAAGTCGGCATAGACGTGGCAGTCAAGAGGATTGCAAAAGGCGAATTCATTGGTCAACTTGAAACCTCCCATGCAACAATGCTGACAAAGGATGCCATTATGGCAGAAATTTTGGTTAAACTTAACCATATCTGTCAGAACATTGACAAATATCTGCCAAATTGACACTCATGTTGTGTAATTTTTTGATTTTACTGTGAAAATTGGGTTAATTTTTCATTAATCCAATTTTTTTGTGTGAATTTTATGGTTTGGCACGGATTTTGTTATATCAAAGATAAAATACAAATAATAAAAAAAAAAGAAAATAACATATTATTAACGTTTAAAAATTTGATTATGAGTAAAGTAATTGGAATCGACTTAGGCAGCACACTTTCGGAATGTGCGGTCATTGAAGGCGGAAAGGCAACGGTTGTTGCAAACGAGGACGGAAGTTACACCACTCCTTCCGTCGTATCAATCATGGACGGTGAAAGAAAGGTTGGCTCTTCTGCAAAGAGACAGCAGATTGTTAACCCCAAGAACACGGTCTACCTCATCAAGAGGTTCATGGGAAGCACCTATGATGAGTCTAGCGAGGCAATCAAGCATGTACAATATGACGTAGTCAATGATGGGGGACACCCAAGGGTAAGTGTTGACGGAAGAAAATTCTCCCCGGAAGAAATATCTTCATACATCTTGGGCAAGATGAAGAAAATAGCAGAAGACTATGTGGGAGAGGAGGTAAAGGATGCCGTCATAACGGTTCCGGCTTTCTTCAACGACCAAGCGCGTCAAGCCACAAAGACGGCAGGAGAACTTGCCGGTCTCAACGTGTTGAGAATCATCGCAGAGCCTACCGCTGCAATCCTTTCGTCAAACATTGACATGCAGAAGGGCGGAAAATACATGGTAGTGGACTTTGGCGGTTCTACGCTAGACAATTCCGTTGCCGATATTTCAGACGGTGTCGTTGAGATTCTGTCAACAAACGGTGACGTATATCTTGGCGGTAGCGACATAGACAAACTCGTTGCCGATTACGTAGTCGGGGAATTCAAGAAAGAAAACGGCGTTGACATCACGTCGGATGCTCAAGCAATGACTAGGATTCTAGATGCCGTTGAAAAGGCCAAGATTGAACTTACCAACTCAACCTCAACAGACCTTAATATTCCTTATATCACAATTAAGGACAATACACCCCTACACTTGAACATGACCATTTCAAGGGCAAAGTTCGAGCAACTTATCCATCCTATCATTGACAAACTCATAGGGTGTGCCAAGAAAGCGGTTGAGGCTGCAAACATCGAATACAAGGAACTCGACGGCATCCTCCTCATCGGTGGTAGTTGCAGAATTCCTGCCGTGCAAGAAGCATTGAGCAAGGAATTCGGAGTACAACTCCTTAAGAGTTCAAACATGGACTTGGCGGTAGCGGAAGGTGCTGCAATACAAGCCAACAACATAGTCGGCGGCGAAGGCTCAAACGATATATTGTTAGTCGACGTTTGTCCAATTGCATTGGGTATTGAAACCATGGGAGGAGTTTTTACAAAACTCATAGAAGCCAATACGACCATACCTTGTACAAAGAAGGAAACCTTCAGCACGGCATCCGACAATCAGACGGTAGTATCCATACATGTCCTACAAGGAGAACGCCCAATGGCAAAGGATAACAAATCATTGGGTCAATTCAACCTAGAAGGAATAATCCCCGCGCCTAGGGGCATTCCTAAAGTGGATGTGTCATTCGACTTAGATGTCAATGGCATTTTGAAGGTGTCTGCAAAGGACCAAGCAACCGGAAAGGAGCAGTCAATCAGAATCGAGGGTGGCAACAAGTTGTCGGAAGAGGAGATTAACCGCATTAAGGCTGAGGCAGAAAAATATGCAGAGGCCGACAAGAAGGTAAAGGAAGAGGCTGATGCCGTCAACAAGGGTGACTCGATTGTGTTTGCGCAAGAGAAGATGCTCGAGGAACAGAAGGGCAACCTCATGGATGCCGAAAAAACGGCTTTGGAGGGCCTTGTGGCGCAGATGAAGGACGCGGTCAAGGAAAGGAACGTCTCCAAGATTAACGACCTTGAGAAGGCCATTAACGACAAATGGAACGAGGTTTCACAGAGGGTCTACAGCCAACAGCAGACCACGCAGCAGACCACCAATCAAGGCGGAAGCAATGATTCCGGAAGCGAAGACGTTCAAGACGCAGACTTTGAGGAAGTGAAATAAAAATTCTTTCAAAAAAAAGTTAAGATAAAGTTTGTTTTTCTCAGATATTTTATATATCTTTGCAAAAATAATAAAAAGAAATAAAAATAATCGTTTTAATAAATAAGAAGAAAGATGGAATTTCAGAACAATCAAGTGGTAAAACTGCGCAACGGAAAGTTTGGTGTTGTGGCAAGTTTTAATGAGAAACCATTCCAACTCGTGTTTACGGCGTTTACCACTCCTATTAGGAGGTATGACGAGAACTTCAAGAATGCGAATAACGACTACGACGTTGTTGCCGTGTATGACGGTGCAAAGTTAGCAGTGGTTACTGACGTGTTCAAGAAGAACTTCAACCCAAGTGGTTTGGATTTGGTTTGGGAAAGACAAGACTAGTCCCTTGAAGTGGGAAAATCAACTGAATAGGTTGGTGAATAGAAGAGGGAAAGCCGTTTCGTGGCCCACATGGTGAACGGCGGCGCAAGATAAGTAACTTGCGACGGGGGAGTGCCAAAAAAGTTTACGTACAACACTAAACCTTGGTGACAAGGTGATAGATGCAAATCTCCCCCACTTTTTTATTAGAATGTATGGTTTTACATAAAAAACAATAATATATAATGATTGAGTGCGTAAAATATACTCCAAACGAGAATGATTTGGAGCATGTTCAAGAAATAAGGGACTTTCTCAATGAGGAAAGTATTCCCTACACTGAAGATGAAGAGGTGTTTGGGTTGTTTTATGTTAATGATAAGACAACCCAACTTCGTTATGTTAACTCACTGTATCACAAAATGGATAATTCCAAGAGGTTCGGGCCTAGCCATGTCGGTATTCGTCACAGTTATTTCATAGACATATCGCATGAGAACTATAATAATGGTGTGCGGACCATTTGGATATTCGACTTTGAAATGGAGCAGCGCAACAAGCCCTACTATTTCGAGGGTAAGTTAATGGAAGGTTTCAGAAGACAATGGGAAGTAATCAAGAACACGATAAGGACCGCTTGTGGAAGGATACACTACCGGTTCTATGCAAGGGATTGTGAGGTAAAGGAAATATCCAACAGCGAACTGAGGCCATTCTTGGACACCAACTGTTTCTATGGCTATCGTTCGGCCAATAAAAACTTGGGACTTTTCCTAAAGAAGGACAAGAACGGATTCAAGAAGGGTACCCTTTTATTCTGCTATACCTTCGGAATGAATTTCTATGGGAACAAGAAGCACCAAGAGAATCCCAAGGTTGAGGTAATACGCGCTAGCACAAGGCTTGAATGCCAAGTCATAGGCGGCATAAGCAAATGCATTAAGTATTTCTGTGAGCATTATCCTACACTTAAAATCGGTGCGGAGCAAAGGGAAGTTGAGGTTGATAGAATAGTATTCTATGTTGATGCATCGCACAATGATTCTAGGGGCATGACAAATTCGAACAGTTCGTTTAAGTTTGTGTCTTGGGATGGTGTTGGGTTTATGAACATGTTCACGGAGGACTTCAATGACGGACAAGGTCTTAAGTGAGAAAAGAATGAGGTGTTCATGAGAAGGCCCATGTTCCATAAGCAAATCATGAAAGCCATTGAGGAAGGCAAGATAATCTCGATTGCAAATGCCGGAACCATCGTGTTTGAAATGTCACGTAAGGAGTTCATGGAAGGCTTGCAGAAGGGAACCGCAAGTGTTGGTGATATACATATATAATAATAATGTAATAATATGGAAAAAGATTGCTATAAAATTCTTGGAATAAGCGAGGAAGAGAAGAAACTAAAGGGAGAGGACTTCGAAAAAATTCTGAAAAAGAAATTCAGAAACATTGCCATGCAAGCCCATCCGGACCGTCAGAACGGAAAATCAGAGGGAGAGAAGAAGAAGGCCGAGGAAAAGTTCAAGGAGGCTTCCGAGGCTTATGACACGCTGTTGAACCATAGGGAAGAGTATGACAATCCCTCAAAGAAGTTCACGTATTCCGGGTCACCGTTTGATGATATGGGCTTTGCGGATATATTCAGCCGATTCGGTATGGATATGGGAGGCTTCGGCTTTGATTTCAACGGCGGAGGAAGCAAGGGTGAGGCTAGAGGAAGCAGCATAAGGATAAACCTTGGAATAAGTTTGGAGGATGCCTATAAGGGCGCCGTCAAGAAGATAAAATATAAGAGACTTGAAATATGTGAAAACTGTAACGGAAGCGGAATGGTTGAAAACAGCAAGAGAAAGACTTGTAAGACTTGCGGGGGCAGCGGAACATATTTCAATATCAACAGTTTCATAAAAATGGCGCAGACTTGCCCGACTTGCGGAGGACAAGGACAGTTTATCGAGAATCCTTGTCCAAAGTGTAACGGACACGGGATTAGGCAGAAGACAACCGACGAGGTTGAAGTGAAGATTGACAAAGGCGTTATAAGCGGAATGTATATCACCTTGCAAGGAATGGGTAATTTCCCGCCAAAGGGAAATGGTGTACCCGGTGATTTGATTATCAACATTGAGATAGTGAATACCGGCAAGTATGAGATAATCGGTAACAATGTAATCGTTCCCATTGAGGTTAATGTGTTGGATGCCATATTGGGGTGCGAGGCTGAATTGGACACCGTTGACGGTAAACATCTGACCGTCAAGATTCCTAGAGGTACCACTGACGGCTATAAGATGAAATTCAAAGGGTATGGTATTCCGGTATATGGCACGAATAACAGCGGAGACATCATAGGTGTTATTAAGGTGGTAATGCCAAAGAAATTAAATAACAAGGAAATAAAACTCATTAACGAACTCAAAGAACAAGACGATTTTAAATTTTAAATGTTATGGAAAATAACTATCAAGCATTTTTGAAAACTGATGATTCATATGAACCGGTCGGTGAAATGATAACAACCCTCCCTAGCGGTTTTTATACACCCTACTGCAACCCATATAACGGAAAATATTATTTGAGGGCAAAAAATGTCATCCAACCCAAACTCTATACCTTCCATAATGGGGTGCAAGAGACTATATTGAATGATATATATAAGTTTTGGGATTCTGAGGAGATTTATAGGAGGTTCGGTTCCGTGTATAAAAGAAATATCTTGCTGTACTCCGTCCCGGGTAATGGTAAGACATCGCTTATAAACATCATAACAAATAAATTGATAAGCGAATATAACGGAATAGTGATATTCATAGACTCTGCCGACCAACTCAGATGGTATTCAACCGTTATGGGAAGATTCAGACAAATTGAACCCAATCGTAAGGTTGTAACCGTAGTAGAGGATTTTGAGGAAATGGCCAATAACTCATCATTAATCACTTTGCTATTACAGACATTGGACGGTAATTCGCAGTTTGACAATGTTGTTACGATTGCCACCACAAATTATCCGGAACAATTGGACAAGAGGTTCACTAGCAGACCTAGCAGATTCAATTTGGTTGTTGAATACAAGAAGCCGGATGCAGACATTAGGAGAGAATATATTACGATGAAACTTTCGGAGGGTGGCGTTGATGTGAATGACCCAAAGACCGCACGTGACATTGAGAAATACGTAGCCTTGACGGAAAACTATACATTTGACTTCTTGAAAGAATTCATTCAAGGAATATACATTGACGGACTTAACGAGAATACCGTAAATACCCGTCTTAGGAAATTGATTAGTGAAGGCGGAAACGTTAAGGTGACGGATGACAGTGATAAAAAAATCGGATTTACTTGTAATGAATTTTCAGTAGATAGTGTTCTCGAACATGCCGAAAGCCCCGCTCAACTCAGAGGCGATAGAAACGATAAAGTAACGATAAAACCATTATGATTAGCATAATTAAAGATGTCGATTTGTATCACCATTTCGACGAGTATGACGTAATACTGATTGGTACCAACCTTTATTCTACCATGTCCCAAGGGATTCAGTTGAAGGTTATGTTAAACTATCCGTTCGTATTCAATAAGAACTTGGAGACCAAGTATGGTGACTTTGAGAAACTAGGTACGATATTGGATTGCCAAAAGGAGGGTGAACCTAGGTTCTGTCTCTGTTTCATCTGTGAGGGATTTAACTTCAGACCGGATATTCAGAAAGACTACCTCTCCTATGAGGCATTGGAGAAATGCCTAAAACTTGTCAATGCCCTTTATAACGGCAAGAGGATTGCTTGCCCCTTGTTGGGTGCAAGCAGATTCGACGGGAACGGGGACAGAGAAAGGGTAATGGAGATTTTCAACAAATGCCTTACAGATGTTGACTGCACCATCTATGACTATTATCAGAAATCTAGGGACGAGGAAATGAAGGAGGTTAGGGAAATGGAACTAGAGGTGAAGAAAAGGAACCGTGAGGAGTATTATAAGATGGTTGCCGAGAGAAAGAGAATTGCTGATGAAAGATACAAGAAAAACGGACACAGAAGATACTAATTTTTTATTAAATAAGTAAATATGATTATACATTTGAATTTAACAGAAGACCACTTGAAGTTGGTGAGATTCTTAAACATCGAGGATGTTGACGATGATTTTCTCAAGATTAACAAGAAGGAAATGCTGACAATGAGGACCCACATATTGGATGACATTGCAATGATATTGGGGCTGCGTGACAAGGCAATTGACGGGACTGACGGCGATGCGGACGGCAGGGCATACGATGACGAGAGTGAAAAGTATATGCTCGACACATATCACTACGTCTCAGATAACCTATATTATATTGAGACATTATTGCACCAAATGGTAATGGAAGGTGTTAAACCCGGAGAATATATTGCCAAAGACAATGAGTTAATTTGGTCTCTTAAGGAAAATTAACTTAAATAATTTTGTCATTATAAATAAAAACGGTACCTTTGCAAACGTATTTCGTTAAAATTGAATTATGTGTATTAAAACATTATAGATAGATGGCTAAAGTTAAGAATGACAATTTTGCCTTTAGATTTAGGGTGAATGATGAAATAAGGGTATCATCCGAAGTAAGGGTTGTTGGTGAAGGAATTGAAAGCAAGGTCGTACCATTTTCAGAGGCTAGGCGAATTGCCAATGAAATGGGTCTTGACATGGTTGAGTTGCAGACAAAGGGTGCAAACCCCATCATAAAGATATGCAACTATGAGAAGATGATTTATGAACTAAAGAGGAATGCCAAGAAAAACAAGCACCAATCGAAGCCGCTAAAGGAAATACAACTCAGTGTAAATATCGCCAAGCATGACTTGGAGACCAAGGCAAACAATGCCAAGAGATTCTTGGATGATGGAAGCAAGGTAAAGGTCGTGCTGACCATGAAGGGCAGAGAATTGTCTAGAAGGGAAGAGAATAAGAAATCCATATTGGAGTTCATTGTTATGCTAGAGGATGTGGCTGTTCCGGAATTCACTCCCAAAGATGAGGGCAATAAGACATATGTCATCTTGAAAAAGAAAGCATAAAACTTAAAATATTAACTAATAACATTTTTTCAAACAATGGGGTTTGTAATCAATCTGAAAGCGGAAACCGGCCTAGTTGACCGTTCTGAAAACACCGCTAGGTTCTACAAAGACGTTAAAGACTATAAACCTTTCTCGAAAGAGGAAGAGGTCAAGTGGTTCACCATGCTAGATGCTTGTAGGAAAAAGATGGCTGCATGTAAGAAAAACGGAGACAAGGAGGAATATCTTAAGGCAAACAAAGAATATGAGTCAGTCAGAGAAAGAATAATATTGTGTAATCAGCGATTGGTCATCGCCGCTGCAAAGAATTATTCCACGACCGATACGCTCACTGACTTCATAAGTGAGATTAACTTCGGATTAATTGAAGCCGTGGACAAATACGATGTAACCAAGGGGGTCAAGTTTGCAAGTTACGCCATGTGGTATATAATAAGGGCAATCAACTTGTTTAAATACGGTGAAATGGAAATGGTTCAGAGAAGCAACGGGTTCAAGACATTCCACGTCATGTCAAAGGCTAGGAACAAGTTCATACAAGAGAACGAACGGGAACCGACAAACGATGAACTGTTGGAGATTCTTAACAATATATACGGAAAGGACATTAAAGACAAGAATGACTTGTTGGATATGAACTATTCTAGTATTGACTTGGACACATCTAGTGAAGATGACGGGTTGGGTATGAATGAGATTGCAGAATACAATAGAATAAGCGCCTCACAAAACGATTATGTCAAAAAGGCTTCAGACGAATTCAATTCGGCACTGATTTCATCTTTAATTACCGTATTGAACCCAAAAGAGAAACAAATTATCGAAATGAGATTCGGGCTAACCAAAGACAACGGGCTTCAGCGTGAACTCGAACTGACTGAAGTTTCCGATAGAATCGGAATTTCATCAGAGCGCGTCAGACAATTGGAATGCAGTGCAATAGAAAAACTTAGGAAAGAATATGAAAGACGTATAAAGAAAATGTAAAAAAAGAAAGGTGGTCAGATATTGACCACCTTTTTTATTGTTAAGTATTATTGTTCAACCTTGGTCCAATTAGGCAATTGGTTCATCCAAGTGTTATAACCACTGCTACCTTGTGGAACTGTTAAAGTACCACCGGTCTTAACACTATAAAAAGTAGAATTTTGTATTGTTGGTGCTGTTGTTGCAAGTGAAGTTATTGCTGATAAATTAGAACAATTTTGGAAAGCACTACCACCAATACTTGTAACACCACTACCAATTGTACAAGTTGTCATAGCAGAACACCGATAGAAAGTATTATTACCAATACTTGTAACACTGCCCGGAATTGTTATGCTTGATAAACTTGTACATTGATAGAAAGCATCACTACCAATGCTTGTAACACCGTCCGGAATTGTTATGCTTGATAAACTAGAACAATTATTGAAAGTGTTACTACCAATGCTTGTAACACTGCCCGGAATTGTTATACTTGATAAACTTGTGCAACCACTGAAAACATAACTACCAATGCTTGTAACACTGCCCGGAATTGTTATACTTGATAAACTTGTACAACTAGCGAAAGCATAGTCATAAATGCTTGTAACAGTGTTTGGTATAATAGTTGTCTTACAGCCAACAACTAAAGTGTTCGTACTTGTTTGAATAATCGCATTGCAATTGTTTCTTGAGTCATAGGTTGTATTTGCACCATCAACAGTTATACTTGATAAACTAGAACAACTAGCGAAAGCACCATTACCAATGCTTGTAACACTGTCCGGAATTGTTATACTTGTTAAACTAGTACAATTTCGGAAAGTAGCACCGTCAATGAATTTTGTATCATTTTTAAGCATATAAGTTGCTAAGGTTTTGTTAACTACTTCAACAGCACAAGTGTCAGCATATCTGATATCATCAACAACCGGAAGACTTGTACATTCGGTGAAAGCACTATCACCAATGCTTGTAACACCACTTCCAATATGACATGTTGTCATGGCACTACACTTTCTGAAAGCACTATTACCAATACTTGTAACGCTGTCCGGAATTGTTATGCTTGATAAACTACGACAACCATTGAAAGCATAGTCATCAATGCTTGTAACACCGTCCGGAATTGTTATGCTTGATAAACTACGACAATTATTGAAAGCATAGTCATCAATGCTTGTAACGCCACTTCCAATGTGGCAACTTGTCATAGCAGAACAAGTATCGAAAGCATTATCACCAATACTTGTAATACCATTTCCAATTGTACAAGTTGTCATAGCAGAACATCTATTGAAAACACCAATACCAATGCTTGTAACGCTGTCCGGGATTGTTATGCTTGTTAAACTACGGCATTGAGCGAAAGCACTATCACCAATGCTTGTAACACTGTCCGGTATTGTTATGCTTGATAAACTAGAACAATTATTGAAAGCACCATTACCAATGCTTGTAACACTGCCCGGAATTGTTATACTTGATAATTTAGAACAATTTCGGAAAGCATTGAAACCAATGGCTGTAATATTATCACCAATGACATATTCTTTCACTTGAACACCAAAAATATTTGAGCATGCAGTGTTATTATTAAGAATTGTATTAGAGTTGATTGTTACACTTGTTAAATTAGAACAATTATAGAAAGCATTAGTACCAATAGTTGTGACACCACTGCCAATGGTACAAGTTGTCATGGCAGAACACCGATAAAAAGCCTGTCCACCAATACCTGTAACACTGTCCGGAATTGTTATGCTTGATAAACTAGTACATTGGGCGAAAACATTATTACCAATACTTGTAACACCACTTCCGATTGTACAAGTTGTCATGGCAGAACACCTAGTAAAAGCACTAGCACCAACGCTTGTGCAAAGTGTACCAACTTCAGCACTGACACAAGTTGCGCTGTAACCGCTTGTCATTGCTCTTGTAAGTTCTCCGCTACCTTCAATCTCAACAACTTCACTGTTGTTAAGGGTTAACTTACAGAAGAAAGGTGGGGGGGGTAGGATTATAATGAATACCACTCTCAGCCACGACATAACTTACGTTTGGCTTTGGATAGTCCGTGGCAACATATGCTGTATAATCGGCAACAGTTGCAAACTTTTTTAAATACCACATAATGTTTTTAAATAAAGATTTTAATTAAGTTATTTTAACAATAATTATTACAAATATTTGATAAAATCATTTTGTTAATTCAGATTTTTGAGGAATCTAATCCTCGCTTTATTGTTTTACTTTCCGAATTTTTCTTTTAGGAAACTTGAAAATGTCTTGTTTTTACGGTGATTCAGATAATAATCCTTTGCCATTTCCTTTAGGTCCTTCTTTGGAATCTTCTCAAATTTTTTCCATTGGATTGCACTCTTTGAGGAGTAAGACCAATTATCTTGATTTAGATAAGCCTCCATTTCCATCGGCATGAACTTATAAGGCATATTTCTACTAATGGTAATCAATGACAGATTACAAATCCATTCCCATATATACCTTATATAATATAATAGCCAAGAATCATTGGTACTCTCCGCTTGGCGGACATGGATTAGTTCGTGGTTTTTGAAATTGGAGTCAACGAATTCATTCTTATTGAGTTCGTCAGCATCCTCTTTCCTTTGGCAATAAACCGTTCCAAACAAGGTAATCCCTTTAAAGTTTGACGGTAAAAATAAGGCTTTTTTACCCTTAATGGTTTTAATTTTACTTGGTTTCATCTTTTTTTATGTATAAATATTTGGAAATTTAACATTTTTTATATATCTTTGCAACGTAAATAAAGTAAAAAAATTAAATGTTATGGTAAATTTGGAGAAAGTAAGAGAAATGTTTCCGGATGATAAGATTTCCTATGCATCGATTAGCATTGAGGAACTGTCCGAAATAATGGAGAATGTGGATGTGTCGTTTGAAATAGATAGAGACACTCTAGACTATTATTACTCAATTGAAATTGCTGATTTGGTTGAGTCAAACGTGAGTGATGAAACCCTTCAGAAAATGGCTGACAAGGGGTGGTCATTTGATGCAAGCGGAACTGAACTGATTATATATTTGAAGAACGAATAATATTAATTTATAACCATATTTAAAATTATGATTTACTCAGAAGTTACCGGAAGACTTGGCGCAGATTGCGAAGTCAAAGTATCGAAAAGTGATAATAAATACATTACGATGCGGATTGCATCAAATGATTTCTACAATGGGGAACCAACGACAACATGGATTCGCGTATTTTGGAGTGGTGACCGCGCCATTAAGATGAGCGAACACCTAAAGAAGGGCTGTCTAGTAAGTGTTAGGGGTGTGTTGAGGACTTCATTGTATGAAAGGAATGGTGAAAAGGCAATATCCATTGAGATATTTGCAGACCGGGTTGATTTTGTTAGCGTTGGCTCCGGGTCAACTCAAACCACGGAAGCGGTGGTTGAGGAGGCACCGAAGGTTGAACCAAGTGTAAGTGTTGTGCCAAATGCTGAAGTGGCTTCTGCCACAGATGATGATGATTTACCATTCTAAATAAGATGAGGGGCCACTAATTTTAGTGGCCTTTAATCTTTTTTAACACCAATATTTTTGTTATTCCAATTTTTTTCCATACTTTTGCAAAAAATATTCTAAAGAAAAAGATAAAATGGCAAAAGAAAATGTTACCCCAACTACTGAAATCATAGAATCAGTTAAAGAAAGAGGTGTTACAAAATTTAAAATTGGTGATAACGGTGAAATGGATTTAAGCACCATTCCACAAGATAAGTTGACTTATTATAAAGAAATATCAAAGTCCCTCAATGAAAAGGACTTGTCTAGCGTAATGTCCTATGGGGCCGACTTGCAAGAAGCCATGGGGTCATACTCCAATGACTTCCTCAAACAGACGTTTTCGTCAAATTCTAGTATAGAATCTGCAAGATTAGTTAGCAGACTCCTTAATAAATTGAAGGAAGTGGACGTGGATGAACTCAAGGCACCCACAAAACTCAAGTCGGTTATTAACAGAATACCCTTGTTAAACAAACTGATATATTCGGTTGATAAGATTAAAACCAAATATCAAGCCATTCAAACGAATATTGACGGCATAATCTCTGAATTGGAAACCGCTAGGCAAATAGCAATCAGAGACAATAATCTCTTACAGAATCAATTTGAGGGTAATGTCGACTATATCGACCAAGTAACAGACTTAATCGTTGCCGGAAAATTAAAAATACAAGAACTAGATTCTGAGATAGGGACCATGAAGGCCAACCCGGACCAATATGAGAGTTATGAGTTGAGTGACATACAAGAGTATAAGGGCTATTTGGAGAAAAGAATTAACGACTTGCTCCTCTTGAGATTCGCCTTCAAGAAGTCTTTGATGGACATCAGAATCATACAGCGGACAAATATCTTAAGCGCAAACAACACTGAACAGCACATTAAGATGACCATTCCATTTTGGAAGAATCAACTTTCCGTTGCTGTGGCCTTGTATGACCAAAAAAAGATAATTGACATGAACTCAATGATGAGCAATGCAACAAATGAAATGCTCACAAAGAATTCACAAATGATTAAAACCCAATCCGTTGAGGCAATTAAACAGAATACCCGTTCAATATTGGATATTGAATCCCTCAGAAAGGCCACGCAAGATTTAATTGAGACCGTTGAGGGTATTCGCAAAGTGCAAGAAGAGAGCACTCAGAAACAGATTAACGCTGAAAATGAGTTGAGGCAATTGGAGGAAACAATGACCAAGACCATATGCGGCATGAAGGCAATCCCTTCACACGTTGTATCAAGAGAACTAGAAACTGTAGAATCTAGGTGATGAATTCGTATAAAGAACTTTTTGAAATACATGAATTTGACATCAAAAAAGAAGGGATTGGTGGCAGTTCCTTCTTTTTGCCCGGTGAACTCATAGAAGCCATTGATTTCACTTCTTTGGGTGTTGTGCGTGAATCATCATGCCTACCCACTTATATTGAAGGTGAGAATTACGCCATTATGAATAAAGTTGGCGGTATTACCATCGAGAATAAGATATATAAGTTAATCAAGGTGGTGGATGAATTTAACGGAAGCAAGATAGATTCACTTATTGTTAAGCAAATCTCCGGTCCGGTCAGTAAGATATATGCGCTGTCTCCACATGATTGTGAATGCCACAAGATACCATTTCAAGAAGGGTTGCAATTGTTCCCTAAGGGGTTGCCTTGGTATAGGGTAAAGGAAAGGGTTAGGTTTAATCCATACGATATGTCAACCACACCTTTGAGTGACGTGGATAATACCATAAGACACATATTATTAAAACTGAACGGATTCGGGGACTATTATGACAATTACATTATAACCCCTAGCGGTAGACTATTGGATGAGGAAGAATTCAAAAATACCCTAACGATTTATTCTAGGGACTCTCTACCATACGGCAATGGGTTTGTTTGGAAGGCAAACAAAAACTTTAACGCCTCCATAGTCTACCCCAATACATTCTTGTTTAACCACGGTAACTTTATATCCTCAAACGGAGAGATATTTCTTAGGATTGACCTATTGGTCCGTGGACTTGATAACACCACCATTGACGGATTCTTCGGTGTTGAACCGATATATCTGAAAAACATCAATCCTAGTAAGTTCTTCAAGATTGTGTGGGATGAAAGGAGTTCAAAGAAAATAAAATAAGGTAACTATAAACAATTAGACCATACTAAATTTATTTAAAATAAAAAAAGATATGAAACTAAAAAGAAAAATTGAATTGCAGAAAAAAGCAAAAGAAATGGCAAATTATGCGGAAAAACACCCCAACGCATCCTTATTTAGTGGATTTATGCCATCAGAAGAATACGACTATTTAGTAAAATGCTTGGAAGAAATAGACAAACGTGCCAAGATTGCATAATTACTGAAAATTTTAAGAATTTAACATTAATAACGTATGAAACATTTCATTTATTGGAACCAAACTGCTAAAAAAAGCAAAGAGGAGATTAAATCCATCATGGATAAACAAGCAAATGGTGAAGAATATAAGTACGCAATAGTCGACACTGACCGCATAACAATTCAGAATTAAAATAATTATGGATAAAGAAAAAAGATTTGTTGGTGATGTAGACAACATTGACGGAGTTAGGGTAGTTCAAGATTATGATGACATTTACCGTGCCATGCAGAACGGTGAAACCGTGCTCCATTGGGAATACGGCAATTCCCTCGCACCGTTGATTAATAACGGCGAATTCTGCAAAATTAAACCTTGTGTTCCCGCAGAGGTAAAGAGAGGCGATGTTGTCTTTTGTGTCTTAGGCGGTCAATACCCGATGGTTCATCAAGTGACAGAAATATCAAATGCTAGTTACACCGGAGAACTTTGGTTCAAGATTGGTGATACGCACGATACAACCTATGGTTGGACCAAGGAAGTATATGGAATTGCTGTCGGCACAAACATTTTTTATGAAGAGGTGAAAAAATGGATGTAAAGACTTGTCATTTTCAAGATTTTTATATATCTTTGCACTGAAAAATTTGTTGCTCATTGTTTGGAATATAGTATAAGTGGTAATACGTCAGATTTTGGTTCTGAAGTTACGAGTTCGAGTCTTGTTATTCCAACAAAAATATTAATGGACATATGGAAGATTTTAACCACAAGGAGATTCACTCTAAAAAATTCTATCAATCGATAACTGAAATTGTTTTCGAGGCAGTAAAAGAAGTGCCATTTGAAAAGGTGGCAACAAAAGGCTCAAAAGAGATTTGGAAACTATTTTGGCTTTTTCCGATTACTTTGGAAACCCATAAGCAAGACGTTTATTCTATTAATGACAGTGATTATACGGAGAGCCAATTGAATAGCAGTCTCACGTATTTCTTCTCAGAGGGAAAGATAATGAGGAGGGCGATTGTCAAAATATATTGCGGCTCGCAAAATACTACTTATAAATTCAAAACAAATCGAGAAGCATTGGATTTTTTGGATAATGTTAAGAAGGCATGTAAAGAATGCGGAAACGAATTACTGTAGGATGGTCCCATAACTCAATTGAATAGAGTAACTGACTTCTAATCAGTAAGTTGGGAGTTTGAATCTCCCTGGGACTACTTGGAAAAAAATGTACGATTTTTCGTACATTTTTTCTTTTTTACTGTATTTATTGTAAAAAAGAAAGAAAATGCAGTGGAAAACACAGAAAGAAACGTTGGAACAACTGATAAATGTTGACCACATTTCCTATGAAGAAATTGGAAGGAGGTACGGCCTAAGCGGACAAGCGGTCAAGAAAGCGGCGCAAAGGTTAGGTATCACCCTCCCAAGAAGGAGAAGAATTAATCCGTCAGAACATTTCAACAAGGGAACCGCAGAAACGGCTGTTTGTGAAAATTGTGGAACTGAGTTCACAAAGTATACCGGACACAATGGAAGATTCTGTTCACTTGATTGTTACAATGAGTTCAAGCACAAGGAGGCTTACAGAGATTTCTTGGAAAACAATGACAAATACTGTCGCGCAAACTACAGTCCAAGAACGTTTAAGAAAGAAATATCGAAGGAACAAGGCGATATATGTGCCATATGTGGGGGTGGACAAGAGCACAACGGAAAACCGTTGGTCTTTATTCTAGACCACATTGACGGCAACGCTGCAAATAATAAGAGGGAAAATCTCAGATGCGTTTGTCCGAACTGTGACAGTCAGTTGCCGACATACAAATCAAAGAACAAGAACGGCGCAAGAAGTTACTATCGATATCACAAAGAAAAGTAACTTTAAAAAAATAAAAAAAAAAATAAAGAAAAACGATTATGGCTTGTGGATGTAAAAAGAAAGCAGAAAATGCAGCCAACACCAATGTTTCACAACAAGTAAAGATTACAAATGTAAATACAAATGCTTTGAGTGAAAGTGGAAGGACTAGAAGGGCTGAAAAAAGAATTATTCTAACCGAAGAATAATGAACCAATTCCATCAATTCCTAAATTGATGGAATTTTTTGTTTGAAAAACATAATCATTGAACTATTTATGGTTAACAAATACTAACCTAAGATAAAAAAATATATTGAAATGCCAACAATGAACTGTTGCTCAGAATTTCAGACCGAATGTCTCAAAGTTGTCACAATAGGCTACCTTAAGACATTTATAGGGAACAATATACAAGATTCAAACGGTAATATCGTTACCATTTCACAATCTGATGATACGTATTGCCCTAGTTATACTGAATTGACGAACGGTAGCATCATACCTAGCCATGTACAAGGGAGTACACCCAATTCTGACGTAGACGGTGTAATCATATCTACGGCAACTACACCATACAGTGGGACGCAACTTGTGGACCAAAGAGACCTATCCATTATATGGACTAGGCATAATGGATTGAACATCAGTGCATCATCTACTGAAATAGGTGCTTGTGGCGGTACGTCACAATTGAGCGTTGCCAATACCTACATCAGATATAAAAAATATATGAATGAGGCATGTGAGATTCCTTCCAACCCAAGTTCAAGCACGGTGAGCGACACTAGCACATCTGAGTTGACTTGGTACAAGGAATTGGCTGATGCAACCATCAATACAACAACTTTGGTCTATTCTCTTCCGAAGAACGAGGATGAGACCACCCCAATCAGATATGACCACATATCTGCCCATACCGTGTTTAGGACCGCCGTAAAGGGCAGCAATGTGATTACAATGACACAATCTGAAACCGGAGGCGACTACACCGAACATGATGCATATTACTACATAACTACTGCCGCCACTGCGGAAGCAACGACCGACACAACGTTCGTTTCGTGCGGTGCAATAACATACGGTGCCAAGTTCACGCTCAACCAAGACAGATGGGAGACACGACATTGGAAAGACTCTTGCGGTACTGAAGACCCGACAAGGACAAAGGACTTCAATGTTGGGCCTACTGCCTCAACCGTATATTCATCCGTCACTAGGAATTGGAGTGCAGTAGAATGTCCGGTAAGTTCAAGCGCAAACTCAGATACAATAGCGTTTACGTACACGGACCCGAAAACATCTGAGGTGTTCAACGGCTCGGTTAATTTCTCTAGGACGTGTACGCAGAGTTGCTGCTCTTCCTATGAATATAGGATAACTTCACCAACCCCAAGCGATGTTACGGGTATTGATAACTGCGGCGTTCAAGGAAACTTCATAGTAACAATGCAATATAAGTGCGCAGACGGTGGTATGCCAAGTGAATGGGAACCTTATACCGGATTTACCGTTACAACTGCATTTGTGTCCGGCCAAGACTTCGTATCGTTTAATGAACTTGCCTATGATGCTGCCGCAAATTGTACAACTGACGCTAGAAGCGGCACTTATGCAATAAGGGTACAAGCGGGTAGTGCCGGTGACGTTATATTGGATACAACGTTTAACGTGGTATTCTCTCAAGATGCCGGTCGTTGTGCTGATTGCGGATGCGGCTGCGAATCATTGATATTCGATGAGCCGGTATTACAGCCCTAAAATAAAATAAAAAAAAAAGAGAAAGTTATATATGACAAGTGTATTTTTCCCACCGGAAGGTGGAACAATAGTTCTTGGATACTCGATAGAACCTTGTGAAGGAGAAAAAAACGTAACATTCCAAAAGAGTGACGATGATTGGTTTTCAATCACCGTCGCACCGACTAGTTTAACACTGACGGCAACTGCCGGTTCTTCAAGAGAGGGGTATGTTACACCCCTTTTTAACGGGAATGCTTGCAGCAACATCATTGTGAGCCAAGGTTCTTGTGACTGTAGCAGTTTCATTGTCAGCGGGGTCAGCACCATAGCGTTCAACTATATAATACCCGCTTCCGGTTCACCGGTCGGTACGGTCATGGGTACATACACCCTTGAGGGGTGCAGTGACAGTGAGATAAGGTTTGACAGTGACTTGGGGCTTGTCGCTGAGAACGGTGAAATCAAACTTACGAGAGCCATTGCCGAATCGCAAGAATCAGCGTTCACGGAATATGACGTAGACATATATTACGGCCAAAGCAACGAGAAATGTTACAGTGACACCATCTTCCAAGAAGGTACGCTTGTAAAGTGTGACTGTAGCGGTGTTGAGTATTTCGTAGAATCATTCAAGAAATCATATCCGCTGAGTGGTACGAGTGAATATGTCATGATTGCTAGCGGAAGCACGCATAACTGCGGTGTATTGTCAGCCATAACTAGTTCTGAGATTTTCGAAGACGAGAATATTGATTGTAGATACAGCCAAGATAATACGAAATTTGAGTTTTGGGGAAAACTGTTACCCACAACCGCAAACCGTTCCGGCGGTCTCCGATTATATTACTTGGACAATGAGGGGGTGGAACAAGAGTGTGACAAGTCACTTATCGTAACACAAACTAGAACTTATTGTAACTGTGATAACCAAACGTCTTGGATAACGTTCGAAGAAGGATTCTCAGATGACGGTTGGGTTGATGATAACCACATTGTATTTTTCAACAGTTATCAAGATTATTTGGACGGCGCACAAGCCATTGGAAATAGGTTGGAGGGAAGCATACAAGATATTATAAACCATGAATATTTTATATTAAATCAGTTAGAATATAATTGGATGACTCCAATCAATATACTGAAACCTAGCAATAATACCTCAACTTGCCGCGTGATATGGCCTTCAAGCAGTGACGTGGATTGGATTTATCCGGCTTGCGACAATAATCACACATGGACTGACTGCGGATTCTATTGGAAACCAAATGAAACGAACGAACCACGAATTGCCCACATTACATTTGACCTTTATATTGATTTTGATTCCACAAGCAGTATTTCATTTGAGACATCAACTGAAGATGAAGATGAGTACAGAATCATATCCTATGACATCAGAGGTTGTTCAAAATGTGAGAAGCAGTTCAAATTTACCGTGTTACAACTTCCTAAATATGCACCACTGACTTGTTATACCAACCATAAACTAGATTCTTGTGTATCACTTGTCTCGTTAAACGATTATGTATTGCAAAAATATTATTATGGGTGGTATGATACATACTTTGTACCGGCAAACCCGGCTCAACAATTTAGACAAGCAATTGACAAAGACACCATCGCAAATGAGGCGGTAATATCTGCCGATACTAGCAGTGCCGATTGGGTATATATATGTGAATATAACTATGATAAGTATCTCTGCATTGATGACAATAATTCTTCCTCTGACCGTTCTGCAACCGTGACACTTCAAGTCCAAACAGAAAGCGGTGATGTCTGTTGTGATAAAGTATATGAATTTAAGCAACATCCGTTAATAACTGACTGTGCTTCGTTCAAGGAATCGTTTGGATATTATCTGTATTGTCAAGCCATAGATGACCACGGAGAATATGTCAGATATATTTCAGCCGACGGAGACACAACCTTAAATATGTATTTCTTCGGAGATTCTAGGGGTTGGAAAATGAGTGCCGTAACTTGTGATGCTAGCGGTGTTGATACACCCTCAAATATTGTCAACAGAATAGAATACTATGTTCCGTCTGAAACGAAATATCTTGGTGGATATAGAATGGACATTATTTATAATGACAATATATATTCAGACAGAAGGACTCAGTATCTTAAATTCTTCTACGTTGACGATAATGGGAACCAAGTCGGAGGAAGCGACTGTTTTACCATCTTGAAGACCATCCAATACGAACCCCAGACACCTACTTGTTATTGTCAGAGAATGGAGTTCAACCAAGCGGAAATCCAAACATCATATCCTTCTAACTATGGTGAGATATTTATCGGAACGGCCACGGTCAGCCAAGGTGCACCATATTGTAACAGCGTCAGTGCCTCAACCACACACTCTGACCTATTGTCTTGCAGAGTAGTCGAGACGGTCACGCACACAACATATGAGGTATATGCAACCATTGGAAGGAACACTAGTTCCACGACACAGACAGTTACCGTGGACATTAACTTGATAACTAGCGAGCCTAGGACATGTGACCAATACTATAGGTATGTAAGTTTCAACGTACTACCGGAAACATAGTCTGTTCATTTTTGTTTTTTTTTTTACCAACTTTGCCGAATGCGTTTTTCCATTCGGCAAAATTTTTTATTGTTAATATGCATTTTTTTCCATGAAAATTTGTTATTTCAAAAAACTTTTTATATCTTTGCAAAAAATCGCGGGATGGTAGGAGTGGTTTCCTCGGTGGTCTCATAAGCCACAGACGTTGGTTCGAACCCAACTCCCGCAACAAAGGTTCACCACTTAGCGCAGATGGTAGAGCAACGTAATGAATGTTTTCAATGGATAACTGAAGGAAACTCACAGCAATTTAAAAAGTTGATTAGTAATCCGTAGGTCATAAGTTCGAGTCTTATAGTGGTGAACCTATTTTAATTTAATAAAAAGTTAACATTACGATGGAAAAATATATTTTAAAGGTAACTATTTCATACAACGAGAAGCCGGAAAACGACAAAAAAGAGCACGAAAGGGTGAATACCTTAACGCACTCAATTTGTGAGACATCGATAGATGATGCAATCAATGAAGCCAATCATTTAATTGGTGAGTTGGAAGAGAAATTCGGCTTCAACTTTCCAAAGAGGTTTGAGGTGTCAAGCATGAAAAAGGGATATGAAACCATTTGTTCATATGTAGATTATGTCATAGTTGGTGTAAGTTTAACTACTTTATATTTCTCTGACATTAATGCTGCACTTGAACACGCATTCAAATCTCAGAAAGAATATGAGGAATGGGAGAAAAATTAGATAATTATATACAATTAAACCCCAAAAAAATATGAGTTTAAGAAATAAAGAATCATTAGAGAAATACTTTGCAGAAAGTAGGGAAAGGATGGCTAAAAGAAAAATTAAAAAAGCCGAACATAGGAAGAATTCTAATAAACAACAAAAAAAAATGATTGAAACTGAAAAAAGAAAAGAAAAAATGTGGACGAAATCTTTCTTAAATGCCATAAAAGATGATTCTGAATGGTATGAGCATTGGAATTCTATGGATATTTCTATACATTCAGTTGAAATCATTAGCATATTAAGCAACAAAAAAACGTTAAATGATAACGAAAAAAGCGTGCTTGATTTTGCCTTTGAATTGGCTTATCCAAATGGTTTATAGGACCAAATAATATATAATCACCAAAAATTAAACAATAATATAGCAGTTGACATAAAAATAAAATAGTATGAATATAAGTGAATCATATAAGAAACTATCAGAATATTCTGATTTAGTAGAAACCATAACAAGTGGTAATACTAGTCGTATAGTATGTTTAAGAGGTATTAATGGAGTACAAACAGAAGAAATCACGTTTCACCCAAATGGAAAATGTGGCTCTATAGAATTAAATGATGAGGAAATGTTTGGAATTCGCTGCAATCATTTAATGTGGGCAGAAGGATTCGTTGAAGGCACGGAATCATTTATGCAAGGAATAAAGGGAAACGAGGCTATATTGATTTATGGAAACCATAAAGGCAGTCTTGAAGTTGAATTGTTAACTTGTTCTGATAAAGAAGATACAAGGTCATATGTTACACCATAATGTGCCATCTTCTATATCATTACCAAAAATTAACATTGCAGCCTTAGTGTAACGGTGGCACGGGACGCTTCCAGCGTTCAAGAGTGGTTCGACTCCATGGGCTTGCTCATATATGGTCTTTTCATACTTACGAGGAAACTAACAGCAATTCAATTTTTTTGTTTCTCATAGGCTTTACACGATTAAATGTTTCCTCTAAAAAAAAAATTAAAGAAAAAAATGAAGAAAGATGTTGATTTACCAAGGTACTCCTTGTTTTTCATTAAGGAAATACAAGAAAGTATAAATGAATACAACATAGTCAATGAGGGTGACTCAATCTCTATTGAGATATGTACCCAATCACACCCGTATTCCTATGATGGACTCAAGACCGTTGTATCCACTTTCATTAGAAAGGGGTATAAAACTAGATTGCCGGATTTTAAAATGGTAAAGGACGGTGATGAAAAGAACTATGTTTATTCATGGAACCTTGCTAAAGCAGAACCCGGAGACGATTTACCTTTTTAACTAAATTTTACATATAAAATAAATTTTAAAAAATGAAAAAGTTAATTTTGTTTTTGGCACTTATCTGTGCCACAGTTTCGATGAGGGCACAGATTGCCACTCAGAACAGTAATGCCTTGGATAATATCGGTGTAGGTGTTACGGTTGGTGCAACGGCACCGTTGGATTTCAATGACGTTCTGCCATTAAACACAAACTTCGGTCTTAAACTGACAAAGGACATCAGTCCCAAGTTCGGCTTGCAGTTGGAAGCGTTAGGATTTTTGAACGACAATCACTTCAGCAATGTCAAGACCGCAATCAAGGCTACGAATGTAGGACTTAATGGTGTGACAAACCTATCTAACTTATTTGGTGGGTACAAGGGAACACCTAGATTATTTGAAGTTGGCCTAGTTGGTGGCCTCGGATGGTTACACACTTGGAATTCCGCCAATAATTTCCTTTCTGCAAAAACCGGCCTCGACCTTTCATTTAACATGGGCAAGAAGAAGGCACACAGTTTGGTCTTAACACCGGCAGTATATTGGAATCTGAACAAGTTTAATAAAATCCAATTCAACAAGAATGGTTCACAGTTGGCCCTTAACGTAACTTATGTATATCACTTCAAGACTAGCAACGGCACACACCATTTTAAGACATATGATATTGGTGCGATGAACGATGAAATCAATTATCTGAAGGGTCGCTTGGATGAATGTGAGAAGCAGAGTCCAAAGATTATCCAAAAGATTGTTGAACGCCAAGTTGAAAAGAAGGTTTCACAGCCAACACCAATGCAATGGTTAGTACAGTTTGCAAAAGGCAATGCGGACCTCAGCATCAAGGGCATGGAAACTCTGAACACCATCAAGGAAGGCACTGTTGTTGAAATTGTCGGTATGGCTTCTCCGGAAGGTTCACATGACTTCAATATGACATTGTCTAACAGACGCGCAAAGGTTGTGGCTGATTATCTTGAGACACGCGGCGTCAAGGTGAAGTCTTGTCGTGGAATCGACACGTCCAAGGATACGAACAGACTTGCAATTGTCACGATTGCAGAGTGAGATATTAACAACTCAAATACAGAAGAGGAGGGGGATAATATCTAAAAAAAAATCCAATTTAACCGATAGTGTTTTTCAACGTCCATATGTCTACATTCTCCTTTAATTTGGTTGAATTGGTGGTTACTGCGACAAGTAAACAGTTCACGACGGATACCAATCTAGGCAAAACAGAGCCAATAAGTCCGTCACTTTTTACCTAACAGATAGAAAAAAAAAAATAATTCATTATGGAAAAATGCATGCGGTGTGAGCACGACTTGATATTGACATCTAATTTTATGCTAAGTGAGGTTAGCGGGGTGGATTTGGATGAAGATGATGATGCAATAGTGACATATGCAGAGTGTCCATATTGCGGTGCCAAATATGAATTGACCGATACTCCGGAATCAGAGAAGAAAAATTACCCCTATTGGAATGGAAACCATTCCATAGTTTACGAATAAAACATAAGATGGACTCGTAACTCAGTTACAGTGAGGTTTAATCTCCACCAACTAAAGTTGAAATTTAGTAAATCAGCGGCATAAGTTCTTAATTGAATTGCGCAGGAGAGAATGGAGGTTTACTATCTTGCAAGAATTTCAATATGGTACTGATACAGTGAGGTTTAATCTCCACCAACTAATGCACACATAAAAACCTCCGAGGGCGAAGATTAATTCTTCGATGGGCATACTGGATTGACAGTTGAAAGACCTTGTAGTGGCAAACACGTGATTGAGGTCAGTGTGATACGTAAAGCAACGTGATGGAGACTGTGAAAGAGAAAAGCAGTGAGAATCTGCACTTTAGTAGAATCCTTAAGTGGATTGAAGGAGTTAATTGCTCTAAGACAGATGTAGGAGGTTTTACATTAGTTTAGTGCTGCTAGACCACAACAAACAAACAATCGCTGAAGGTAACATAGTGACTATCGTAGTTACAAGGCAAATCTTGTAAGTCAAAAGCCTAAGCCTTCTTAGGGATGGACATAAAATGGACTCGTAACTCAGTTGGTTAGAGTAGCAGACTCATAATCTGAAGGTCGTAGGTTCAATTCCTACCGGGTCCACAATTTTTTCTTTTTTTTTTTTCTTGTTATATATATTTATAAAGAAAAAAGTGATTATTATGACAGAAAAAAGAATTAAAGAAATAATAAGGGAATGTATAAACGAAATTACAGACAACGCGAATGACGATAGAATTAAATTTAACCCTAATCAATTTAGTAGTCTTACACAACGAATAAAAGAATTATACCCTAACGGTACTGGGGGGTTTCATCCCTACAAACCGGAAGAAAGGATAAGGAACTTTGAAGGATTATTTAAGGCTGATAATCCGGATTATAGAAATTTTAAGAAATGGAGGGAAAGGAAAATAAACGTGGAGCATTGGGATTCAATAAACGCAAATTGGGAGAATTACTGGAAAGAACTAGAACAACAAAAAACTTATAAAAAAATATAAAGAAAAAGATACTTTTTGAAAAGTATGTTATATTTATATTAAAAAAATCAGAAATTTTATTTGAAACATATTATGGATAAAAAGTATATCACGACATCATTTTTCACATCGGTAGCCGCAAATAACTTTTGTGGTTGTTGTTGCGTGTCCGTTTCTTTAAAGGTTTGAGACAGTCGTGAGAATACATAAATATCTATAGGCACTTACTTCAATATATATTCCCAAAAAGGCTGTTGAAAACTGTAAAATGTATTCAGCAGTCTTTTTTTATGGAAATAATTTTGAAAATTGAAAATTTTTATATATTTTTGCATTGAAAAAAATTGGTCCCTTTGCTGAGTGGTTTAGGCGGCGGTCTGCAAAACCGTATACATTGGTTCGATTCCAATAGGGGCCTCAATTGGAATCTTAGCATAGAAGGTTCATGCGTGAGACTGAAAATCTTGAGAACGTAGTTCGATTCCACGAGATTCCACAAACATTTTTTTCCAAGGTAATAACAATGTTTTTAACAAAACAAGCAACTCTGTGCGTAACTACCGATAAGAGCGGTGACCTTGGAAAAATTTTGGCTCGATAGTTTAAGGGTATATAACTGTTAACACATATTCTAATAAAATCTAATAAAAATATTATTGATTTTATGACAAAAATCGTTATTTTTTAAATGTTAATGATATTTATATATGAATAGCAAAATAAATAATACGAAAAAATCATTACAGAATATGCAGTTAAAAGTTGTTGAGGTCACAAAGACAAACTATACTCTTGAGAATGGCGATGTATATGAACATACATTCGATATTGATGAGGACATTACAGTAGATGAATTTCAGAAACTACTTGATAATGCGAAGAACACAATCATCGAAACACTAAATAAGATTGAAAAAGATGAGATATAATGGGCAAGTTACTAAAGATAGAAGAAGCGGCCCAATATCTCAATGTGTCACAAGATTGTCTTCGCAAATGGGATAGGGCAAATAAACTCAAACCACTTAAAACCGTTGGTGGGCATAGACGTTACAGCACAGATGTTCTTGACGAATTATTAGGAAAGAAAAATATTGTGAATTATGGAAATCTGTATGAACATCTTTGTTCCGCTAGTTACATTTCACAAATGATTGGTGACGATAATGCAGAAGAAATTGAAAAGATAAGAGTTGATGTGGGTGATAAACTACTTAAACTACACGAAAAAGAAATAGAATGTTAAGGGCAATTAAGATAAGGTTATATCCAAATAAGGAACAAGAACTGAAACTAAACAAGGTTTTGGGCTGCTACCGATTTGTCTATAACCAAATGCTTGCTCTCAAACAACAAGAATACAACGAGAATAAGAAATCATTAGGGCTTACAGACCTTTCAAAATACTTTCACGGAACATTGCTGAAAGACGAACAATATGAATGGTTGAAGGAACAGAACACAAAGGTGATGAAGCAGTCAATAAGGCAGATGCTTTCAGCCTATGACAAGTTCTTCAAACAACATAACGGATTTCCAAAGTTCAAGTCAAAGAAGGACAAACAATCAGCATTGTTCCCATTGGAAGCAATATCAAAGGGAAACAAGTTCAATGAGAGAAAGATAACATTAACACAACCGTTAAAGGATATTAGATTCAGATGCTCAGACTTATACTTTAAGAGGCTTCAAACATACAAGGAAGGAATAAGGAGTGCTACCTTATCGAAAACCAAGAGTGGTAACTATTTCCTATCCATCCTTATAGAGTTACCTCAAGAAGAAATAATCAAGTTTGGGCAAACTAGTGAACGAGTTGGCATTGACCTTGGAGTTAAGGATTTTGTAATCACAAGTGACGGAGAGGTGTTTGAAAACAAGCATTTCTTTAAGTCACAAGAAAAGAAGATTGCAAAGTTGCAAAGACAATTGTCAAAGAAACAGAAAGGTTCTAACAATAGGAACAAACAACGTGTTAAGGTTGCAAAGGTATTTGAAAGGCTTGCCAATCAAAAGGATGCTTACATACATAGCGTTGTTAATGAGTTGTTGGTTTATTATGACACAGTATTTATGGAAGACTTGAATGTTCAAGGAATGCTGAAGAATCACAAGTTGGCAAAAGCCATCCAAGAGGTTGGTTTCTATAGGTTCAAGCAGATACTTGAAGACAAGGCAAATAACAACTACAAGGAAGTTGTATTTGTTGGTAGATTTTATCCAAGTTCAAAGACTTGCCATAAGTGTGGGTATGTGAATAAGGAACTGACGTTGAATGACAGGGAATGGACTTGTCCAGTGTGTGGCGAGCATCACGATAGGGATTTGAATGCAGCAATTAATATCCTAATGGAAGGTGAGAGAATAATAGGTAGCCGTACTACCGAATTTACGCTTGTGGAGAAACCAACTGTGGATGACCGAACTTTATGTTCCTAAAAAGCAGTGTTTCGCTGAAACAAGAAATAAAATATAGTAGAATCATAGATTTTATTAGAATTTTATATACGGTAAAATTTGGCTTTTGTACCGCTAAGTTCTCAGTTCAATTCTGAGTCGAGCCTCAAATTCTAGAGAGTTGGGGGAGTGGCTGAACCCGGAAGTCTTGAAAACTTCTGAACAAGTAATTGTTCCATCCGTTCGAATCGGATACTCTCTGCAAAAAAAAGGCAATGATATAGAAGTTTACCCATAAAACAAAAAATGAGTGAATCAGAGAGATTCGCCCATATGTTCGACAAGTCAATTGGACTTGTTAAACCTAATAGGGTGTTTGTGTTGTGTGAGAAAGTGGCTTAATAACCCTTCTTAATTTGGGTGATACAATATTGGTACATTGATGGTAATTGGTGTGCATTATTAGTATCATCTTTTTCACAATAATATGTGTGACCATTTGATTCCCATGTATGACATGTCATATGAATATCATCACAAAATCCTTCATATGCCATCTTGAGGTCTTCTCTTTCATTATCAATATAGTCTTTTAAGCAACGGACAATTTCCTTGTATTTTTGGGGGTTTGTTAATTTTAATTGAGTTGTTAACTGTTGTGCCATATTTTGCCACTCATCATAGTTATTGGTTGACTTACCGTTATTGGAATTAGGCAAAACGCTATATTTATCCGCATAAGACTTAGATGGATTAAAGTTGTCAATTTTACCAATCATATTTATTTCATTCAACACCATATTCACAGACTCTTTCACTATTCTATGAAGGTCACTTTCTGTTAATCTTATAGGTTTCTTATTCATATTATAATACGTATTAATTCGTTATTTATTAATAATAAATATCAGTAAGATGGAATTTGTTGGGTCAACTTCTATGTTATTACCCTAATTAATGGTTAAAAAAAAAAACATTTCTTAACATACAAAGTCTTGTGGAATTCAAAAATTTTATATATCTTTGCAACGTAAACATATTGTTCAACTAAAAAGTATATCTGCTATGATTAATTTGATTTTAGGCGCAGCATTGGGCTATTTCGCTGCAAAGTATTTCATGGAAAACTAAAGTGAAGGAGGAAAGAAAGTTATGTCAAAGATTCTTGAAAACGACTTTAGGAGAGAACTCTACAAGAACCTAGTAGAGGCCGGTTATTCAAAGGAAGAGTCTCAGAAAATTGTCGGCGCAAAATACTATACCGCCCTTAACAACAATGTTAAGGAAAGGCAATAATATAGCAGTTGGCACAAATAGTTTATAAAATGCTGTCAGAAATGACAGCATTTTATCGTTGTGGTCTACCCCATCTAAATAAGACAAAATTGGATAAATCCTTTTTTATTATTTGATATACTCTTCTCGCAGACATTTCATTATCAAATGTAAAAGTAACTATACCTTTCACTTTTACAAGCCACACATTTCTCCTACAATCACGTTCTACACAAATATCAATAACATTCTCATACTGTAATACGTCTGTTTTATTATTTTCAATGTAACGCTCTATAGTACCATTATTTAAACGAACTATAGTTTGAACCTCATGATAAAGTAAAGTTGGAATATAGTTGTTGATTAGACCTGTTGTCTCTTGAAAGAATCTAATAGTCTCTTCTTTTTTTGATTGAATCGCCAAATCTCTTTCTTTATCACTTCCATTAGCAAATTCATCCCACAAATACAAAGCATAGGTCTCTACGCTATTACACTGAGGCATTTTTATTGCAAGTTTAAAATGCTCGCCATCATTTATTACATAATTACCATTACAGGCATAAATAGTTTCTGCTGTATCTAACATTTCTTTACTTGTATAACCAACAAATTCCATATTACTGATATTTATTATTATAATTGTTGCAAAATTAAAGAAATTATGGATAACAACCAAATAAATGGGCAGAAAAATAACAAAAAGGCATATTGCCCAAATATGTTTTTTGATAATGGCACTGTAAGTATTGGTGAATTCAAGACATTGGATGATGCAATGAACTTCCCAATAAAGGAGATTTGGTGTATCAACAGAACTGAGGATAATAAATTTCAATCATACCAATCACAAGGGTCTAGACTTCTAATTATTTGTAGTTGGAATAGAAGCATCCAAGACACGTTGAAATTTGTGATGGCAGTGATTCACAAGAACAAAGTTGGTAAGATTTACTATTGGGGTATGGATGATTTACCATTATATCCTGAAGAAAAAAAGAATCAATTTGAAGGTAGTCTTGGTGACGATGCAACATACACATTATATCAAATAGCAAATAACAGATTAAATTGTAATACAAATATGAATAAGAAACTTATAAGATTAACAGAGAATGACCTTCACAAGATTGTGAAAGAGTCTGTAAAGAGAGTACTGAGAGAAACTGCACATGACATTAATTCACCTGAATACAAACAAATGTATGACAGTGGTATTGAAGATATGTGGGGGAATTATGACAACCCAGATATGGAGTATGAACCATATGCTGAAAAGTTCTTGAATACGCCAAATGCATCACAAAACTTTAAAGAGTTTCCAAGACAAAGTGTCAAAAGAGATTTGGATTTTGACCCGTTATCAAATAAAGGAATGCGGCGTTACTATGACCAAAAAAGATTAGATAAGATTAGGAATAAAAAATACGTTGAAGATAGGTATGATGAAGCATTGAAAGGCCTTATGCGCCTTCATATCGTCAAGCAATTTGGACAAGACCCAAGAACATTAAGTAAAGAAGAAGTTGTTGATTTGTATGATGGTTATATGAATGAACGTGGTAGAGCAGCAGAACGAACAAGAGAACTTAACGCCCGTGATAATGAGTTCTAAGCAGCAACCAATCCCACTCTAATCTCATCCCAAGTCCTAACCAAACCAATAGACTTAACAAACATATCTGAAAAGCGTTCGGATTCGGACGCTTTTCTTGTGTTCCAGCGGTACACAGCCTCGTCAATGTAAGACTGCAAATGCTCGTCAGATACATCGTGATAGCAACCGACTATCATTCTACGGAAGTGGCTCCAGAAGCCCTCAATGGAGTTGGTAAAGATGTCACCGTTGGCATACTCCTCAGCCTCGTGCTTTACCACTGCATGAGTATATCCCAACTCAGCAAGACCATTGTAGGCTGACAGTTCATCAGTGATAACTCTTGAACCATCAGCAACGAACTGCTGAATGATGGGCTGCAAGGTAGCCTTATCCGTCTTCTCCACAACAAATGCGTGAACATACGTGATAGACTCTTCTTCACCCTTACTGTTGATAAAGGTGCTGCGCTCCATCATACCGAAGACAGGTGTCTTGGTCTTTGTGGAACGACCTTGGGTCTTAGGTGTACGCATTGACTTGTGCTTCCATTTCTCCTTACCACCGATGTACGCCTCATCACACTCCACAGTACCCTCAAATGCTTCTGCATCACTCTGAGGATAAAGAAGACGTATCTTCTGAAGCATATACCAAGCAGTTGACTGAGTAACAGAAAGGTCACGGCTCAACTGATGACTGCTGATACCCTTCTTATGGGAAGATATAAGATACATGGCAACGAACCACTTGATGAGTGGCAACTTGGTATTCTCGAAGATAGTACCAACAAGGCAAGAAAAGTTCTTGTTGCACTCAGTGCAGTGGAAACGTCCGTTCTTGGACATCTTGCAGTGATGTTTACCACAATATGGGCAAACAACGTCTTGTTCATTGCCAATACCCCAACGACTTTCAACGATGGCTTGCTTACACTTCTCTTCAGATGTGAAATACGCTGTGAGTGAAATGATGTTGTTGAATTTCTTGAAATTAATCATATGCTGCATTGTTTCTCAATTACAATGCAAATATACGAAAAAAACGGGACATAGAAAAGTCCCGTATACCTATAAATAAGCCGATTTTGTGCCAACTGCTATATTATTGCCTAAGGAAATTGTCGGGGCTTTTCTTAATGAAATCGAAAGTGAAAACTATGAGAATGGTTTGAACTGTGAAGAACTCACGGCAAAACTAGGTGACTTAAGAACTCTGAAGGAACTTCTCTCAAAGTAGAAGAAACAAAGTGAAGGAAACCCACAGCAATTTTATATAGTTTCAGAATAAAGGATTTTAAACTCAAGGTTTCCTATAAAAATTAAAAAAGGTGAGCGAAAAAATGCTCACCTTTTATTGTTATTGTTTAACCTTGGTCCAATTATATAAACCTAAGTAATAAGCACTTGTTCCCATCCAAACGTCATATCCACTGCTACCTTGTGGAACATAAAGAGTACCACCCGTCTTAACATTTTGGAAAGTATTACTTTGTATTGTTGGTGCTGTTGTGGCAAGCGAGGTTATACTTGTTAAACCGTAACAACGTTCGAAAGCACTACCACCAATGCTTGTGATACCACTGCCAATTGTACAACTTGTCATGGCAGAACAACCACTGAAAGTGTTTTGACCAATACTTGTAACACCATTTGGTATTGTTATGCTTGATAAACTGAAACAACCATAGAAAGCAGCGGCACCAATGCTTGTAACACTGTCCGGAATTGTTATGCTTGATAAACTACGACATTGATAGAAAACCAATTCACCAATTCTTGTAACACTGTCCGGAATTGTTATGCTTGTTAAACCGGAACAACTATTGAAAGCCCAATCACCAATGGTTGTACAAAGTCCACCAATTTCAGCACTAACACAAGTTGCGCTGTATGGTTTTGTCATTGCGCTTGTTAATGTTCCACTTCCTTCAAGTTTAACAACTTCACCATTGCTAAGGGTTAATTTACATAATGGGGGGGGGGTAGGATTGTAGTGGACATCACCCTCAGCAACACAAAGTGATACGTTTGGCTTGGGATAATCCGTGGCAACGTATGCTGTATAATCGGCATGCGTTGCAAATTCTTTAACGTACTTCATAATTATTATTTTTAAAGATTTTAATATAAGTTATTTTCTTTATAAATATCTTGTTATTTTCATATTTTTTATATATCTTTGCAATAGTTAAAAAAATGTTAAATTTAAATTATAATAAAATTATGCTTTTAAGTGATTTGAAAAATAAAATCGGGGAAACCGTTGATGGTTATGAGATAAAAGGTCTTAAATTGGTCCCGGCTAGGTTCCAAATTTTAAGAAAACTATCATCAACCGATGATTTGGTTCTAATGAAAGTTGATAAGTTAGGTAGAAACTTATTCAGTTTTTATTTAATGTCAAGGTACCAAGAAGATACGGATAGAATTCCTAACCATAATTTTTACGGTTATGGTAACGGCACAACCTTTTTCGACGCCGAAGTTGCATATAATGCATTGTTGGCAAAAATTCACGAAAAAAAGAGAGAACTTGGTAAGGCTGAATTTGAATTACAAAAAACAATGCACAATGTCTTGTCCGTTCTGTGATATTAAGAAGGATTCAATTATATTTGATGGTGATAATTGGGTTGGCGTGAAGGATGGATTTCCGGTTTCAGAAGGACATACTCTGTTAATTCCAAAAAGGCACTGCGAAACATTCTTTGATTTAAACAACGATGAGTTAACTGAATTGGTTTCGTATTGCATTCCAACAATAAAGGAGATATTGGATGGGGAATATCATCCGGACGGTTATAATATCGGCGCAAATTGTGGAACCGCTAGCGGACAAACCGTAATGCACTGCCATATTCACATCATACCAAGATATAATGGTGACGTGGATGACCCTAGAGGTGGAGTGAGAGGTGTAATTCCAAAAAAACAAAAATATTAAGGTGAATGACAATTTTTAACATACAAAGTCTTGCGGAATTCAAAAATTTTATATATCTTTGCAACGTAAATAAAAACAACGTTATACACTAAGTAATAGACACGTTCGGAGGCTGTCGAGGAGTTTCAAGTTTCTTCTCTTTTTTCACAGTTGCGTAAACTTGAGGTACGGGCCGAACCAAAGAAGCCTTGGCTGGGTTGTCGGATTTCGAGCCATGCGGGTAAATTTCAATAAACCGTCCGTCCATACCGCGTTAAGGTTGCTGTTTTTTTCCATTAGGGGGTTGTACAGCGCTAGCACAAACAACCCAAACGCCCAATCGTCTATTGGTAAGACACCATATTATATTAATTTGGGAAATGAGGTTCGAATCCTCAGAGGGCACAAAGATAGTTTAATAAGCATTCACAATGAATCAAGAGAGACCATCAATTACGGATATTTTCAGCGCAATGACAGCCAATCAGACAATGGCGGTTGCAAAGGAAGAAAAAAATCCAACCAAACTTTGGAAAGAGTTTTGGATTGAGAATGAGGTGTGTTGTCTCTTTGCTGATGCCAATGTTGGCAAGAGTATTCTTGCCGTACAAATAGGAAACTACATATCCGAAAACATATTAAAGGATAATGAAACGGTATTGTATTATGATTTTGAATTAAGCAAGAAACAATTCGAATTAAGATACACTGACAAAGAGTCAAAAAAGCCGTTTAATTTCAGTGACCGATTCATAAGAGTTGAACTTGACAGTGATGTGGTTAGGGATTATTGCGAATACAGCAAGAAACCGTTTGATGAGGTTATTATCCAAGCCATTGAGGCAAATATATCCAAGTATAACTCAAGAGTCCTTATTGTGGACAATCTAAGTTGGCTTGTAAATATGAAGGATACTGCCACAACTGCCGGAAAGTTAATGAAGAACTTGTGCAATATCAAAAAGAAATATAATGTAAGCATATTGGTTCTTTCACACACACCAAAACGTAATCTTGGCTCACCGCTCACGCAAAATAGTTTAAGTGGCAGCAAGAAACTGACAAATTTCTTTGATGCAATGTTTGCCGTCGGTATGAGTATTAAGGATTCTTCCCTAAGGTATCTTAAGCAAATCAAGGTCCGGACCGGGGAATTCAAATATGGAGAAGACCACGTCGCAATGTGCAAGATAGAAAAGGATGGCCCGTTCCTAGGGTTCAAGATGCTTGGCTTCTCAACGGAGAAGGAAGAACTAAAGGCACCCTCCGGCAAGAATAAACCAAGTGTCAAGTCGAAAAGAAACACAACTAAAAAGAAACGTGGTAAGAGGTTCAAGAGTGAACTGACGAATTTCCAAATTGACATGGTTGAAAAAATGGTTGAAGATGCCTTTTCAAGCCTTTAACATTTATTAACATTCAAAGTCTTGCGGAATTCAAAAATTTTATATATCTTTGCAACGTAAACAAAAACCCGCAACCTAGTTGCGATGAATTAACTAACTATTTTATAAACCTTTAAAACTTTTAAAACAATGGGAAAGTTTTTACAGATGATGAGTCAGAATGACTCGAAGGCTCTTGTAGCACGTGCGTCACAAATCAACACTCAAGCAAAGATTGCTCAAGAGGAAGTTATCCACAAACTCAAGATTGAGAAGACCAACGTGGAAATGAAGATTCAAGGTCTCACTGACTTTGCTCCCGACACCACCGATTCTCTCCGTCCCGGCGTAAAGGGTTGGAACCCCAACACATGGGCCGCTGACTTGCAAGAGGCCAAGACTCGTCTCTATGAGATTGGTATTGAGTTGAAGATTGCTCAGTCCACCTTTGACGAGTTCTTCGGCGGCGATGACGATGCAGCCGGTGAGGACTAATCGTTCCCTCTGTGTGACAAGAATGGTGGTCACTATTGTGCCACCATTCTTTTTAAAGAAACTATTAATTATTTAAACAAAAAAGTTATGTGGAATTACGTAAGACTTCGTTCTAATCAAAGCCCAATGGCTAGCATTTTGTCTGATTGCACCAACAAGGCAAACTTGCAACTAGTAATCTACCATTTGAGTGAGAACCACGTCGAGTGTGCAACGGTTCGTTCTGAGTCTGAGGCAAGAGCCTTTAACTTGGATAACAATACCGCTAGTCAAATCTCCCGTGATGCCGTTCATGGTCCGCATGCAATACTCGCATACGACATGGCAAATTCAACAGTCTATCTCATTGACAGTGTCAAGGACTTGGTGGTTGCTTCTGCTGTTCTCCTCTGTGTGGTGACAGAATTGTTAGGTGCACAAGTTAGCGTTGGCCGTGGTGTCCGTGAGGAACGTATGGGTGAGGTTGAGCCTAACACTCCAAACCAACGACCTAACCGTGAGGTAGCAATGCGAGACTCTAGGGGCCGTTTTGTTCCTAGGAGAAATGAGGATGCTTGTTGCAACGACGAGCCTTGGAAGAATCCGCCAACGCCATCAGCACTTGAGTGTGGTGGTCTGTTGAACCGTCGATTCAGACTAGGCAAGCATTAATCCGATTTAACATTGACCCACCACTTTGGAGAATGTGTGGTGGGTCTTTGTATTGAACCCATTAAGGTTTAAAATATCTGTTGAATTATTGATTTAGGTCAAAATAATGCTCATTTTTCGTATTTAACCCTTCTTAAAGATAGAAATTTGAATCCAAATTAATATATATTATTGGTGCAAATTAAAAATAAGGGGAAACCCAACTTAAAAAAGGGAAAAATGATGAAGAAGATTGCAAATTTTTTTACTGCTTGGATAAATAGCAGTTCTATGACTCCTACCGGAGTAATTCCAATGATTAGATAATCAGAAATTATCTTTTCATTTTTTGAAAGAAAATTCTTAAAAACCAAATAAATTAAAAAAATTAAATTTAAAAGAAGATGAAAAAGATTTTATTTTTTGTAATGGCCTTAGTTGCCATGGTTGTTACTTCTTGCAATTGCAAGACAAGTAAGTGCGAGACTCTAGCAGACGAGGATAGTGTTGAAGTAGTCAATGACACCGTTGTTCTTGACACGGCTGTTGTTGTTACTGACACTCTCGCTGTTGAGTAGTCTTCAAAACGAAGAAAATAACAATTAAATAGCACCAAGTGGTATACGTCAAGTTTCCACTTGGTGTTTTTTTTTTGGTTTAAAAAGAATGATAAACTTGTTTTTTTCATATTTTTTATATATCTTTGCACCAAAGTAAAAAATAAAAATCATGAACAAATTTAAGATTATTGCTTGTGTTAACAAGAAAAACGTCATTGGTAAGAATGGTAAACTAATCTATACCATTGGTAATGACTTGGCAAACTTTGCTAGTATGACAAAGTTTAACGGCGTATTGGTTATGGGGAGAAAGACGTTCGAAAGCCTCCCGAATGGTGAGCCGCTTAAGGATAGGGTCAATATCATACTGACCGGTAATGAGGATTACGGGGTTGACCCCAAATATGATAACGTATATATCGCCCATTCCGTTGGTGATGTTGTCGAATTATGCGAAGCATTTTTCTATGACAAGGAATTGTTTGTAGTAGGCGGTCAGTCCATATACAGCCAATTTATGGATTTGGGCCTCGTGGATGAAATGCGACTGACAATCGTTAACGATGAAGAGGACGGTGATGTCACGTTTCCGGAATTTGATGAAAACGAATGGTACACATATTATAAGTCAATGGCCCAAACTAGTTCATTTGAAGGTGTTGAGCGTTCATTCTATTTCAAGATTTTAAAGCGTAAATTCTAGATAGCCATCAAATGTCGAAAAAAAAGAATGACCATTCCATAGATATTAGAGATATATGTTATTTCGTTGACCATGTACATGACATAGATTTCAGAGTATCCTTAATAAAGGACTTGGGTTATTCAATAGGTGTAAATGTGGCAACGGAAAACTCTAAATTAAAAGAAGTTACGATTGGTAAGAGAAACGAAATAAGGATACAGATAACCCCAAGAACGAAACATTCTAAATTAGTAAAGTGTGCCATTATCCGTTAAAAAAGGTTAATGGTTGACTGATAACTTGTTTTTGTGAAATAAATTATATATCTTTGCACAAAAAAACTTTAAAACATTAAATAATGACTGATTCACAGACCCTACATGAGAACGGCAGCAATGTTGCCGATGTCGAGAAAAATGAAAATGCCGTCAACACATCCAATGGTGTTGAGAAAAACGGTGAGACAAATGGTGATGGTAAGACCACTGAGGAAACAAGCAGTGCTCAAAGTGACCCGGAACCCTCTACTGCTGTGGAAAGTAAGAGTGTCGTAAATAATGACCCTAGGGATGACGATATGGGCTTGAAATTCCTTAATAAGGATTTCGTATATGAATGTATGTCGGTTCCGTCTCACAGTAAGAAAGAGTTTAGAATGGTAATATTCATAATTCTTTGGGCTAGACGCAACCACATCAAGTATGAATTCGATGAGTACGGAAACGTATATCTCACAAAGGGTGTGCTCAGTGAAGGCGAATTCTATCCATGTGTCACTTCTCACATGGACACGGTACAAGACCGACAAGACCCATACATATATGCCGGTGTGCCCCTTGACCTAAAGACGGAACTAACGGCAGATAATAGACACAAGATAAGTGTGGACTCCCACGGCGGAGCATCAATTGGAATAGGTGCTGACGATAAGGGCGGTATCTGTATATGTTTATCAATGTTTAAGCATATTGATAAATTGAAGGCTTGTTTCTTCCTTGATGAGGAAAGCGGGTGCAACGGCTCAAATAATCTATCCACAGAATGGTTCAAGGATGTCGGTTATGTTATCGGATATGATTCTCCGGACTTGCATAGGGCCGCTTGGTCTTGCAGTGGGGTGAAGTTATTCAGTTATGAGTTCTATACCGAGCACATGAAGGAAGTGTGTGACAAGTGGGGTCTAGTCAAAGGATGCTTCTTCTCAGAGCCATACACAGATGTTAAGAATATCCGTGAAAAAACCGATATTATATGTATGAATTTTGGTAATGGCGGATACAATGCACACATGCCGGGTGAATACAGTATAATTGAAGATATGGACCATGCTTGCGGAATGGGTGTGGAACTTATACAGTCAATTGGGTGCACGGAGCATAAATTGAAGCACCTTGGCTCTAATAAATCCGCCATACAATACAGACGGACCGAAAATGGGACCTACGAGCCTATCACAAACGATGATACATCGTTGCTCAGAAGTTTGGGTGATGACACTAGGTACGGCGGTAAGGGTTCAACTACGACGAGTTCGGCCACTACCTATCGCACGGTCACCAAGAAGGAAGATGAACTTAAGTTTGACAGTGTCAAGTACATCGTAAACCGTTACGACTCCCATATTCTTGCTATTAAGGAAGAATTGATTAGGGACATCAAGAAACACTGTAAGAAACTTAAGGTTGATTTCAGTGAGATTGAAAAGATTATAGAGGAAAAATTTAACAACGAAATTAAATTCTAACGTTTATTATGATTGGAACCAAAATTCGTGGAATCAGACATCTTTGGCGGTTGTCTGATTCTTCACTTAAAAAAATATTAGTTAGTATTGGCGGCAAAGAATCTAGCATTTGCTATGTTGTTAAAAGTCGGGTAGATTCACAAATTGGTGAAAGACTCTTAATATTCAATCGCGCCATCGACAACGTGTCCTATAATTCCGATTCCTTGGAAGAATATTGTGGCATTAAAAGAGACGAGTTTTTTGCGCACCTAGTGTCATGTAATAAAATTTTTGAAGTATCAAATCTATCTAGGGCACAAGAATATGACAGATATTTCAATGACATGATATTGTTCCCGGATGATTTTGACTATGCTTTTAAGGCATTTCTGAATGAAAATTCAAAAATGATTAAGAGCATTTGCGACAAATATTGTATCGAGGCTTCAAGTGATGTGTGTAAGAGTATATTCTTGCTCACCGGAAATTCCAAGAACTTTTTTTTGTGGGCCATTAACCTTTTCCTTAGGGAGAATTGTTCGTTATCAACGATACAAAGTATTCTCACATGGAATGAATGCTACGGGCAACTCACCAAAAAACTGAAGAGGGGTGGAACGATAACGGCCTACACCCATCTTAACAGCATTAACGACCTATTAATCGAGTTAAGGGGTCTTAGGACTGAAAAGAGAATTAATGATGCAATTAACTCATTCAATACTCTTCAGAAGAAACTGCTCCGGTCAAACAATCATACTAGCATTGACAAGCAGACGCTCGCAAGATTTTCAAAATTGTCTGAAATAAAAAAGAACAACTTCATAAAGAAGGTGTCAACTATTGATGACTATTCGGAATTGATGAAACAGATGAGGCACGTAACTAGTACTCATTTTGAGTGGAGTAAGGAATCATTTTTGGATTCCATAAACAACATTGACGGCATTGATTATGAAGTCATATACGATAACGGACCAATAGTGTTGGTATATGTAAAGGACTATGAAACAATAAAGTATCTAGCCAAGACAACAAATTGGTGCATATCAAAAAATAAATCCTATTGGAACAACTATATAGAAAACGGACACAATAACGCAAAACAATATATGGTATTTGACTTCTCCAAGATGGAGGATGACAAATTATCAATAATAGGGTTTACCGTTACAAAAAACAAGGGTATAACATCTGCGCATAACTTCATCAACGATAATCTCATGCAAGTCGATGCAAATGCCCGGATGTTGAAGTCGTATCTGTCCAAATTCACCAACAGTAATAATATTTTCAAAATACTTGATGGCTGCGGAATCGATATCAACATGATAACGCATTATGAGAGGCCGCAATACTCTTGGAACTATAAAGGTGTAATGGATTACTTGTTCGAGTGTGTTGACAAGGAGTGCGTCAATATTATCACCAACGCCAATAATAAAATGGTGATTTCAGTTAGGAGTGAGTACATCAGATATTTCTTTGGTGATGCATACATTGATAGGGTTTCGAATGATTATTACGGGAATGAGCACATCTTGTTTATCGATTTCAACAAGAGTATGTATGACCCGGAAAGAATTGTCTTTGCAATAATCTCAAATGAGAATTATGACGAAGACTACTGTATCATGATTGATAACATATCCATGAATGCCCAAGGGCTGAATTTTGATACAATGTTGGTTGAATTCGGTGCACCGTATGATTGCATAAAGAGAACGGATAACGTGGAAAAAAGAATTGTTGATTCTTTTTATTCATTAAATTCAGTTGTTCTCCGGAAATGCTTAGATGAAAACGGTAAAATGTTTCATAAAATCTTAAAGAGTAAAATTGACCAAGGAGATTCATATGATGTGATTAAGGATTCCATTATGGGTCATTTATCCTTTGATTTGTTGGATATCATATACGACAGTGGCTATTCTCTTCAAGAGTATATCGGCGCTAGGCGTGTAGATTCCCTCCTCAGCGCACTTTTTTCCACGCTAAGGGACTGTGCCGCTAGGATGGGACTGAAAGAGTTAGAAAAGCCGACGGACGAAGAAGTTGATGCGTTCTACAACGAAATGATTGACAATCGGACAAAAACATTCTACATTGGTATGTATATAGCCATAAAGAAAATAATTGAACATGAAGGGAAGGACAATGAAAATTTTAAATCGTTTGTTTTCCGTTCGTTCAACAACAAGATTGTCGGTTCTATGATGAAGGAGTTTTACTACCTAATCATCCGGAAAATAGATTTTTCACGGAAATGTGACTTGTCTTCCAAAATCTTTCTTTATTTGGCCCAATATGGTGACGAAGAAATGAAAGAGACTGCATCATCTTTGATGAAGAAATATCCTTGGTTAAATAAAGAAGTAAATCTAAAGGAAGCAATATCAGTTCGGGCACTCTCTGATGTTGATATATTTTAGCAGTTTAAGAAAAATGGAAATTTTGCTTTTTTCTATTTCGTTAATGGTTACGCTATTTTTCCTTAACGATAAATTTAGCAAGGCTGTAAGAGTGATTGCATTCAAGGAAGATGAGACTAAACGTAGTGCCATCGTATCTTTAATTACCATGTTCGCAATGGTGTTACTGTGGGTGATTTTTTACTACTATGTTAAGGTTTATTAACACAAATAACTTGTCTTTACTGAAAAAAATATATATCTTTGCAAAAATCAATTAATTAATAACACAATGAACTATAGCAAGAAACAAATGCAGCCGTTGATTGATAAATACTCAATCAATCCGGAAACCAACAAACTTTTCATTAAGGTATGCGAAATGTTTGAAGACCAACCCAACTATCAAGTTTGGGCCGTTAAGATGGTTTTTTCATCAGCAATTCAGTTTGACGGGCTTGAGGAGATTCATCAGTGGATTACCGAAAACAATGAGTTGATTCCAAGTTTATCAAAGAAGAATATTATCTCATACACAACGAAGAGTGATATTGAAAAACTCTTTGATGAAATGAGTGGGTTGAAAAAGGTGGCATTTATAAAGAAAATGATTTCCAATTTCAACACAACCCAAAGAAAAATGTTAATATCTGCCTTGTTTGGGTCAAACAATGTGCCACTTAACCTCAAAAGCAGAGTTATCGATGAGTGGTATAAAATATTCAAGATTTTCGACAAAAAGCCTTGGGCAATCAAACACAAGTTCTATAGCACTTGTTCGGCACTAAAATCTTCCACATCATTATGTCAAGCAATCAAGGATTGTCTAGCAGAATCCTATACATGGGAGAACGGTAAGGAAGATTTGCTAAGTTTCATATCATACAATACCCCGGACTGTGACGTTGTGTTCGATGAGGGGAATTGTGTGGTGGTTCGGGTTCCTTCATACAATTCTAGCCATAAACTATGCGGAAGCGGCCGTACCGGTTGGTGTATTTGCCGTGAAGAGGGCTACTTCAGAAACTACGTTACATCAAAGCCGAACCGTGCGCAGTATTTCCTATTCGATTTCAATAGGAAAGAGTCCGATGCATTTGCTCACATTGGATTTACCATTGAGTTCGGAAGAGGTATTGTTGAGGCTCAGACGTGCCACAACTATGGTATGATGCAACCGTTCGAACAAGGTAACGAAAAACTCAGCATCCATGATGTGTTGAAGAATTTCGGAATATCCATGTCCACATTCATGAAACTACCAAAAGACCTTGGTTTTGGTTGGGACATTGATTCAATCTGCAAATTAATCAGTGAAAACGGCGGAAAAGTAGTCTACAATGCCAACGGAAGGATTGTTGCAGAGGCCAACGGTCAGTTATTCACGGCAATCACCAAGAAAACATTCATTGGAAAGAATGATTTTCAGTCAAATGGCATGAATAAGATTTTCCTATGCATTGATTTGAACCTACAAACCACTAACGGGAATTGCATAATTGCAATCTCCTACGCAAAGGATAAGTACGGGTCCTATTCTCTAGGCAAAATAAACAATGCCTTGGGCGAGAAACTAGACGAAAAGAGTCTCTCTGAACTTGGCATAAATACTGAAAACTTGTTTGATTTGCCGAAATTAGACCCGTCCGTGCTGCTGCATAAGTATATTGATGAAAACAATGAAGAGGCTGCAATAAAGTTGATTAACAGTGACTCCAAGGTGAATGTAAACTACATCTTCAATAATAGGGCACCGGTATTTGCCGCCATAAACAATTGTATGACAAAGTTGTATGACACCATTGTCAACCACAAGGACTTTGACAGCAACTACAAGGACGGATATGGTGAAACCTTGTTGGAAATGCTTCTTTATCTCTATGGCAATCCGGAAGTGGCTATCACGAAGGATGACAAGGATATGCTGAAAACAATGATTAACTCAACCTTGGCAAGTGAAACCTTTGATTTCAATGCTAGAGACTACAACAATGATACAGTTATCAATTCTGCTTGCACCTATAAGGAAGAGGAATGGGTAGTGGGTGTTATTGCCTCATTAAGGGAGGTTGACGTGAACGTGGTAGATGACTTTGGGTCCTCGCCCCTTACCACTTGCATAACCAACAAGAACCTTGGTGCCTTGAAGATATTGGGAATGAGACCGGATTTGAAGGTAACTGACGAAGACAGAGAACTTGCCAAGTCATTTAAGATAGACTTGGACAAATACATAAAGCCGTCTGAAAGTATCTTCGGAATGTATCCAAGACCAAAGAGAATGGAGCATAATCTTGAAGAGAAGCCAGTATCTGATGAGATTTTGGCTGAAGTCTTTGCCGAAGCATAAAGAAATTGAAACTAAAAAGAAAGGTGGCCAATATCTGACCACCTTTTATTGTTATTGTTCGACCTTTGTCCAACCACTCAATCGGTTCATCCAAGTATCATAGCCACTGCTACCTTGTGGGACATAGAGAGTACCACCGGTCTTAATATACATGAAAGTATTATTTGCTATTGTTGGTGCTGTTGTGGCAAATGAGGTTATTGCTGATAAACTAGTACAATTAACGAAACCTTGACTATCAATACTTGTAACACCACTTGGAATGTTTATACTTGTCATAGCAGTACAACCATTGAAAGCCTGTACACCAATGCTTGTAACACTGTTCGGAATTGTTACGCTTGTTAAACTACGACAACCGGAGAAGGTTTGATTATCAATACTTGTAATACCATTTGGAATTGTTATGCTTGTTAAACTATAACAACTAGTGAAAGCGCTATTACCAATGCTTGTAACACTGTCCGGAATTGTTATACTTGATAAGCCGTGGCATCTAAAGAAAGCATTATTACCAATACTTGTAATATCATTTGGAATAAATGCCGCATCAGAACCCTTTATTAAGGTATTTGTAGCAGTTTCAATAATTGCATTACAGTTGTTTCTTGAGTCATAAACTGTGTTGGCAGCATCAACTTCTACGTCTGATAACCCAATATAATCTATGTCTCGAATGACTGCATTTATATTTGTAATCGCACTCCCAATATATAAAAATTTAATTTCAACACAACCATCAAAAGCACTTCCGCTTATACTTGAAACACTGTTTGGAATAATAAGAGTCTGAAGGAAAGGTCTAGCACGTTCAATTCTCATTACCTCATCTTCAGATTCAACACAAGAACCTCCCCAACCATTATATAAGTCACCAATGCTTGTGCATAATTCGCCGCAAACAATTGAGGTAATACAAGCACCGCTTAGTTCACCCGTTTCCGGGTCATAGTCCAAAGTTAAATAAGATTTAATCATGCATTGTGTCAGTTCTCCGCTTCCTTGTAACTCAACTTCCGTTGGTTCGCCAACCGGAACATCATTCAAATATTCTTGTACGGTTAACTTAACAAAGAATGGTGGGGGGGGGTGGAACATCCGGATTGTAGTGTACGGCACTGTCAGCCATAACATAACTTACGTTTGGCTTTGGATAGTCCGTGGCAACATAGGCTGTATAATCGGCAACAGTTGCGAACTTTTGTAAATACTTCATAATTATTATTTAAAAATTTAAATATGGTTATTTTAACAATAAATATCACAAATATCTTGTTATTTTCATATTTTTTATATATCTTTGCAACAGTTAAAAAAAATGTTAAATTTCAAACCTAATTAATTCATGTACTACGAATATAGCAATATTAAGAAATTATTGGTGTGCGGTAACATTTCTGATAACCTTGATAATTTCATTAAGAGAGTGGTGTCCAAAATGCCGGAAAAGGGTGACTATGGTAATAAGGTTCACCCAAAGGAAATTGAAAGAAGAGAAAGAATCAATCGTCAGTTACAAGAAAACCCGACATTAACACTAACAAGTGGATTGTATAAAAACAAATCAAGGTATTCTTTAGATTCATTCAATTCATCAAAAAACAATTTGATTGTTGTGTGTGGTTCCAACACATTCTATAACGATGATTATGGTTTTTATTTGAAAAAACTTGAAGAATTAAATGAAGTATTGTCCATGAATGAAAGCCATGTGGTTTTTATCCGTGGAAATGATAACGTTACGCTCTTCAAGAACAACGTATTAAACCTCAGTAACATTAAATGTATAGATGACTTTGGTGTTATTAAGGTTGGTGGATTCAATATGATGTGCATCGGCGGTTCAATATCAATTGACCGTGAATGGAGGAAAAGACAACAAGAAAGGATAGGTAAGAGGTTGTATGATGAAAATGAGGGAATGGATTATAGAGACGAAGACGTTGACAAAGTTTTCAATGAACTCCCCATCCATTGTATTCTGTCCTCTTGCGGCCCGTCATTCTCCAACCCCGGTATGGGTTTCTATTCATCCTCCAATTGGGTTCGTGATGACAAGAAACTGTATGAGGATATGAAGAATGAGAGGCTGAAAATGGATGCCTTATATAATAAGTTGATTGAAAAGAACAAGAAACCATACTTATGGATTTATAGCAAGTTCAATATGAGCAGCGAAAGCAATATGAATGATATGATATTCTTATCCATTAATAATACGCGGTTCATCAACATCAATGAAACAATGCACGAGGCATATTCAATATCCGACATAACCAAAATTAAGGGTGACAATACGGAAGATGCCAAGTCAAAATCAAAAAGGCGCAAGAAGAAGGAGGAATCACGAATGGCTTGGGATGTCGCTTGGGAGATTCAACATCCGGTTTATCACCTTGATGTTGGAAACGATAGACAGATTGTTGGAGACTTAATAGAAGATGGTAGGGAGATTGAAGATGAAGTTGACCAAGAGTTGGACGAGGGAGAAATCTTCGGAGAAGAACAAATTGTTGAACGCTTGGAATTTTAAGGTAATTATGGCACAGACTAACAGTAGATTTTTCTCACTCATGGTTGTTGGTGAGAACCCAAATGAAATTATAAAGAAATATGGTTCGGACTTTATTGTCGAGCCGTATGTGAAATACAAATACTTGAATGCCAAGAAGTATCAAGACACGGCAATAAAGACGCTTGGTGCCTTATTGGATAAATCTGACACAATAGGCATTGACCCTCAGATGAAGGATGCATTGATTAACAGACTCAACAATCTGAAAAAAATGTCATCGTTTGAATATTATCGCAATCTGACTGACGGAATGTATTATGACGAGGACGGCAATGCCATTTCCGAAGAAAACCCTAATGCCAAATATAATACTTGCAGATTGGGGAGGAATTTTGCCCTGCCGTTAATACTTATGGACGGTTCTGAGTCTTATTCCGCATTGGTTAAGAATGTCAATTGGGATGTGATGAACGGTGCAAACAAGGAACCTTATGAAAGGGCTTGGGACATGGTGGTTGAAGGAAAGGAACCGCAAACTGAAGAAGATAAATCCATTTTTAAGGCAATGGGTGACAAGGAGGCTTATTTTAGAAACTTTAAGTCAAAGGAGGATTATGTGGCTTATAATACAGCCTATTGGAACTACGCCTTTGCTGATAAAGACTCATGGGTGGACGTTGATGATTGCGGGGATGAGCAAAAATGGATTAGGGAGTATTATGACCGGTTTATAAAAACATTAAATCCGGATGACCTAATTACAATATTCGAATGCTCCATCAATAACGGATGAACTACCCATCAACTAAAGATTTGTGGAATTTTTTGGTGTTTTTTATTAAAAAACATTAAAATAATGTGGGATATCTTGTGTATCTCACATTTTTTTTATACTTTTGCAAAAAATGATGGTACAAACACAGAAAGAATAATCACTATGCAGATATTCAAAGAAGAAAGAATTATCAAGTTAATTGAGTTCATAAAAGATGAAATTAAGGATACTGCCTTCAGAAACCATGTATTCGTGGTCGGTGGCAGCATCAGAGATTCATTATTGGGACTTAAGGTAAAGGATATTGACTTGGTGGTGGACATCCCAAACGGAGGTGTATTACTATCGACGTTCTTGACAGCCAAGAACAACTGCTATAGAACCGGAAAGAACCCCGTCATTTACAACAAATACGGTACCGCAAAGTTCCAATTTCTCAACCACAACGAATTCAACGACATTGAAATAGAGTGTGTACAAACTAGGAAGGAACAATACCACAATGAGAGCCGGAACCCAAAAGTCGTATTCGGCGAACTTGAAGAAGATGCCAAGAGAAGGGACTTTACGGTCAACTCAATTTACTACAACATTAGCAGTGATAGGATAGAAGACCCGAATAACGGGTTGGATGATATTCTAAATGCTGTCATCAAGACTCCGTCAAACCCAAGAATAATCTTCATGGAAGACCCGCTCAGAATTCTGAGGGCGGTGAGGTTTTCTTGTAAATTGGGTTGGGGTATTGAAAAGGATACTTGGTTGGGCATGATTGAAAATGCCCATAGGATAGATATCATATCCCAAGAAAGAATAACCGATGAGATAACCAAGATTTTGACATCACACAAGCCTAGTGTCGGGATAAGGAAGATGCTAGGGTGCGGATTGCTACATAGGGTATTGCCGGACATATACGACCTAATTGGCGTATCTGAGTGCGGCAAACTGTCTCTGTTTGACCATACAATGTCTGTGTTGGATGTCGTAAACCCGTGCATAGAGCACCGTTTAGCAGCCCTTTTCCATGATGTGGGCAAAGTCGTTGTCAATGGGGTTAATTCAAAACACGTTGATGTCCCCTCTTTCAGCAGTGATATTGCCTCCCATGACTTGTTTATGATGAAATATCCGAATTCCGTAATAGATACGGTTGAAAAGGCAATCAAGTATCACATGGCCTTTTCCAATTACGGGGAATATGAAATCCCAAGGGATAAGATACTCCGGAAATTCATTCATCTAGTAGGTGATTCGATTGCACCGACATTCGACCTTATGAATGCAAACAACGCATTCTGCGGGCGAAACAAGAAGAAGACCCAAGTCATGAACATACTGAACCGGATGGAAGAGTTGGAAAACATAGAAAATATGCAGAATGTTAAACTTCCGGTTTCCGGAAAGGATATTATGGAGAAATTCAATCTGAAACAGTCTCCGCTGATTGGTACCCTCTTGAATGAGATAAGAGAGGCTTATTTTGAACGTCCGGACATTACAAAGGAAGAGTGCTTTGAATTGGTAGACAAAATCTTAAATAAAGTTATCTGACAATGGGAACGAAATGCACGAAATGTCCTTTTAAGAAAACAAAGGACTGCACTCAGAGTTTTATTAGAAAATATCATAATAGTTGTACGACGTATAACATAGACAGTAAAGATGAAAGCGTCAACACGGATATTGACAATTTTCTCGTTTCAAACGGTTTTGTGAAAGAAAAACCGAAGAAGGCCAAATCACAACCGAAAACCGTAAAGAAAAATACCAAGACAAATGGTACAAAAAAAAAAATAAGTCATGAAAAAAGCCAAGGAACCCACGTTTAATAGATTTCTGAAAAAATGCAGCAATGCATCTACATTTAAATTGGGATTTATTTATAAAGGAATTACTAGAGGGTTTGGTGCTCATAACATCTTCCCATACTCTAACTTTATGATGTTCGTTAGGAATGCACACCATAATGAATTTGTGTCATTAGGTAAACTGAATCTGTTTACAAATATTTTGCATTATTCTGACGTATTTGATGAAATAATGAAAATAAGACTTGGAACAACCATAAGTCCGTACTATGATTGTCAGATATTAAAAAATGTACAAGTCTTTAAAAAAGGTCCGATGGCTGCATTTGATGAGTTCATGAAGGAATATCTTGTATTCTATTTCAATGACAAGTCAAATAGGACACGACATTCGATATTATTTTATTGCTTTCTGTTCGGAATATTGTTTGCGACAATGACTAGCATCGGTGTCTTTTATTTAGCATACCGTTTTTTAGGTTATGAGGTCACCATATTTTTTACCTTGTTCTTCTTGATTGTATTATTAGTATTAAAAAACATAAAGCAAAAAATATGAGGGATTTTTTAAGGGCCATACTAAGAACTTTGATTCTGTTGGCAATTGTCGGTTCGTGCACTGAAACAATTCGCTTTATGGGTAAACTAACTGAAGTGGAAGATTACCCGTACAAGGAGCGGAAAGAGTATGTCATATCAAATAATTCTGAAGACACACACGAATATGAACCGCAAGACAGTGAGTATTACACCAATACACCAAATTAAATAACAATAACGATGAGACTTGAAGAATTTAAGAAATTAGTGAAAATCACCATAATGTTTCTAATAATTTTATGGATGGTTGGACTTGGCACAATTATAATTCGTGAATTACTTTAAAAAATAAAAAAAATTATGAACGATTTTAGAGAGAAAGTCTCCGCGCTTATCAACACGGCATCGGAGCAAGCAAATTCATTGCTTGGAGAGTTTAACAACATCGTCAACTCATTTGAGATTGACGAAAAGTATGGTTCCCTTCTCAACGAGAAGAAGAATGACTTGATTAGCAAGAGCAACAAGGTTCTCAACGATTTCTCCGATTTGCTCAAGCAAGTCAAGGACAACTTTAAGGACATGACAATCGTCGTTCCGTTCAATGAGGACAAGGGGGAAAAGTTCACCATCACAAAGGAAGGTAACAGAGTTACCGTAGAGGTGAAATACGAGGACGAGAAAACAACCAAGCACAACAAGACAAGTGTGCTTATCGGCGAAGAATGTGATTGGGACAACCACACTGTTTCAGTGAACAAGTTCAACAACACATTGACACTCACAATCCCCAAGAAGAAGACTGAAGGTGATGATGCCAAACCGACATTCTTGTCCAAACTTGAAAGGAAACTCAAGGAGAACGAGGACAAGTTCGCCAAGATTATGGAGAACAACGGAATGCGGTTTGTCCGTAGGAACCCATAAGACAAAAAAAGAAAGGTGGTCAGATATTGACCACCTTTTTATTGTTAAGTATTATTGTTCAACCTTTGTCCAATTATTTAACTGGGTAATCCAAACATCATAGCCACTGCTACCAATTGGAACGTAGAGGGTGCCTCCTGTCCTAACAATTTGGAAAGTAGAATTAGTTATTGTTGGTGCAGTTGTTGCAAGTGATGTTATTGCTGATAAATTAGAACAATTAGTGAAAGCATTATTACCAATGCTTGTAACACTGTCCGGAATTGTTATGCTTGGTAAACTTGTACAATAATAGAAAGCACTATTACCAATGCTTGTAACGGTGTTTGGAATTGTTATGCTTCTTAAACTTCTACAATCAATGAAAGCACTATCACCAATGCTTGTAACACCACTGCCAATGGTACAAGTTGTCATAGCAGAACAACCATAGAAAGCACTACCACCAATACTTGTAACACTGTCCGGAATTGTTATGTCTGATAAACTTTCACAATAAAAGAAAGTACTATCACCAATGGTCGTAACACTGTCCGGAATTGTTATGCTTGTTAAACTAGAACAACTATGGAAAGCCCTATTACCAATACTTGTAACACCGCTGCCAAGGGTACAAGTTGTCATAGCAGAACAATTTTGGAAAGCATTACTACCAATGCTTGTAACACTGTCCGGAATTGTTATGCTTGTTAAACTATAACAATTAGTGAAAGCACTGTCACCAATGCTTGTAACACCGCTGCCAATGGTACAAGTTGTCATAGCAGAACAATTTTGGAAGGTATAATCAGCAATGCTTGTAACACCACTGCCAATGGTGCAAGTTGTCATAGCAGAACAACCACTGAAAGCATAATTACCAATGCTTGTAACACTGTCCGGAATTGTTATGCTTGGTAAACTAGAACAATAAACGAAGGCATTATTACCAATGCTTGTGACAGTGTTTGGAATTGTTATGCTTGTTAAACTTCTACAACCATTGAAAGCATACTCACCAATGCTTGTAACACCACTGCCAATGGTACAAGTTGTCATAGCAGAACAACCATAGAAAGCCCAATTACCAATGCTTGTACAGAGTTCACCGATTTCAGCGCTGACACAAGTTGTACTGTAACCGCTTATCATTGCTCTTGTAAGTTCCCCACTGCCTTCAATTTCGACAACTTCTCCGGTGCGAAGGGTTAACTTACAGAAAAATGGTGGTGGGGGGGGGGTAGGATTGTAATGGACATCACCCTCAGCAACACAAAGTGACACGTTTGGTTTTGGGTAGTCCGTGGCAACATACGCCGTATAGTCAGCATGTGTTGCAAATTCTTTAACGTACTTCATAATATTATTTTTTAAAGTTTTAAATTAAGTTATTTATTTCTTGTTATAAATATCTTGTTATTTTCATATTTTTTATATATCTTTGCAAAAAACCATACAAATTATGAAAATTTGCGCATTCTCAGATATGCACGGTCAGTTGGATTTTACAGTGGAGCCGTGTGACATCGCTCTGATATGTGGCGATGTCGTGCCGTTGTACATACAAATGTATAATAAGGAAAGTGAACAATGGTTTAAGGAAACGTTCATTCCTTGGTGCCTAAATCTTCCATGTGAAAAGGTTGTCTTCATTGGTGGAAACCATGATTTTATTTTGGAAAGGCAACCGAATAAAATAAGAAAATTATTGGAAGGACAAGATAAGGTCGTATATTTGGACTGTGAGGCGTTTGAATATAACGGCAAAATAATATTCGGTACACCGGTATGCAAGCCATTCGGTTCATGGGCCTTTATGGAACCATATGAAAAACAAGACTCTAGATATGAGTCTTGCATAAATGATATTGGACACGTTGATATTATAATGTCCCACGATGCACCATACGGAATAAGTGACATACTCTTGCAAAAAGATTGTCCTTGGGCTGACGGTACACACATTGGAAATCATTCCCTAAGAAAACTATTAGACAATGTGAAACCAGAAATACATGTGTTTGGTCATTTGCATTCATGCAACCATGACGTGGTAAAGCATAATGACACTTTGGTTTCATGCGTTTCAATGCTAAATGAAAACTATATGATGGTGTACAAACCGCTTTATATTGAGATTTAACAAACTTTAACCTAAATAATTTTGAATTTTAAACGAAAAATAATATATTTGCATTATGGATAGTGAAAATATTGTTAAGATAACGGTAAAATGTTTTTTGAAGGTGATTAAGTACAAAGGATTTTATCCAATATTCAGATGTTTTGTCGGGCATGAAGCACAAAACTGTGGGTTTAATTATTCACGTCGCTGTTCATTCCCGATGTTAGAGTGTCTAGAGCCATATGTCACCATGGCAACTATGTATGCGCATAAAAATATGTTCTATTATGCACATAGTGCTGATGAAATTGGGGTTATAATAATTAAGACATTGCCGAAGTATGCAATGTTCTTTAATGATGAAGCCACCAATGAGGGCATAGAAAAAACCGTTTCCTATATTGTGAACACTCTCTTGATGAACACGATTCAACTCTCAACAACTAACCACAAGTCAATGGAACAAATCGGGAGGGAGGCTTATAACCTTTCTTGTAAACTAATAATAGGTGACTCCTTTGTTGAAGAGACGGAAGAAGATACTGCAAAATCCATAAAAGAGTTTAACCAACTATTGAAGAATTCTTTAGGTGATATTTTACACATAAGTGATTCGCATGATTTTTCCAAATTTTATGCGGATATTCTCCGGGATAGGGTGCAAATGTTTCAACAAGGGCAAAATTTTGCTACATACTATCCTCTTGATGCAAATGGATTTGCCGCAAGTGCATACCAATGGACTACTACTAGTGGTGATGATTTATATTAAAAGAAAAAAAAATTAAAACTATAGACTATGGAAACTTGTCATCTTTGTAAAGAGTTAATTAAAAATTATATCGGTGACGAAAGAGTATTCTTTGACGCTTGCTGTGCTAGGTCATTGGTTATTAAAGGAACATTCACAAAACCTAGGCTGATTACCGCAAACGCTTCCCCCATGAGCACCCTTACAACACCGAATTGGTGCCCGAAAATGAGGGGTGTGCTCCGGGAGAGTTTTGTGGAGACAACCGAAAACAAACTGCTTCCGCCGCCTCCAACAACTAGTCAAGCATCAAGCGAAGTTCCGTTCAAGAACTTGTCATATTACGAGAAGATGAAGAGACTCTCCGAACTGCCTAAGCATATGACTTGGGATGAAATAAAGGTTGGGAACACATACGTGATTCCAAAGATATTAACAAAGAAGATGAAAATAGTGAAGGTGGTTGAAAAGACCGCAGCGATGATTCGTTGCAGTGAAATAGAAGACGGAAAAGAGAGCCTATACATGACAACCATATACCCAAATGATGTTGAGGCAGTGTTTATTGTTAACTTTTTAACCTTTTAACTTATGGTAACTACTATTGAAGAATTAAAGGAGGCATTGGCCGGTGTTCCTAGTTCGACTCCGTGGGAAGATGTCAAGGTCAAGACGTTATACCACATCCCGACTCTGTTGAATCTTAGTCGGCGTGATATCATTATACTTAAAAAAGATGATGAGAAGGCAACCTACCGGAAGATAGGAGACACGGAAGAGAGGGTGATGAACAGATACTCCCTATTTGCCAAGGTTATGGTTAAAAAGAGAGTGTTTTAACCTATTTTAACTTAAAATGTTTGTGTTTTCAAAATAAAATTTGTATTTTTGCAAAAAATCAGAAAACAATGCTATATTCCTTTTTCAGAATCATATTTGGGATTGCCGACTGTTTCGCTGTTTGCTATATGTTTACAAATGGTGATTATGAATACGCTTTCTTCCTAATCACCATATTACTATGGTGCGCCTACTCCTTTTTTAGGGAGGATGATAATGAATATCTGATTAGGGAAGGTATCGACCCGGAAGAGATTTCTTGGTATTTCCCGCAGATGACATACGAGGAAGCCATTAGGAATAGAAGCAAGCAAAACTACATTGCGTCCGATGGTAATATTAACTACACGCAAAATAATAGGTATTACAGTAAACGTAAGACGAATACGGCCACCACTACTACCACTAGCGACCCTAACGCATCTAACAAGTTAAAGAATAAGGTTAGCATAAAGATAACCGTTGCAAAAGACGGAGAAAAAAATGTTGAAAAATTATAAAATAAAAATATCGATATGGACACAAAGACAGAAAGCAAGGTTGAGGTATTGACTTGCGCGAGCACCGCAGACGGTGAAATTAAAATGGAAGCACCATTGTTCATACTTTTTGCCGAATATTTTGGCTATGTCAGTATGTTCAATAAGGTTGCGGAAGATTGGTGTGTCGGAGCAAATGTTCCGGAATTGCATGTGCAGAAACTGATTATAGTGGAAGCAAAGAGCATATTGCGCCAAATGCTCAAGGATTATTCCGTGGAGGATATACGGGATATATATAACCAATATTATCCGTTGGTGCTTGAAGAATATGCCGAATCATTGGCCGAACTCACCAAAAAGAAGTAACGCTATGGCACAGAAGTGGTACGAAAAACCAATATATAGAAGCAATTTCTCCATCAGAATAGGGAAAGACGGTAAGATATACATCAGACATTCAGAGTGGGACAAGAATATCTATATAGGGCCATACGACACCATGATTGATGCCAATAACGTTATGGATGAATATGTCAAGGCATCCAAGATTGGTCCGCTTGACAGACACTGCAATGAATATGCCGTCAGCAGCGTTCACGTGGAAAACGACAAACTATTCTTCATTTAAAAATAAAAATATGGGAGAACAAGTAATAATATTCATTTCATCACTTGCCGGATATTTTTCAATTGCCATAGTTGTGTTTGTTTTCCTTAAGACACGCAACCCAATTGTAGAATTCGCAAATTATCAAAAAAATGAATTCGGGATTGTTGACACTTCCCTAACGGATTATTTGGGCAATATCTATGTAAATAAAAATAATACCTATATGAACATAGTCAAGTGTCTGAGCCTCTTGTGGATATTGACAATACCATTCTACCTTGGCGGACTGTTTGGCATATTCTTCTATAGACATATCGTCACCCGTGGGAACAAAGAGAAATTAATATCATCTTATTTTACTGAGAAATTTTAAAAATAGTTATGGAAAAAAGGACATTTCAAAAGGGGGATTTTATTAAATACCGTGCATATAACGATACCACGGATAAAATCACCTTTGGTATCTTTGAGGGCAACGACTTGGCACCACAGTACCAATATACAAAAAAACTATCCTTGGTATTGTATTACGATTCAAAGAAATACAGTCAAGACAAGGCAGGACAGTGGGGCTACCGTCCTTCTCTTGAAATTGCCAAGGACGGTAATGAATGTGAAAAGACGATTGACACAACAATAGAGGATTCATGGTGGTCCATATGCACGGAAGAGGAAAAGGAGTTTGCCTTGCAAATCCTAAGCGCAAACGGATACATATGGGACGAGGCAACAATGACCCTCTTCGACAAAGATACAAATGAAGTTGTCCATAAGATAGTTGTTCCAAAGAACGAATATAACGGCAATATCATAAAGCCGATTTCAGATTGGTTCATGGATAAACTGAGAAAGTTTGTTATCTCAAAGAACGCCTTTGGGTCCTATGCCGGAACCCCCAACTACGGTGGCGGATACCATCCGCAATACGGATATTACAATGAGTGGGATTCCGCTTATGATTAAAAAGAAAGTAAATGTTGTTAGTTTTTGCCGTTGTTGTTAACTTCAGATTGCCTCTTGTTAACATACAACGGCTTTTTGTTTAAAAAAGGTTAAGAAATTTGTTTTTCCCAATTTTTTTATATACTTTTGCACAAAAAGCAAAGAAAATGGCATCAAAATCAGTATTAATCAAGGCAATAGAGATATTGGAAAAAGCCAATAACACGCTTAACCGCACTCTGCTTTCAACCGATAGCAGCAGTGAAAGGGAACGCATTTCCAAGGAAATCACCAAAAACGAATCAATGATTTTAGATTATAAATTTAGGATTAACCATGAATAATAAATTGCGCGAAGAGAGAATTGCACTCTTCAATGAGACGGTGGATACCGCCGAAAGAGGTTCATACCTCATCAACGGGAACGAAGTTGTCATCAACGAACTTGATGACTACATGACCAACAAGACAGTCTTCTACAAGAAGAAGGTTGATATGGACCATAGCACACTCCCGAGATTCGAAACGGTCATAAAGGTTATGAACAATGATTCCCTATACGAGGGAAAGAATCTGTTGGACGATGGCCTAAAGGTTGCAGTGCTCAATATGGCAAGTTACGTTATGCCCGGCGGAGGCGTAAGGAAGGGTTCACACGCCCAAGAGGAAGAAATATTCCTCAGAACAAACCTATACAAATCCCTCTACGCATTCCATGACATAGCGGGTGAATACAACGTGGAGAGAAACCCAAAATACTCATACCCGTTGGACTTCAGATACGGCGGAATCTACACCCCGAAGGTGACAGTCTTCCGTGGAGGCCAAGACACCAACTATTCGTTCTTGGAAGAACCCTACACCCTTGATATTATCTCTGTCTCTGCCGTAAGGAACAAGGAGGGCATGGAGACCTCAAAGAAAACCAACGACATCACTAGGACAAAGGTAAAGCAAATGCTTGACATTGCCTTGGAAAACGGCAACGATGCCTTGGTATTGGGTGCCTTCGGCTGTGGTGCATACCACAACGACCCCACCACGGTTTCCAAGATATTTGCGGATGTATTGGTGTCTGAGGAATATTCAAACCTCTTCAAGAAGATACACTTCGCAATCTTGGACGGTCCAAAGACCAACAATTACAACATCTTCAAGACAATATTCGGATAAATAATAATAGAATAACGATATGGATACAAACACAAAGGAATATTCATCTTCAATATTGAAGAAGATAGACGATAGCATGTCATCGCTGATGGCACTTCTTGCACACGGAGAGAACAACACAGAGGCAAGGAGCCGTCTCGACACGTTGAAGTTAATCAAGTCTGAATTGGTCAGAGAAAACGGCAAGTTGCACTCAAACGTGCAATACAAGATGTTGCCCCAAGAGTAACTTAAGTTGCTCTCGACCATGAAGAAATCCCATGAGGAAACCATAGAGGGCTACATGAAGGTGAACAACACCCAATCCGCAGAATCTGAGAGGGCGGAACTCTCCATCATCATGGAATACCTCCCCAAGATGCCTTCCAAGGAGGAAACGGAATCATTCATAAGGGAGATAATCTCCCTACACCTTGCAGAGAACGGCACAATATCCATAAAGGACATGGGAAGGATTCTCCCCAAGGTCAAGGAGAAGTACCCCTTGGTTGACGGAAAACTAGTCAAGGACATTATCTTGTCTCACCAACAGTAGCGCAAAAAATGAATAGGCCCAAATATGTATTCAAGTCACTTGGAGGGAACGATTCGGACAACTCCATAGATGATTATATTTTTTTCTGCGAGCCTCACATTTCCGGCCGCAACAACGAAGGCTATATAACAAGACACTGTGCGTCAATAAGAAAAATAAACGGCAATGGAATGGCCTCGTTAGCAAACTTAGGTAACGAGAAACTGTTCAGAAAGGATAAGGTTGAAATATTCAACTTCAAGAGATATATCCGGACAAACATGTCTCTCATGGCCACCGGAAGGATATATAACAAGAACAAATTCCGTCACGAGTTAAACAAGGTGATTAAATGAATGGACGCAAATATATACTCAAGTCACTTGGGGGACATGATTCGGACAACTCCATAGATGATTATATCTTTTTCTGTGAGCCTCGCATTTCCGGCTGCAACAACGAGGGTTATGTGACAAAATACTTTGTGTCGGTAACCAAAATGAATGCCAAGGGAATTTCTTATGTGAGAAATGAAGGCGACGAGATACTGTTCAAGAGTGACTTGGTGGAAAACTTTACCTTCAAGAGATATATCCGGACAAACATGTCCCTTATGGCTACCGGAAAAATATATAATAAGAACAGATACCGTCATGAATTAAATAATAAAACATAATCAGATGAAGAGGCCCAAATACATGCTCAAGTTAATTGTTGCCGAAAAAAGTTTAAACGGTTCAATTTATGACTGTATTTTTTTCTGTGACCCCAAAGTCTCGGGTTATAAGCACGAAGGACACATGACAAGGTACTTTGCACAAATAAAGAACTTGTCCTTCTTTGGAGGAGTGGCAATAAATGATAAGGAAGGACTCTTAAATGAAGAGTTTGTGGAGAATTTTACCTTTAAGAAATACATGCAAATAAATATGGTGCTCATGTCCTCCGGAAAGATTTATAATAAGAACATGTACCGTTACCAATTAAGCCGTGGGCGGTCAAAATAAAAAAAAATAAAATGAAAAGACCCAAATATATGCTAAAGTCACTCAGTGGCGCAGATAATGACATTTCAAAAACTGATTGTATTTTCTTCTGTGACCCCAAAGTCTCGGGTTTTAACAACGAGGGTTATGTGACAAAAGCATTCGTGACGATAACCAAAACGAACATAGGCGGTAAATCAATAGCCAATTATAATTTCTTCGGTGATGAAAAACTATACAAACAAGATTTTGTTGAGAGTTTTACCTTCAAGAAATACATGAGAATAAACATGACCCTCATGTTCGCCGGAAAGATATATAACAAGAACAGATACCGTTATGAATTAAATAAATAAGACGTAACTAGTATAATGAACTGTTAATCATGCTTCAATTAATTGAAATATCTACACGTGGACGTATATACGAGGGAGCAAAATTTGTTGCCTTGTGCAGCAATGAAACATTCAAGATTCTTAAAGAGAAACAAGAAGGCAAACACCTTGGAAAAAAGGTTTATGCCCCATATTTCATATGGGTTAACAAACAATCTCCGGACACATTTGGAGACATAACAACCCACGAGGAACTAGGCCCATATGACGTTCCTAGTAAAATCACGTTAAAGACTTACATGTGCCTCAATGAAATTCTAATGGAAAAGAACAAGGTTTTCAACAAAAATAAACATAAGAGAGAATGTCAAACAATAGAGTAGCAAAGACCTATGAAGAAGGCATAGAAGAGGCCATTTCATATGTCAAGAGAATGATTGTCAAGAGCGACGCGCTCTTCACCACACCAAGGGAAGCCTTGGAGAATGTCAAGGTTTTCCTAGAGAACCGTTTCAAGCGTTTTATATAGAAAAAGAAAAAAAAGAAAATAAGAACAAATGAAAGAGGATATAACCATCTTTAAGTTTTTCAACTCCATAAGTGATTTCACAAAGGAGTTTGTCACAAGCCTTGAGTGTTCTCCCATAAAGGTCAAGGGTGACTTGCACGTCTTGGGCATAAGAAGACACTACAAGAACGGCATACCTTCCATAGACTTCCACCTAAAGCACTTGAAGGAGAGAAGTGACGGAAAGATTTCAAACATACCGTGTGAGGACAACGGAGAGATATGGATAGACAGCACGCTCTTCCAAGAGTCCACCTCAAGGGACGTAGTCTCCAAGATTGTATCTTGGTATGAGTCCCTAAGTGAGTTCGACTTGGCCAAAATGGCATATAAGCCCTCTCACGAGCCTTCAAATTGCGCAAACAAGGAAGAGGTCACCATATATGAAAACAACCACGCAGCATGCGAGGGAATGCGGAAAAAACGCCTTGCCTCAACATCCTTCAGAGCGGAGATAAGGCACTTTGAAAAAAACGGCAAACAAGAAAAGAAATACACGGACGAGGAACTTGCCGAACTGTAACACGCACACATAATGACAATAACCCATAATGATGAACAAAACCCTTCACTTGGACGAGATATTGGAAAGGCTCAGACTTGAGAGTTGTTCCATGTTGCGTTTCTCACCGAATTTGGATGAGTTCTTGGAATTCTTGAAACACGATTTCTACATCTTGGACTTGCACAACTTTCCGAAAAATGCTTGCGTGAGTTTCATATACGTGCCCATGCCAAGGTCAACCGTTGAAATTTCCTTCTCTAGCACCGGAAGCAACATCTTGACGGTCAATACCAATGATGATGTAATATGTTCGTTCTCAACACCTCTCATGAATTTCTCAAAGGCAAGGTACGATAAGAGGGTCTTCCGTTTCATAGTACCCTTCTTCGGCTCCTTCCGCGTAGTATATTTCTCGGACGATGACAAGGCACTCGTTGACATCTTGAGGACATACTCCATCTTGGAGAGGCTAGGGCCGAAGACCCCCGACAATATTTTCCACACCTTCGGAACAATTTACAGAGGAATCTGCAACAAGATAAAAGAATGATGGAAAGACTAACATACCAAACCCCCTTGGGTTCAAGACTCTTGAGCAACGTAAGAGAACACGACACCATTGCGGGACAGATAAAAGAACAAGACCAAGTGTACGAACTCTTGCGTTCCGTCTTCACGGACAAGGACACCGCAGAGTTGGTGAAGAAGAGGGTGGATGCAAACACCAACACGGCTTCTTTGTCCCTACGCTTTTACGGCCAAGACCAAGTAATGAGGAGGATACCGAGAACGGTTCACCTCATGTTGGAGAACTATCTCTTCATCCTCAAGGTCACGTACATGAACTACGGAAAAGAGACGTACCAAGCAAGCATAAACCTTTTTACGCTCAAGCCACACGACGTTCTCACCGTCAACTACCACGTCTGTCCGCTTACGCTTGACACGGCCCCATACGCTTATCCCACCAAGTTGGCCGCACTAGATTTTTACGAACGCACAAGCAAGTGGACGGTCAACGTGGACAAGATGGTTCGGTGCGGCGACGCTTCAAACTCTCTCAAGATGTTGAGATATTCCGGCCCCGCCACTTCCGTTTCCTTCCTCTCCACGGACAAGCGGTTCATAGTTAGGAAGGCAAAGGAACTGCTTGCACTCTCCTCTCTCACGTCACCGGTCATCTTCAATCTTTTAAAGTTAAAGTTGGACAACTTGAAGGAACTTGAACCAAAATATTATTATTTAAGGGAGACCTATGGCACTAAAAATGCTGCAAGCCAAGACCTTCCCACGTTTCTGTGCAGCACTTGACCAAAAAGTTTATCAAATTTAAAACAAGGGCAATAATGTTAGGATAAAAAATGAGCGAACCTTGAATGGGTTCGCTCTTATGTTTATAGATGGTGTGAGATTAGAGTTGGTCTTGTGGCTGCTTAATCATCAGCATAATCACCAAGACCTAAGTTTTGAGCCATTCTTTTACCTTTTTGGTGGTATCCTTTGAAATATGGACTTCGCTTCATTATTTGTTCTGCACCGCTTAATCCATCAGAGTTGGTTAATTCAATTCCGTTTTCTTGGTCTCTCCTTCCGATATTCCATTCTCGTTCCGCACTTCTTGCTTTCTCTAGATTGTTATGAATATCTCTTTCATCTTGGTCACGCCACCCTCTTGCGCTTCTTACTCGGTGGACGGCCCCCCAATCTTCTGCGTTATTACCGTGAAGACTTTCTCCACCATATTCTACTTCATTGAGTATTCTATTCACTGACTCTTTCACGATTCTATGAAGGTCACTCTCCGTTAATCTTATAAGTTTCTTTTTCATATTGTTTTATATGTGTTTATTTTGTTATTTTTATAATAAATATCACAATAAACAGAAAATGCAGCCATTTCTGACTGCATTTTAATATTTGTTGTGCCAACTGCTATGTTACTGCTCAACCTTGGTCCAATTATATAATCCCAAGTAATAGTTTGCATTTTGCATCCAAGTATTATAGCCACTGCTACCTTGTGGAACGTATAGAGTACCATTAGATGCTATTTCATTAAATGTGTCATCAATTAAGGTAGGTGCCGTCATGGCAAGTGACGTAATGGACGTAAGACTACTACACTCAAGGAAACACTGACTGCCAACGCTTGTAACACCACTTGGTATCGTTATGCTTGTTAAACCACTACATTCTCTAAATAAATCCTCACCAAGCCTTGTAACACCGCTTGGAATCGTTACGCTCGTTAAACTCGAACATTGACTGAAAACAAAATCACCAATGCTTGTAACGGTGTCCGAAATCGTTATGCTTGATAACTCATAGCACCCGCTGAAAACACTATCGCCAATGCTTGTGCACAGCGTACCGATTTCAACGCTTGTAATCTCATATTTCATGTCCACCACATCATATATCATGCTATCGGTCAGTTCTCCGCTTCCCTCAATCTCCATGGGGCCACTATAACTTGATGTCAGTTTACAGAAGAAGGGTGACTCCACGTACGGAGTATAGTGCATTTCGTTTTCTTGTACGCAAAGTGACACGTTAGGCAGTATCAATCCGCTTTGTGCAGCCTCATATGCGCTGTGATTCTCAAATTCTTTAACGTATTTCATAGTTAAATTAATTAATAAAGATTTAAGTTAAGTTATTTATTTCTCTTTATAAATATCACAATGAGTTTGTTTTTCATGGAGAAATATCCACATATTTCACGTCTTCCCGCATAAATAGGGAGGATTGAACGTATAGTAAGCGTAGAAATTAATTTTTTAAAACACTTAATTCATTGATAATCAGATAGTTAGTGTTAAACCTTATGAATTAAGTTCATAAGACTTCATAAGGGTGAAAAATTGAAGGCGAAACCGTCAATGAAACATATATTGTTGTGGTGTTATAGTATGGTTTTGACTGACGGTTTTAAGGGAAATAAGAAAAAAAGAAAGGTGATAATGAAAGGGTGATAAAAAAAAGAATAAGAAGAAACAAGAACAAATTAAAAGTAGTAATGATTAGAAGGAGTAATAAAAAGAAAGGTGATATAAAAACCTTAAAACAACAAAAAACAATAATAAAATTGTGATAAAAATAGCATTTTTTCTGACCACTGCAAAAACCTTAAAAACTGTGATAAAAAGAAGCATTTTTTGTTACTGTTGTAAAAATCTTAAAAACCTTAATAAAAGGTGATAAAAAACAGCATTTTTTCCGACTGTTGAAAAAACCACAAAAACTGCAATAAAAACCTTAAAAAGAAGCATTTTTTCCGGCTGTTGTAAAAACCTTAAAAACCTTAATAAAAACCTTAAAAAGAAGCATTTTTTCCGGCTGTTGTAAAAACCTTAAAAACCTTAATAAAAACAGTTTTCTTTTATTAATATTTTAATTTTTATTAATTTATTTAAACTCTGCTAAAATAAATTTCGCCTATATGAAAAATTTATTTTAACTTGGCTAAAATAAATTAATATGATATTATTACCGGTACTATATTATTACATTATTATTTTCAGTACTATATTATTACATTATTATTACCGGAATTAATTTACTGAAAATGTAAAATCAGAAAATAAGTCTTACAGATTAAGTTTTTAGTACTAGAGCGAACCAAAATAATTTGTGCAAATATTTGTATTTCTCATATTTTTTTTATATATTTGCAAAAATTCATATTTCAGTGTAAAGAAATGGCTAAAAAGAAAGAAGTGAAGGAAAGACCAAATCTGATTGAGTTGTTCCGAAACTATATGACAAGGAAATCATCTGAACAACAGAACGATGATGATGGTTGGGAAGATATATATGGTGTCTTTAACAATTGGTGGGAAGATGAGGATGACGGATTCGCGGAATATATGAAATCCAAATACGGGAAGAAGAATAAGCATAAGAAGAACAAGAAGAAACAATTTGATGATGATGACGAGTATGACTTCAACTTTCCGGACACCAATGAAGACGTTACCGTCCTTGATAATGACAAGAAGATATATTTCTATTATGACTATCATTATGAGGACGAGAGGGAAGAGTTTGATTCAATTGAGGAATTCAATGAATTCTGTGAGTCCATGGGGTATTTCATCCCGGACTATGTCATAGCGGAAATGTTCTATGGGACAGAGTTCCACTGTTGCATATATCCTAGCACTGAGCGGGACGGTACGTTTGAGGTTGCTTGCGAGTTGAGTTACGGGGAATTGTTTTTTGAGGTTTGTGATAATAGTGAGTTGGAATAGACGGTGATTAATTATTATTTCAATAATAGAAGGTTTGAACTCCGCGAGTTGGTCAAGGATTATCTGAAGGGTAGGATAACAGACCCCTCCGTGTATGGGGGGTATGGGTATAATTCCTTTGGAAACAGCGGCAATAAGGGTACCATTACGGTCCATAGCGTGAGGGATGTCCCGGGGTTTAATATGGTAAGGATATATTTCTATGAGTTTTCAAATCTGTATCATACACCACGGACGTTTACTAGCGTGAAAGACTTTGAGGATTTCTGCAAGAAATATGAATTGGAGTTGAATGATTGTCAGAAGACAATGATAGCAACGCTTGGAATTGCGTATGTTGCTTGCTATGAAGGGTTTAAGGACTTGAATATCAGAGGTTCGTATAAGAATCTCAAGGATACCATGGGAGAAAGGGGTGCGTTGAAGTTAATGGACGGTATTGTGAATAACAAATTCAAACTATAAAAACCATATCTCATTTCTTTTAATTGTTGAATTGTACTTAATTAAGTACATGAGGGGGTGCTGCCTAGGGTGGTGCCCCCTTATTATAATAAGGTATAAAAAAGAGGTTGGTACCCTTGAATGGTGATGCCAACCTCTTCTCGTAGAAATAAAATCTTAATCTTTATGAAAACAGTAAACATGACATGTGCTATAATACCATTGTACTTAATTAAGTACATAGAGGGGGGATTTTTAGTTATCTACTACCCTCAAGGTGGTTACCTTCTCTTTATATTCATCCTTGAAGTGGAACTGTATGAACTGTTGTTCATTTTCAGCATCCCAAAAGCCTCCTCCCGGCATTCCGGCATAGTTCTTTGCCTTTTCAACATCTGTGGTGAACTCAAGTTTATGGTTGGCTCCATCCAACTTGCTTAAGTATTCACCTTTCTCATTCTTTAAGAAATATCCACTCATAATTATATTATTGCTTAGATTTAAGTTTTATTCAAGAGACATTAAGCATTACTACGTACTTAATTAAGTACATTGGGCGGGGTGGACCTAGTACTCATAGTCTAGGTGTACCACCTCGGGGTACTGTTCTTTGAAGAGTGTCATTATCTGTTCTCTCAAGGCCCCCGCGTAATATCCGTCCCGGCCTTCATATGCCTCGTCTTTATTATTGGTGAAGGTGAGTTTGGTATTGGGGAAGTCTATCTCCTTGATGTATACCTTAGCATTGCCCTTCTTATAAAAATAGTTTGCCATATTTTTAATATATTATTTGTTAACACTGCAAAGATATATAAAATATCTGAGAATTCCAAATTATTGTACTTAAAAAAGTACAAAGGGGGCATGCTTTACGTATATATACAATAATAGCAGCAATAATAAAATGGTGATGGTATTCATAATCAAAATTCTGAATTAAATTAATTCTTTCTTTTATCCGAGTACCTTGGTTATGAATCTACCAATTATTTATTATTATTGCCGTCGCTATGTATATATATTCTATTATCCCAATAGATTTCTTCTTATATATACCGTGGTACTACACTATATATATGGTTTCTATTTTTTTCTTTTCTTCTTCTTTTTTTTTCTATCTTTTTATTTGTTGATTCTTCTTCTAACTATTTGATAGATGGTGGGAGTCATCCCATGACATCAATTACATGGAGTTCAACGGTTTTCCATTCCCATTTGTCATCCAAGTAATTCTGTGGGTCAAGCGGGTCTAACGTCTTCACCTTTATATAATATGTGGATATCTTCCCGCCGGTATGTGCCGTGAAGTTTGCGCACAGCCCTTCAATACCCAAATATGGTGCTGAATATATTTGGCCGTCTACGGATTGATTCCGGATAAACTCCTCTGCTCTTTTTGATGGGTAACAATAGCCATGCGCATCAACTCTTAAAATGGTAGAGAAACGCGGCCTAACCACCCCTTCTAAATTAATCTGAATTATCTTCATCTAATGTATTTTTGAATTTCGGGGACAAAAGTACCTTCAATAATTGAAATGACGAAATGAAATATGGATTTTTTGAAAAAATGCCCCTTATATATAATATAATAATGTATATGGAAAAAAATTGTTTTTATTTGAAAATAATTTGATTTTTGTTTCGCTAATTCAAATTATTTGGGTACTTTTGCAACGTCAAAACAAAAAAACAATTAACATTATCGTCAAACAATTTAAATTTCAAAGATTATGGCACACGGATTAGAAGAGAGAAATGGTAAGTTTTCATTCGCAGAGAATGGCAGTAGGGAACGCGCATGGCACGGCCTTGGTGAGGTATTTGACCGTCCAATGTTCATTGGTGAGGCTCTGAAGGCTTGTCGCGCTGACTTTAAGGTGCAGTTGCAGCCCATCGCAGCACTTTCGGATGACATTATCAATGCCATCGAGAACGGGGAAAGCATTGACGCTTCCATATTGCGCGGCCTCATTGTTGAGGGCAAGAAGGCCACGGTACGCACCGACTTGAATGCTCCCTTGGGTATTACGAGCGACACCTACGGCATTGTACAGAATGAAGATGCGTTCAAGTTCGTGGATATGCTCTGCTCCGGCTTGGAGGCCGATAGGGATTCTCATCCTACGATTGAGTCATGCGGAGTGCTCGGCAAGGGTGAAAGAGTGTTCGTAACGTGCAAGATGCCGGAGGATATTATCCTTGACGCAAAGCGTGACGATAGGATTGAAACCTATGTGGTGTTCACCACGTCCCATGATGGCACCGGCGCCGTTCGCTGCATGGTCACTAACATTCGCGTGGTATGCTCCAATACGCTTGCATGGGCAATGCAGAACAATAGCGGACGTATTGCCTTCCGTCATTCTTCAAGAGTTATGAGCCGCCTTGACCTGCTCAACAAGGAGAACGCTGAATTCGCATATCGTACGCTTGGTTTGTGGCGTGAATATGAGAGTTCCTTCAAACAGAGTCTTGAGCACCTTCGCAATATCAAGATTAGCGAGCGGTTCTTGGAGGACTTGGTGGCCGAGGTGGCTTTGAGTGATGAGTCCAACAAGATTTTCTTGGAGAGCCGCAACATCTTCCACGAGGACATACCGACAAGAGGCCGGAACATCTACCTTGGCATGATGAACGCCATGGAGAACGGCATCGGGCAGGACATCTTGGAGAGCGGAAACGCATTGTGGGCATTGAACGGCATTACAACGTATTTCCAAAACGAGGCCAACTTCAAGAACAGCGAAGTGATGTTCGAGAACATTATGGACGGCAACGTGTACAAGAAGGTACAGAAAGCATACGACAAGTTGGTCGCAGCCTAAAATGAGAGTCCTAAAGGTGGGTGCTGAAAGATGCACCCATCTTTTTTTTATTTTTAATTGAAAATAATTTGATTTTTGTTTCGGTATTTCAATTTATTTGGGTACTTTTGCAGCGTCAAACAATTTTAAAATAGTTATAGATTATGTTCGTATTAATTTTTGTCAAGAGTTATGAAAACGGGTTTTCGATAGAAAACTCCTATCAGACTGCCCTTTATGAGAGCAGGGAAGAAGCCGTAAAGGTTATGAAAGAGAGCGCAGAGAAGCACGTTAATTCCTATTTGGAAACGGAAGATGATGAGCACATAGAATTTACCGAATACGGGGATTTGGGGGAAAAGGGTTTGGGCTTGGATATTGAATATCAAGCCAATAAGATTTCGGTGACGGATGATTGCAGTTTGAGCAACCACTATAGGAAATGGGAATGGGTTGTTACGGCAAGTAAGCCGGAGATTGAAGTTTATTAACATTAAAGAAAAAAAGTTGGGATAATATTTCGTTATTCCAATTTTTTTTGGTATATTTGCAATGTGAAATAAATAATCAATATTAATTATGTTAGTTAGAGTATATATTACATCAATAGAAATTGGCCTTGTGGTGAATGAGGCCGTTGATAGCGGGCTTTTGAGGCTACAGCGTAGTTTTGACGGTAAGAACGGGATTCTCGCCATATATGACGGGGAAATCAGCAAGATTGGCTTAGTTGCCCTTTCCGTCTTCGGGGTTAAGTTTTTCCCCTTGGATAACTATGGGGAATTTAAGATTACTTGCCCACATTGCGGCCGGAGAATTGAGGACGATTGGATTCTCACTTCATATACAGATGAGGTGTTGAGTGGAAAGAATATAAAGTGCGACAATGAGGAATGCGGCCATCAGATGGCTAATGTGGAATTTATTTTTAATTGAAAAATGTGTATGAGGATTACGAAAGATTTCGTTATAGGGCAAGGACACGATACAGATTAGTATGACTGCATAATATAGTAATGAGATTGTTTTTGGAAATGGCATTTGTTGTGAAACACGTGCCATTTTTTATTTTTAATTGAAAATAATTTGATTTTTGTTTCGGTATTTCAAAACTTTTGGGTACTTTTGCATTGTCAAACAAATAAAAACAATTTAAGATTATGAAAAAGATTGAAGATGCTATCGCCTATAATCTGTTTCAATACGAAATGAACAGATTAAGCAAAATTACCTACAAGGGTTACGAAAAAACTTTGAAGGAGATTGGAATTGCCTATATTGCTTATTGCAATTCTTCTGCAAAATTAACGCATAACGGCAAGAAACATATGCTTACCTATGGCCTTTATTTGGCATCATCTGACTTGTCCGGAGTGAACGTATGCCCAAAGAGCAAAATATGTCGTGAAAGTTGCCTTGTAGGTAGTGGTCACGCGAGGGTAGAGGGTTTGGCAAGTAAGGATAACTTGATTAATTCCCGTATCACCAAGACAAGGCTATTCTTCGCAAATAAGCCATTGTTTATGAAGTTAATGTGCATTGAGATTGACCGAGCCATTAGAAAGGCTGAAAGGGAAGGCATGGGCTTTTCCGTCCGGCTGAATTGTACAAGTGATATAAGCCCCCTTGCATTTTCATTGAATGGCAGGAACATTCTTGAAATATATCCGAATGTTTCATTCTATGACTACACCAAGGTAAAAAACTATTGGAAGATAACAGAGAGATATAATAACTATTATCTTACCTTTAGTCGTGACGGGAGCGAGGAAAACGATTCAGAGTGCATGGAATGGCTTTCGAGGGGCAATAATGTAGCCGTAGTATTTGGTGTACGCAAAGCGTCTGAATTGCCCAAGAAATGGAGAGGCTACGAAGTGTTGGTGGGTGACGATTACGATTATAGGGTATGGGACAAGTTGCAGGTTGGCAAACAGATTGTCGGCCTTGTATATAAAGTGACCAAGAATGACTATGTAAAGGGTGAAGATGGCAAGTTTCACTTTGGTGGGATACCTAAATCTCCCTTCATCATACAAGCAAATGACAAGGATTGTGAGTATTAATTACTCACAATCTTTTTTGAAAAATAATTCCATTTTTATTTCGTCAATTCAAAAAGTTTGGGTAATTTTGCATTGTAAATAGTAAATGTTGTTTGTTTAAGGTTGAGTGGCATTTGTTGTGAAACACGTGCCATTCTTTTTTTGTTTTTATTTGAAAATAATTGTGATTTTATTTCGTCATTTCAAAACTTTTGGGTACTTTTGCATTGTCAAACAAATAAATGATAAAGATTATGAAGTTTACATTGCATGGAAGAGAGTATGAAAGTTACCAATTGAGCAACGGCGCAATATTGGAATTGCTTGAAGGTAACACAATAAGCAATAAGCAGCGTGAATATCTCACCGGGAAGGTTCTCGAAAGATTTAAGAGCGATTTGTGTCCGAGATATGGAGAGGGCACGGATGAGGTGTTTGCTCGTTTCTTCAGTGACTACGTGAACAGATGCCCCAATGATTTCAATAAGGCTGCAAGAGCCATGGGCACGGAACACAGATACTTACAGAGTGAAATGTTCAAGATGTGCCTTGCCTACATTAAGGAATTGTCGGAGCATTACGAAAGTGGCCGTTATGATGCCCGTAATGAATGGGCTTGCCGGACAGCCAATGAGATAAACAAGATATTATAAAAATTTAGTAGCATATGAAGATTAAGGATTTGCCGAAGTTTTGCCTAAACATTGGCAATACATTGGAAGATGAGTATGACGTGGCCGCAACCAACAATGGAATTTCCGTAAATGGTGAGATAGTTGGTGGCTATGATGAGGAAAGGGACATCAATGATACTGATGATTTCTTAGAGTTGATTGATGATGCCATTCGTGAATGTGATGCCTTCACAGATGAGGACAAAGAAGAATTGGGAGTTGTTCTCTATAGTGACGTACTGACATACGATATTGATTCTTGGTGGGACGAAGAAAAATTGTGAAAAAAAGTTGTGATTTTATTTCGTCAATTCAAAACTTTTGGGTACTTTTGCAACGTCAAAACAAATAAACATTTTAATTAATATAGTATAAACAATAAAAAGATTAAAGTTATGAAGTTAGAAGTAAATGACATCGTGAAGATTCGCAGAGGCGACTTCGGAGTAGTAGTAGGTTTCAACAACAAGCCCTGCGCAATTCTGTTCCACTCCTTCACAAGTGTGCTGACGCGCTACAATGAGAACTTGAAGCACTCCAACAAGGAATACGACATTGTGGCCGTGTACAACGGTGACAAGGTTGAGTCCTACAAGGAAGTATATCGGGCTAAATTCGACCCGGATGCCCTTGAATTGGAGTTGCGGTACGAAGAATCCGTTTAACAATAATTAACAGAAATTGGAAAGGCATATTCTTTGCTTTTCCAATTTTTTTTTATATCTTTGCAAAAAAAGATAAGAAAAATGAAAATAACCACGGACGAAAGTAAGATTTATGAGAAGCATTGTGGCAAGAAGATTTGCACAGAAAATCTCAACATCGAAGGTTTTAAGAAGCCGATTCCATTTGACATCTATGATGGCTATGCAGTATGTTTAGACCATGGTGGCCATAGGTTTGATTTGGTTTATCCGACATTAAAGGCAATCAGCGAAAGCAAGGAACTATCCGATGCCATAATAGACTATGTCGGTGACATTTCAAACAAGTATGAAATCAGCGTCATTCATATCTTAATAACGTTTTCTACCTTATACAAAGATGGGGTTGAGATAAAACCTAAGAAAAAATAAAAATTTAGGACTATGGGAAGATTTACTATTGAAATGAATTACAATGCCTCTATAATTGTTGAGGTGAACGCAGAAGATGAGGGAAAGGCATTAGATGAGGCAAGGAACATTGCCGAGGATGCGGATATTCGTGAATTTACGATTACATCTGAAAGAGAATCAAGGATTCTCAAACGGGAATAAAAAAGTATCTCTGTTTTTAGACTGCAATAAATTGACTTGGTGAATTGCGTTTGTCGTGATGATAAGCGCAATTTTTTTTTAAAATAATTCCATTTTTGTTTCGGTAATTCAAAACTTTTGGGTACTTTTGCATCGTCAAACAAATAAAATGATAAAGATTATGACTAAAGAGGAAATGGTTTTCGAGATTATGAAGTTTATCGCCCCCACGTTCGCGTCAAAAGGCGTTGAATTACAAGAACGTATAATTGCAGGTGGCGGCAACCCACAAGAGTGTACAATTGGGGGTTATACAATTCTCGAGGCACAAGCGCAAAGCGCAAAGGAATGGGCAGAGGCTTTCGTAAATGTGTTATATAAATAAAACTTTAAACAATGATTAAAGAGGAATTTTTGAAAACAATTGGTGGCTATCAAGCAGAGATAAGCGCACTCCATGACAAGATTGTAGAAACCACGGCCAAGTATCTCAAAGAGGCTGAAAAGCCCTACCCGGTTGGCTCGAAGGTTAGAGTCATCACCAATGAGCGAGGCACTAAGATTGTTCAAGCCGGAATCGTGACGGACTACACGCTCAATCTTCAAGATGACATCACTCCGGTGATTATGAAGATGAAGAAGGACGGGACACCACATCCGACACAGAAGATTTGGTGTACATGGCGAAGTGTCATTGAACCCATAACAGAATAAGGTTATGAAAAGGTTAGAAGAACTAAAGAGAAACAATGATACACGTTACTTCACCAATGGGAAGGTTTCCTTCCCATTGGATTTGTCCAAGATAACGTATGCGTCAAGAATTGATTTGGAACACGCAATGTACGCGGAGCGTGACGAGGAATGTGACTATCCTACAATTAATGAGTTGATTGCAAGCGGTTCTTTGCAGGAAAAGTCATATATCAAGATGTGTGATATAGATTATGAAAAATATCCGGCACAAGTTAGGCGAATGGATGAGAAGCAGATAGATGCCTTGTTAAAGAGGGTTCAAAACAAATTCAAGGCCAACGGATTCAATGTTACATTAGAGGCTTTGGTACATAACTTGAACGCATGGCTATTGGACTATAAGAGCGGCTATCTGGATGAGGCAAACAAGTATCATCTGTTCACTCCCTGCGGCTGCAACCCATTATCCTTTAGGGCTTCAGAGTTGGATGAGCACTGCCGAGATTGGCAAACAACATATGAAGCATAAAAAAAGTTGTGATTTTATTTCGGTATTCCAAAACTTTTGGGTACTTTTGCAATGTCAAACAATTTAAAACAAATAAAGATTATGAGAATAAAAGGAAAAAAATCAATCAGTAATCGCATAGTTGAGATTGCTGAAAGCGGCAAGGCGATTGGGATGCCGAGCAAGTTTAATCTTCCACAGAACAAGGCCGTGCGCGAAAAGCATATTGCCATCTGTAAAGAGTTGGTTGAGATTTCTAAAAAGAACGGCAATTATCCGATAGGTACGCTTATTTACTTTGCCATCGGTACAAATTCCCATCGGACGGAAGTGTTTGAAAAGTGCTATCGGAAGATAGATGCCAAGAAGGCCGAAACCATCATCAGTTGGGTAAAGTTGTTCGCAGAGTATAACGATAACCCGAAAATGGTCAAGAACGCGAAGATTGCCCATGCCATCTGTTCCTTCTATGACAAGAACAATGGTGATACAAAGGCTTTCAAGATTGCCTTGGGGTGCTCGCAGCCGAATCCGGCAATAGAATCATTCAAGGAAACCGCCCAAGCATTGGGAATTGCGAAGGAGTCGCTTTCAGAGGCCGAGGCTGAAATGGCGGTGGTAACGGTTGAGTAGTTTTATTTTATATCAATCATATTTCCGATTTTCTATTTTTTGGTGAGTACCATCCGTGAGGAGCGGAAAGCCATTTTATTAACAAGAGTTTTAAATTTAAAATTAAATCAATATGAAAAAAATAGTTTATTCATTAGTGTTGATGATGTGTGTTATGTCGGTATTTAATTGTTCGAGCAACAATAGGCCGAAAACCATCATCGGGAGTTGGGAAACCATCAGTGTCAAGGGTGAAGTGAAGGAGTTTGGCGGTGAGTTCGAGCAAGATTTCACATCACAGCAGATAAACCCCATCTATGAGGAAATGTATCGTTTCAAACTAACCTTTGACGAGAACACTTGCGTAACACTTGTTTCGTCTGTCAATGGTCAATGGAAGGAAGATTCAGTTGATGTGTACAATTATATCCTCAACAATGGTATGGTGCGCATCTTGGACGTACGCAATAAGATGTTCGGAAATGATAATGATGTGCCGCCCTTGGACGAAACGTTTGAGTATGCAATAATAGGTGACGAATTGTTTATGACTTGCTATAACGAGGATGAATATGTCACTTACCGGCTGAAACGCATAAAAAATTGAAAAAAGTTGTGATTTTGTTTCGGTAATTCAAAAACTTTGGGTACTTTTGCAATGTCAAAACAAAAAAACGAATAGAAAATGAGTAAAAGAAGTTTCAAAAGAGCGGTTGCGGCCGCAAAGGTTACGGCCATCCCGTCAAAGAAGAAAGGCAATGGACAAGATGCCATTCAGTTGTACAACGTGTACAAATAGGTAGCAGCACTACCGAATTTACGCTTGTGGACTACCCAACTGCCGAAAGGCGAACCACACGAATGTGTGGGGCTATGGATGACAGACTCGGCAATGAGGTACTAAAAAGTAGTGGTAGGTTGAAGCAAGAAGTTAATAATGGATAAACAAATTTGTTCAAGTTTTAACATGCTGTACAAGTAACTGATTATTAACCCGTGGAATATGGGGGTGTCCTCCGGAACACGATAGGTCGAGCAAGTTCATCGGTCACCCCCATCCACACAATTCAAGCCATTATGGAACGTCCTCCACCCAAGTAAGGAATAATTCAGATAATTTATTTTTATTATTATATGCAAATTTAAAGCCCATAACACAATGAATCCAAGAGCAAGTCCCATAAAATAGATTTTAATTCGTCTATACATTATACATTAATTATTTATTCTCTCGCAGGGATAAACCCAAACGATGGGTATCACCCTTGACGCAACGAAGTCCCCGGAGAGTCCGGCTGACATGAACGTCATTGGCGATTGCGGTTCGTTCCGCATTATCCCACAATAAAAAAACTGTTTTTCGTAATTTGAGTTGTTTAGGTTAATTGTAACAGATGTGTTGTGATAACACGTCTGTTATTTTTTGAAAATAATTCTGTTTTTATTTCGTCAATTCAAATTATTTGGGTACTTTTGCATTGTCAAACAATTAAATAATATAAGTTATGATTGAAAAGAAAGAAAATTTAGTAGAGTTGTCAAAGAAAATCGTAGATTTCAATGAGGCCGTGATTGCCGCTTGCAAGGCAAAAGGCATCGCAGTACCAAGCGCAGAGGAAATGAGCGACTATATGCACAATTATGGCTTTGATGTCCAAGATTTCATGCAAACCATCCAAGAGCAAGAGAAGGAGATAACTCCATTCGATGAGTTTAAAAATGAGGTTATGGGCATTTGTTGGAGCGATATGCCCACGGATAAGGAAATGCTTGCCTTCTTCAATGAGAACGGCCACAATGTCCGCTTATTCATGATGCAGAGAACCATTCAAGATTTTAATAAGATTGAGAAGGCCATATATGACGCGGTAATTAACAAGTTTAGCATCGAAGAACTTGTTGGCCTTTGGAACTTCTTTATTGAAGAAAGTGCATTGTATGGGGAAGATTCCAAAATCTATGACCTTAAAAATTCGGATTCCATCCCCATCATTGCAAACATGGGAGAAGCAGACGCAAGGAAATTGTTTAACGATGTAATCTGCAAGGGAAAGAGATTCTTCCAATTCATTGTCAGTATTGATGTGAAAGAAGAAGATGATATTAAAGGCATCATTACGGCCTTTTGGGAGGAAATATGTGCGAGAATACTCATGTTCCCGATGGAGTATAATAATAATGTTGCTCCAAGTTCCTGCCTATTTATGGAAGTTGTGTGGCCGATAATTACCAAAGAGGCCGGAGTTGTTATTAATTATTTTCAGAATGAATTAAAATACACCCATTAAATAATTAGATTAGATATGAAATTAAGGGACGAAATAATCGACCACATTGACCGAGGGTTTAGGGATGTGGTGTTTTACAAAAGGGATGCCAAAGGCATATATGGGATTTTATCGGCAAAGATACATGGAAGTTCAACTTTAACGATGATTCCGAAGATACCAAAGAATATTGTTGTTACGGCAATAGATGAGCGGCACGACAAGGTTGTCTTTCCATATGAAGATTTGGAAGTAGAAGCGGTTATAACGTGGAACAAGGCACAAAACGGATGGGCGATGAAAGCGATAGAGTGACAAGATAAAACTTAATTTATAAAAACCTTCTTGTATGGAATTTTTCTTTCAAGAAGGTTTTTTCTTTGTTTATTTCTTGTTTTTTAAAAATATTTTATATATCTTTGCATTGACAATGTTTAATTGTCGTTCAAGGAATAAAAACCTTTTTAAATTGAGATAAGCAAACGTTGGGGGACGTTTGCTTATTTTTTATTTGAAAATAATTGTGATTTTATTTCGGTATTTCAAAAACTTTGGGTACTTTTGCAATGTCAAACAAATAAAAACAAATAAAGATTATGGAAAAGATTTGGTTAATGACCCAAGAAAGCAAGGTGGATGGGGATATTTTCTTTAATGTCATTCCTTGCGCAACGGAAGAGGCCGCAAAGGCTGAAATGGAGAAGGAGATTCGCACCTTGATGAATAAGAGTCCTTATATCGAATATACGAATAGGTCTCTCGATTTTATCCGTGAAGAAACTGAAACCTCATACTACATTGAGGACACTTGCGATGCTTATTATGAGTACATTAGGATAGAGAAAAAGGAAATAGTAAAGTAATAATAAGATTATGAGCACACCTTGTAAAATTATCATGAAAGTTCCCGAAGAATACAAGGGAACGACCATTAAGTTCAATAAATCAGCCCTTCCTATTGAATTGAAGGAATGGTACGAGAAGGACGAAAAGACAAATGAGGTTTGGTTAGACCAAAGATGTAAGGAAAAATCACGGCCAATAAAGATTAAGGGTGATTACATTGGCATATATTGCCATTGGGATGGCGATAAAATCGGCAAGGTATTGAAGGAACTATTCACCGACAAGAAAGCCGTATTGAACCTTATTGCCGGTGGTTTCTGCTCATTTATATGGTATGATGGTGTTAAACGCTATGCCAATAGGAATTGCGAAATGTGGAAGGACATAAAGCCAATACAAGGCTCTCGTAAAAAGGTAGAAGAGAGCATCTACGGACTCTATGAGTATGTATTTGTCAATACTTGGACTAAAAGGAAACTATGAAAAAATAACTTGATTTTTATTTCAGTATTTCAATTTTTTCCGGTACTTTTGCAATGTCAAACAATTTAAAGCAAATAAGATTATGGGTAAACATGTTCATGTAGCAGTAAAGTATGAGGTAAGTTATGATTCCTCATGTGGTTTTAATTGGCACAATGTGGAGTTTAAGGAATTACTCCAAGCCTTGAATGTCAGCACATACGATGCAGATGGAGAATTAACTGACGGATTTTCCGACACATGGGAATGTCATTCGGATGAGTACAACGAGGCATTGACTTTCTTGAAGGAGCATAAGGAGGACATACGCAGCCTTGATGAGGATGGTGATAAGCCGGAGTGTAACGGCTACGATGTCGAGTGTGAGGACATCTATGAAGCAATAATTGGCCTTGAATGCGGCAATGGCTTTGAGGATTCATACGAAGAAGTTGTTAAGATGATGGAACTATTCCAAAAACAAGCGGCAACATCGGACGGATATATGCACTTTTGTGCCTTCTGAAATAATGGTTGGGGTGAGGATTTTTATCTTCACCTCAACTTTTTTTGTTTTTATTTAAAAATAATTTGATTTTTATTTCGGTATCTCAAAGTTTCTTGGTACTTTTGTATCGTCAAACAATTTAAAATAAATAAGATTATGAAGAAAGCAATCGAATTAATGAATCAGATGATTCCTATGAAGAAGGAAGTAAAAAAGACTTGTATCGCATACCTAAAGAGGGTGTTGGAGAAGTGCAATAACAATTACTTGTCCTTCTATGACGAGGATGGTGAGGCATATGGCAACAGATACGTTTCCGTCACCTATGACGGGGGAAACCATCCGGAGTATGAAAGCAATGCCTTCAGTACCGTAAAGGGTGTTTTCATTGACAAATACGGGGACATCTGCCTTGACACAGAGGATGATGATGCCTATGCCATTGAGAACATCAACCTTGAAGAACTCTATGACATCGCGGAGTATGTGTATGCAGACGTGGAAGAAACAATAAACCAATAATTTAGAAGAACGTTAAATTGAGGTGGGGATTTTATCTTCACCTCTTTTTTTATTTTTAATTGAAAATAATTACATTTCTATTTCGTCAATTCAAAACTTTTGGGTACTTTTGCAATATCAAACAATTTAAAACAATAAATATTATGACCTATTCACTTATAATTGAACAATATTGCGCTGATGCCAAGTATGTCAATGACATAAAGACTTGGAAGGAAGTAACCGATTTCTTGAAGAATCAGTTATCACAACTAACAACTTGTGTTCACATCTTCAAGTTTTCAAGCAACAGCAAGACCCTCGGCTCGAAGGTTGTGACAATGGGCAACCTCTTTGATGTGTGCAATTCTCTTACGGACAAGATATTGTTATAAATCAAAAACAAAATAAGACTATGGCACATTATAAAGAAGAAGTTAGATTTTCTACAAAGTTCAAGAGATTCAATGTTTTCACAACAAGTGGGGAAAACGTAGTAGTGAAAAGTGACAAGCCAATGACATTGGATGAGGCAATGTATGAGTATAAGGCACTTGCCATTGGCGGAATAGATTAAATAAACTAAAAACAAAATAAGATTATGAGAAGATTAGCGATTATTGACCATGACACCCATACATTGTATGTGGACGATGTGGATGAGAAGGAGTTAGAGGAATATTATGATGGTGATGAACAAGCCTACATCGAGGATAATTATGCCCTTCTTAATAATTACTCATGGGATTGGGTTACAGATGGCATCTATTACAAGAAGATGTACGAAACTGGAATCGACATCGATTTTGACAAGTTAATAGAAGAATAAACAATTATTAAATAAAAAGTAAACAAATGAACAAAGAATTATTAACGGTCGAGTTTCGTTATCACGTCATTCCAAAATCAGAATATGATTCCGACTTTGAGTCAAAAGAAGTTACGATTGGAGTGTATGAAACGCTCGATGAGGCTATAAAAGAAGGAAACAATGTCCTTAAAAAATTATCTTCAAGATTTAAGTTTCGTGAATCATTTGGCACTCATAATGGCGTGTTTGGTTCTCCCACACGACTTGTTTGTGACTGCTTCAATGGCTATCCGCAAGTGTTCTGCAAAATAACGCAACTAAAATATGACAATATAAATAATGTTGCGAACGTGGCTTTTGACAATGAGGAAAAATATCGTAAATGGTGTGTATAAGTTAAAAACAAAATTATGATTGCAAGAATTACATTCCGAAGCGAAGTTTACGTTGAAGGCGATAATATCGAAGATATTGCAAGGAAATGGGAAGGTATGGAACTTTACTCCGCTGAAGCAAACAAGGGAATGGTATCACTATCCCCGGCCGAGTTTGTTGAACTTGACAAAGTAGAAGATGAAAATTATAACGACATCACAGATGAATTTAAGAGAAAATAAGTGGTGGGGGAGAAATCCTCCACCTTTTTATTTAAAATAATTTGATTTTTATTTCGTCATTTCAAAACTTTTGGGTACTTTTGCAATGTCAAACAAATAAAAACAATAAGATTATGGAAGAAATAATTAAACTTCAAGAAGAAATTGACAAGAAGCAATGTAAGGTTAGAAAAGGCTGTATTGAATACCTTAAAAGAGCCACCGAAAAAGTTGGTGGAACAATCTGCATGGATGATGAGGAAGACGTAGTTATGGTAGCCTATGATGGTGGACGTCACCCGGAATATGACAGCAATTTGTATTCAGCGGTAGAAAGCGTTTTTCTCAAAGATGGTAAACTCTACCTTAGCATAGAGGACTGCGATGAGTATGAGATTGACCGCGTAAGTAGCGATGAAGTCTATGCCGTTGCCTTGTTCGTTTACGGCATGCTTAACGAAAATGCCTAATAGAAATACTTTTGCAATGTCAAACAAATAAAGATTATGAAAACAAAAAATGATTCAAGGACAAAGAGAAGGGTTGTCGAAACCTACAAGGGATTTGACATCATAAAGGTAATTGTTGAGTATTTTCATAAATCCTTCTACGGCTATGAGTATGATGATGATTGGGTAGATAGAAGGACTGTTTACTTTGACTTCTGCAAGGAAGGAGAGGGCAAGAAGTCAAGCCAAGCATATTCGGTATATGCAAAGAACATTTCAGATTGCAAGGAATGTATTGACAAGTTCATCGAGGATGATTCCTTGTACTTCACAGATGAGGAAGTAAGGAAGTATGTAACAAAGCCGAACCATGATTGCGGTTGGGCTTATGGGTACGACTCATTGATGAAACTCATGAAGCAGCACCAAAAGGCTGATAAGCGAATGAAACGGCTTATTGAGGATAGGCTATCCGATGCTAACTTTCATTCCGAGGCTGGTTTCCTCTCGCAAGAAGATTATGTAGGTTTCACTGATTTGGTAAGAAAAACCTACAAGTTCTGTGAGAAGTTTGAAATCTATACTGAAACAATGGGAAAGAGGATTGACAATCCCAAAGGGCTTGAAGAAGGCTTGAAGATGGTTATCAATGACTTTCTTAAAAAACGAGGCATAGAAGATACGGACGTTAAGGTCAATTTTGTGGAAAATTGGTGAGTGGAGCAATCCACCACCATTTTTTTTTTTGAAAATAATTCTATTTTTATTTCGTCAATTCAAAAAGTTTTGGTACTTTTACATTGTCAAACAAATAAAAACAAATAAAGATTATGAAAAGAACAACTAACATTAGGATTGAATCATTCGACCTATCACGAGAGCAGCATGATATGGCGGTTGAAATGGTCGTGAATGACAAGCGCAAGGTAGCCTCTTACACCTTGGAAGAGGTGGATGGCGAAATGGCTAATGTATGGATTTCCGAAGCCCATTCCGAGGGCAATACAGATTATGCGGAGTTCCTTCGCAAAGCCATTGCTGAGAACGCAGAACTTTACACCCTCACAGACCATTTAGGTGGGTTTGCACAGCCTATCGGTGAGGTGGCAGCATTTCAGAAGCAGTATTTCACAATTGATATTTAATGGCATATGTTTACTCTATTCACATTACTTTTAATCATTTATTGGTTATCCATATCGATAATTGAAGACGGTTTTGAATACACTTGCAAGGAGTATCTTAAAGGGTTAATTATGATGCTATTGTTTGCTATGGCCGTTGATGGGTTCTTCATAGTAATATCACATCTGTTATAATCATGGAAAAGAAAGCATTTTATAATAAGTTGTCCGGCACTCGCTATGAGATAGTGGATAGCGCATGGATAGACAAAGATACATTCGTCATTGTCTTTCAAGATATGAAAGACATAGATGGTGACACGTTCCATTTCGAGGCTGAATACCATAAGGACGAACAAAAGGTGACATTCTGCTTGGTATATGAGAATCAAGTGTTAAGCGGAGAGGACTGCATCCCAACCTCAATAAAGAGAGAGATTGAGGAATATATGCTAAAGCAATTAGATGTGGTCAAGGGGATGCTTATAAAGCATAATATTACGCTTGAATTGTCGCTTGACATTGACGAAAACTTGACAATGGATGAATTAAGGGCATATCTTAATACCTTGGACATAGATGTGAAGGGTTATGGTGACAAAGTGAATTGCATAGGAGTTAAACGAATAAATTAGGCGGATTTTATGATGATTGAAGCAAAAATAATTCTGTTTTTGTTTCGGTAATCCAAAAAGTTTGGGTACTTTTGCATTGTCAAACAATTTAAAAACAAATAAAGATTATGGAATACAAAGACATTGCACCCGTTGTTAAACATGATTATGCAAAGCCATATAGGGTCAAGTACGCAAACGGAAAGACAGCCATTGTGCGCCTTTGGCTTGCATCTAACGGATTGGTAGCCAAGTTGGCTAAAGGGAGAAAGGTACACGGCTATGTGCTTGGTTATTACGACTACAAGGATTGGGTGTCGTTGAAGGCAGTGGAGAAGAAGCCGACAAGCACGTTCACCCTCATGAAGAAAAGGGCAACAGATGCCTTGAAGTATCTCACACAGAGCGGAATGTGGCCTTCAATTAAGAAGGAGATAGAACATTTCCTTTCCGATGATGCCATCATACAAGCCGTAGCCGATGCCATTGACAAGGATTCATACGAGTCTTTCTACAAGGAATGCTACGAGAACGGGAAATTCCCATGGTGTCACACCACACAAGTGTTCGAATCCTTTGCCGCCAAAAGATGTTGGCAGTCTATCCCATATCAAAGGTGGGAAAGGGAAAGGATGAACCAAAGAATAAGTAATGCCATTGAGGATAGGCAAGACTTCAGTTACCGTTGGACTAACGGCTATGACAATACAATAGAGATTAGCGGTGGCGAAGAACTAAGGGGATGGCTATCATGTGAATACAGAGGCTGCGGAAACGGACATTACTACCTTCTATTTGATGCTACCCATGCCATCTTCTACGAGGACGATTGAAAAGTAATTAAAAATAGATTAATAATAAAAAGATGAACAAAGATATTGAAAGAATAAAGGGTATTGTGCTCTCGAAAGGGAGCACAGACCCAAAAGGCGGCAGGGTGCTCAAACTAGAGGCCGGAAAGGTTACGGTACTATCGAGGGCCAAAGAAAGACTTTATCCCGTGGCCCTGCGCGTATACCAAGAAGAATTGCAAGTGGTTTTCGTTAATAAGAGAAAGAGATTCTTTTCCTATCCATTGCTATCACTGCAAAGTGATGCTCCTAAGTTATTCGAAAAGGTCATATCCGTCTTTTGTTAACAAATGTTAAAATGTTGGCAAATATTTTGGATTGTCAAATATTTTATATATCTTTGCAATGTCTTGAAAAGGACGATAAAACATAATTAAAGAACTCGGTTGCGGTGGACAACACGCCAAACTATAGTTAAGAGTTAGGGCATTTAAAAACCACCTTTTGGGAAGTACTAGAGGAGAACCATCTTGCAATCCTGCAAGGGTGGATGTAGACAAATAGGTATCAAGTTTGTGCTTGATATGTCGCCTACGGGCGGCTTCGGCGGTGCAAATCCGTCCTTCCCAACAAATTTCTTGCGGTGGACAAGGACGGAATTAATCCGAAAAAAAACCACCTATCTTTTGGAAGATACCGGAGGAGAACTATCCGCAAGGGTAGATGTAGACAAACGGGTATCAAGTATGTGCTTGATATGTCGCTTACGAGCGGCTTCGGCGGTGCAAATCCGCCTCTTCCAACACTTTTGTTTGACGCGATGAGGGTTCGGCTTTTCTAAATCTTTACGGCCGAACCCTCTATTTTTATTCAACCCCAATTGAAACATATATCACACCATAAAAAAGAAGTGTGTCATAAAACACACTTCTTTCGCTTTCTGACGGCCTTTAACCATTGGGGCAATACTTTCCCGGTCACTTAATTCCAAGCCTCTTACATAACGCTTCAAGCATTCTATCCTTGATGCTTGCCACCTTCCAATTCTTTTCGTCCTTTCCGATTAAGATGTCTTTGACAATGAAGGACTTTAATTCTTGTTTTGTTTTAAACCCGCATTTGCGGCAGAACGAAGCACATTCCTCAATGAACTTGTTAAACTTCTCGTCATCCATACACAGAAAAATATTTTTGGTTACACAATGCAAATATATCAAAAATATTTCGGTATTCCAAACTTTTGGGGTACTTTTGTGATGTCAAATAAAATAATAACGATTATGGCAATAGATATTTCGAAACTACCATTGACTCAGTTAAGGAGTTTAAGGAATTGCTGCTATAACTTGGTTATACGCAATCTAAGACAATGTCCGGAGGGCGATGAGAAATATAGGAAGATAAGAATACTCTTGTCACAATTCTATCTTGGTATCGTTGCACAGAATGAGTTGCTTCAAGAATGTGTCGAACTCGGATGGATTAATGAAAAAAACATCACCCATTTCTTGTGATTAAAGAATATTTTATATATCTTTGCATTGTGACAATCGGGGTGTAGCGCAGTTGGTTAGCGTGCTTGTTTTGGGAACAAGTGGTCGTGTGTTCGAGTCACACTACCCCGACATCTGCTTGAATCTATACTTGTATTTTCTACTACCAAATTCCAACCGGCTGTGAAGTTAGTTGGAATTTTATTTTACCCATTTCCCATATAGACTTAATTAAGTACATAGAGGGGCGTACCACACCCATTCACCATTGTATCATTATTTATTATAGATTAATAATAATTTTCCCTTACAGATATTGCATATAAAAATTGTGCACCACACTTAAATTCATATGTGGTACACAATCCGTATAGTCCATTCCATATTACCTATGGACTTAATTAAGTACATAGAGGGGACTTTGGAATGACGGATTCCATTATATCCTCCGTCCATCATCACTTAATCACAATTTGACCCTCTAGCGACAATATGTGTCTATCCTTGTGTCATAGTGCTCATATCTAATCTTTTCACCCAACAACCTAGCAACCTTCTTGCACTCCAATACATCTTCCCATTTGCATCCCATTGTTGTCCGGTAGCAGAATCCATCACGAAGCCAATCCACTGAATAGATTTTAGTTTTTCTGACTATCTTTTTTTCATTTCCAATTATTTTTTTCATAGTTCGCTATGTTATTATATGATTATCTATTAATTTATTCATATATATTATCATTATATTATGTATGCAACTAACTTCTAAGTCCATCATGTGGAGCGTCCATCCTTTGCCGGAGGCAATTCCCCGGAATCCTTACACCATCCACATATTTCTATATTTTTCTTCATATTCCTATCTAATTTCATTACAAAAGTACCCAAAAGTTTTGGAATATCGAAATAAAAATCAATTTATTTTTCCTCCCCCACAAATGATAGTATTAATTCTATAGACTTAATAAAGTACAAGATAATAAAAAAGGGACAACCTTCCGGCTATCCCTTTTTTTCTCAATAGGCTGCGACTGCTGCGACTGCTGCGGTGGCTAACACTTCTGCCGGACGGATTGAGAATCCGGCTTGTGTGATGCTTGTCACATTAGAGAGTGTGAGAAGATTAAATTCCTCACTATTCTTTCCCTTTTCCAAACCTATCTCCTTCTGTGTGGACGATAACTTGTCCTTGTCCTTCTTTCCGGCCTTCCATGCCGTAATTTGCTCCTTTAAGGCCGGGTCGGTAACTTGTATTCCATCGAGGAACAGATAGGTATCAATATCACAAGCCTCTCTTTTCTCGTTACGCTGCAACTTCAAGTAAATTTTACTCTCTGTGCTTTTGTCCGTTGAGAAGAATTCGGGGTAAAGGCTGCAAGGTTTGTGCCAGTTGTCCTTCAATTTGGCTTCCACCTTTTCTCCGGTGGCTCTCTCGGCTGCACCCTCAATGCAAGCCTTATAGTCCATCCCGAGGCCGTAGCCATGATAAACACTCTTTTGGGTCACTCTACCTAAATACGGGTTTCTGTTATTACCCCGTCCTTTGTTCATGGAGTAATCTTTTTCAAGAATGACTACGGTACCGGCTCCCTTCTTAATGTTTTGAGCGATAACGCTCATAACATAAATTTCAATTTCTTTCATAACATTGAATGTTTAGTGTAACAATAATTTAAAGAACTCCTTTGTCTTATTAAGACAATGCAAAATTACCCCAAAAAACCGATATAACAAACATTTTCGGTAATTTTGAAGCCTTATTTGCAAAAAAACGAAAAAAAATGCCTTGAAACGCTATGAACGTGCATGCAAAAAAAGCGATTTATTGTGCAATAAGAAATTTAACTTTTTATTATATAGGAGAATATCCTGCCATATATACATTATTATATTATAGGGAATTTTCAAATTATTTTCATTTTATGTTGTCAAACATATTTTTTTTGTTGTGTATTTCAAAAAATCGCCGTACCTTTGCAGCAGATTTAGAAAGAAATATAGTCAAACAAGTTAAACAACATTTAGTATGAAAAAGATTTTCTTCAAAGAAAATTCTTCTGTCCATAGGACGGAAAATTTAGAGAGATTCTGTGTGGAAATGCGCAGAGTAACGAGAGTAACCAACAACCGCAACAGTGAGGAAGAATTTAGTAACTTGCTTGCCGAGGCACAGGAAGGTAATACCGCTTCTCGGAACAAGTTAGTAGAAAAGCATCTTCGTCTTGCCTATAGTGTGGCTGCACATTATAACGGCATGGCAGAATTTGAAGATTTACTTCAAACGGCATCTATCGGCTTAATAAAGGCCATAGAAAACTATCGTAGCACTGATGGCTTATTTAGTTCCTACGCAGTTATGACTATGCGTAGGGAAATTACGCACGAACTAACCGCAAACGGCCGGAAGTTTGGGCATGAAGTAAAGAGCATTGACGAGCCGTTAGAAGGTGCAGAAGGCGCAGGAAACGAGCGTTTCAGTGACCTTTGCGCCGGAACATCACATGCAGACGATATTGTCAGCGCAGACGAAAGAACAAGAGAGATTAAGAAGTATATATCTTTCTTGACAGAGCCGGAGGCAAAAATTATCTTAGGTGAATTTTTGCAGGACGAAACCGATTTTACTATGAGTTTAAAACTCGGTGTATGTGTTGAAAGAATACAACAGATAAAGCGCAGTGCTCTGAAAAAATTAAGAGAACTGATGTAAGATTAAGAATATAGAAGGCGGAGCGCAGTATTCCCTCCGCCTTTTTCTATTTCTTTACTTTTTAAAAAAATAGTCACCTACCTATTACGTTTTTAAAATGTTCCACATGGAACATTCCCCACACCCCCCCCTATATACCCCCCACCTATGTAACCCCCGCCCCCCTACGGGATTTTTAGTACCCAAAAAGGTGGAACAGTTTCCTAAATATTTTCCTGGAAAAAATTCTGATGTTTTAAAAAAGAGACATGTGTTAAAAAATTTTGAAAAAAAATTCTAATGATTTAAAAATGATGCACATTAAATATTTCCTGGAAAAAATTCTGATGGTTTAAGAAAAGACATATGTTAAAAAAAAATTGGAAAAAAAAATTAGTATATTTTATTATGGGCTAAGTCTCTAAAAAAAATTTTGGAGAAAAAATTTTGATGATTTAAAAAAGAGACATGTGTTAAAAAAAATTCCGGAAAAAATTTTTCTAATGTTTTACGGAGACCTCTTAAAAAAAATTTTGGAAAAAAATTTTAACGTTTTAAAATACAGTTGCCTTTACTTATCTATTATTTTATTGAACTGAGTGTGTCGAATATTTTCCTTAAGGGTGACTCGTTGACCCTTATGGAACTTAGTGTGCCAAATATTTCCCTTAAGCGTGGTTCGTTGACCTTTTGTGTTTCGTCGTTAAGGTTAACCGTCAAATGGTTTAGGAAGTTGGTCGCCCAAGTGTCACTAACGTTACGCCAAAATCCGGAACCTTCCGGTGTGTTTGCCCACTCAAAGGCGGTTATAAAGATGCTCTGCTTAAAGGACACCGTGGAATTAATTTCCTTGAAGTGACATAACATTAACTTCAAGTTACTAGTTTTGTTCTTCCACCTACTTCTTCCAACAACACACAACGCGCTATATTTTCTGAACGAGTGGTAACACTTGTTGTGCTTGAGGAAAAGTACGAACAAGAAAAGAAATTCTTGTCTGTTTATGACGTAGGTTGACAAATCTTTTAGTTTATCTTTCACGGTGCTTGTTTAAGTCTACGATGTTTTTTAGTATGGACTCATGGAAACAATCTCTTGTCAAACGCTTGTAGAGTTCAAACTCGGTTTCTGTCAGCGTCCTAACTATTACGTCCTTGAGGAGTGTTCCGTTGTTGAGGTATAGTGTAAGACAAGTTTCCATCGGACAAGGGGCGTAGTTGTCATACTTAGATGACAAGTAAAGCGTATAAATGCCTAGAACAACACTTTTCTTATCGTCGTACTTTGTCACCGTCTTCACGTAATAACACTCGTTGCTCGTTGCGAAGAGAAGCGGGCGTCCCTTGTACTCGTTGATTTCATGAGTGAACGTAAGCCGCTTGTTAAAGACGTAACCGCCGTCATCCAAGTTAAAGTTAACTTGGAAATAAACCACGTCGTTTGTGTAAAATTTATGAGCCATTTTTATCATTTTATTATTATTTACTTAAGGGTACCGTACGGAACGAGCCGTGAGAATCCACATCTGTACTTGAGTGTGAGTCTCCGGTAGAGTTCAAACTCTGTTTCTGTTAAGGTTCTAATAACCATTTCATTGCAGTTGACGTGCAGCACGGTTTCCCTTGGCGTGAGGCTTGTGGAACAGTTGTTCAAGAGGGAAGAAAACATAACCGTGTACATTCCACGGACCGTACCGCGTTCAACGTCACACTCTGTTATGGTCTTGACGTAACCTCCGTCATCTTCTATGAAGAGAAGTGGTCGCCCCTTGTACTTGTTAACGTCATAAAGATTTATTTCTTTATTGAAGACGTAATCGATATTTTCTTCAAATTTTGAAATCATTTTTTTTCTTTATTTATTTTATCTTGGTATGAAACTCTTCAGTTCTTCAAAAGAGTGCAGCGTTTTGTTAAAATGGTAGTCCATGTGTGGGTGTGTTTGTTAAACCGCTAGTCCACCTAGTGTGGCGGTGTGGTGGCTTAGTGTGTTTTAAGATTTTTTTGTCAACTGAGGCGGCAACCTCTGTTATTTCTTTGGGTAGCGGTGTTCGGGGTTCCGGCCATTCCATGAGATAGTTGACGTTTGACTCTTCCAATCCTCTTGCGGACAAGTTTTCTATGAGTTTATTCATTCTAAGAGACAAGACATCGTTGAATTTGCAGTGCAAGTTGTGCCAAAACTTATAACCTTGTGGAGTGTGGTCCCAAACAAAGGAGTCGAAAATTATTCTCTCAAATCTTAAGAAATGTCTAGTGCTGATAATTATCCAAAAGAAGGCAAATATTTTCGGTTTGTGACCGTGTCTAGCACCAAAACAGTAAAAACTCGGATTATTTGTGAAACACCGGTAGACATTATCCTTGTACGCCTTGTAGGCGTTGTTCATTTTCAAGAAATCTATGAAAAACTTTTGATTTTGGGTCATTTTTGTTTATTTTTTTATTTATTATTATTGTTGTTCAAAAAACTCCTTTGGAATACATGCTAGAAGATTTTATTCTTGCGATTCTTGAGTTCAACTTGTTTAAAACATCCAAGTATCTTAACTTCTTGGTCATTCTGTTATAGAGTTCAAACTCGGTTTCTGTCAGCGTCCTTACGGTAAACATTTCTTTTGTTGTGTCAATCGAAAACACGGTTGTGCCAAAGTTAATGTCCATTATCACGCGCTCATCGCTAGTTTTATCAAAATTTGGTTTGTGAAGCCAAACGGTAACGGTAAACTTTCCCCTAATCTCCAAGAACTTATTGTTTACGTTATTTATGCCGGTGACGTGTTTTATATAACAACTTCCTTTTGAGAAGGTGGGCAGACAACAGACCGGTTTTCCTACGTACTGTTTCAATTCTTCAATGGTTCCTAAGTATTTGTTAAAGACGTAATCCATTTGGGTGGTTTTTATTATTTGATTTATTTATCTGTTTCCGTGTTGAATATTTTATTGAACAGTTCTTTCATGAGTTCACGTCTCACTTCCGGTGTGTTGCTGTCGGTGACGTTTAAAAGGTGTGCCATGTTGGACCATAATTGACTTATGAGAGACCAAAAGACAAAACCTTCCTTGGTGTTGTCCCAAACGAAAGCCCTCCTAACTAGTGCGTCCTTGTTGTGGTTGTTCGGGTAGGTAAATAATTTTTCAGAGTTCCTTTTGTCTGAGAAATATTTTTTTAACCCACCTTTGGAGGCTGCGTGGTCTGACACGTTCTTTCTTAGGTTTTCAAAGAAGGAAGAATAACCTCCTACCTTCTTCAGAAACAGCCCTAGCAAGAAAATCACCTCTTGGTTGTTTATGTCGTATTTTTGTTGTGCCATAATATCTTTTTCTTTTTAATTTATTAATGTCCCCTTATTATAAGAGAGTTGCAGATTTCCTCTATGAGAGGATGTCTGACACGTTGTAACGGCTCGTCAACTATGTTGAGGTGGTCTGAGATTGTCCTCCACTCGGCACTCCTTATGGCCCAAAACATGTGTCCTTCAGCGGTGTCTCCCCACGTGAACGAGGTCATTATAATGTTACACTTACAGTAACACATTGAATCAGAGTTGTACGGTATTAAACTCAGTATGGTCTTTAGTGGTATCGGCTTCCCGGCGAAGTAGTTTTTAATTACGGAATATTTTATGAACGACCGGTAGCACCTATGGTGCTTTAGGTAAAACGTAAAAATAAAAAACAGTTCTTGGCCGTTTATGTTGTATTTATCTCCCATTCTATCGACTTATTAATATTTTGAACACGTGTTCCATCCAAGGTTGGTCAACCCCTTGTCTTTCTTCGTCATCCACAAACAAACGGTCTAGGAACTTACGTTCCCAATCATTGTGCAAGTTCCACCAAAAGTCCGGACCCTCCGGAGTCTCTTGCCAATTGAAGGCTCTCATGAAAACATTTGAGCGTATGTAAGTCGTAGAATTTAATGAGTTAAGTTCGGTGAAATTGATGAACAATCCTTTGAGTTTGTTAAATCCTTCGTGGCACTTTACGACATATTTCGCCGCGTGTTCCTTAAACGAGTGGTAACACTTGTGGTATTTTAGGAAATACGTGAAGAGCATTGTTAATTCCTCCCGGCTGACCGTGAAATATCCGGTATCATCAATTTTTATTTTTGCCATCTTTTTCTCCTTTATTAAGCATATGGTTAATGCAAAGATATATAAAAAATGTGAGAAAACAAACAATGGTATATTTATATTAAGATTTTTTAAAGGTTTTAGAGATTTTTTATAAGAGAGAAAAAAATGGGAAAAATGGTTAATGTTTTTATGACACCAAGACAGTTTGGAGTGATTGAGGAAGCAAATTGGAACTTCCACAGAGGGTCGGTTGACAACTTGAGGCCGTATGTGAGCGACAACAAGTATCACATGGGAGGAAGGGAAACCGGGCATTTCGGCAGCGGGACGTATTTCTCCACGTACAAGAACTCTAGCGGCTTGGACAAGTATCGCTCTGAGGGCGGTGACCGTAGGTTTGTGTCGGTCGGTGACGGCGTGTACCGCGTTGACCTAGATATTTATAAGAATCTGTACAAGGTTAGGAGCAAGAGACAAGGTGACGTTCTCTATACCTTGCTTAAAAACGTTAACCGTCTTGGAAACAGAATTGCCTACTTGGGAGAGTTTAGGCGCGGGTTGGCTTCGTATGACAATGCCGACTTGTACCAAGTTATAAGGGCAAACGCTAAGGGGCTTGGACTCAAGTGTCCCTCATACTATGAACTCACTAGGATGGCGCAGCGGTTGGGGATGGACCAAAATGACGTTAGGTCGCTGTCAACCGTGTTCATGGAGTTCAACGGCTACAACGGAGTGGACGTGAGCGGTGTGGAGTATTACGACAACACGAAGCACGGGTCTGTAATTTATGACATGTCCAAGATTGGCGGTGAGGTCGAGGAGGTTATGCCGAAATCGTTATATACGGGGTATAAGGATTCACCGTATGACAACTCAGTCGTTAGGGACGGTATCACGGACAAGAGGATTGAGTCGCTGAAAGGTGAAAATGCGTTTTGGGTGAAAGACCTTGACGGAATGCCGGTAAGCGAGGCCATGAGGCTGCTTAAGAACTATACGGACAGCGGGAACGCATTGGACTCCTATGAGTTCGATTCACTGAATGATGACTTGGCAAGCCGGTACCTTAGACTCTTGTTTGTCAAGGACCCGAACTATGACTATTGGGGGGAAACGATTATTGACCGGATTTTGGAAGGACGGTACGGAAAGGGGTACTTGGAACGGATTGAAAAACTTGGAGCATACTATTGGGTAAACTACTTGTCGAAGAAGAGTTCCGGACTCATTGCCTTTCTCAAAAGGTTCGGCATGGAATTGGATTGGAGCCTTGATGCGGAAGAGGAGAATAGGATGAAGAAGGGATATTTGGACAAGTTGACAAGGTATTTGCAGAGGGACTTGACGGAAGACGAAAGGGAGTACATTGACAAAAGATACTACAGCATCTGAATCCATTCAGTGTAGTTTTCTCCATTGGTTTTGAGTGAAAATCTTTTCTTTAGAGTTTTGTAGTTCTTGTTAAGAAAATCACGCCATTCCACGTAAATCAAGTACGGGTAGTCTCTTTTCTTGGTTAGGTGAGAAAATAGTTGGTTGGAGTTTTTGTCCATGTTATAGACCATTAAGCCTATAACATAGTTTAGATTACAAATCGTTGGATTCTCCATGGCTCTTTCGAGGGTGCTGATAACAATGTGTAGGTTATTTGACGATACTATTTTACTGTCTATATTGGAATAGCACGATAGGAACATCGGTCCAAGCAGCCTCCTTTCCTTTAGGAAGTGCAAGAGAATCTTCTTTGCGACATTCTGATTATCTTTTTGTTCCATTTTTTCTTATTATAGTCTTATGATTAATGCAAAGATATATAAAAAATCTGAGAAAAACAAAATATCGGTGATATTTATCTTTTGAGAAGAAGTTTTTTAAATATGGGAGTATTCGATAACATAGCCAAATCAATTGACGATAAGTCTTCAATGAGGGTTGACAGCGTGACACTGTTGGCTTCTGCCATCATGGGTGTAATATTGGGCTTGGTGATATGCTTTGTGCTGATATATGACGTGACATACGACGGGGAGGTCAACACGGAACTTGATGACTTGGGCATATTCTTGCTGTGCTCCGGTGCCTACATACTTGGGTCCGGTGTACCGAAGGCTTATGTCGACTCTAGGCTGAAGACGCGCTCTTGGGTTGAGGCCGAGAAGATGAGGGCCGAAGCGGAGGAGGACGTTGAGGACGTTAGGTTCGAGAGGGAAAGAAGGAGAAGGCAGATGATGGATGTCGAGAAGGCTGAGGAACCTTGCGGTGAAAATGAGGATGATGCCTAAATTTTTTCTAAGTGTGTGATATTTATTGCTATAAAATAAATTATTATTATGAATAAAACGATTCTTAATTATATTAACAAGTGTGAGGGATGGAAGAGAAACATAAAGGGACTCCATTGGAATTCAAAGAATCTCTCACAACATAAGTTATGTGATGATATTGCTGATGCAATATCTGAATTCGAGGACTTGGTTTCCGAGATTGAACAATCTATCAGTGGTAAGTTGAATACAAATGCGTTTTCACCCACAAAGAGCAAGGAGACATCCTTGAAGGCATTTGTTGAGGGTGTCATTTCCGATAGTCAGAGATTCTTGAAGAAACTCGATAAGATGGGAAAGGAGTATGTGGGTATCAAGAGCGAGTGTGAGACGTTCATAGGTACAATGCAGAGAAATCTCTATCTTGTTAACTTCACGCTCAAGGAAGACCTCAAGAGAAGGCTTAGGAACGAGTTGAATGAGTCTAAGAAGGGGGGAATAAGGGTGTCCGAGGCCGAACTGAAGGGAATCTTGCATGAAAGTGTTGCAAAGGCTTTGCGGAATATCATGGAAATGAACGAACTGTATTCTGATTGGTATGACGAGGAGGACTATTCCGGTAACATTGGTGAAGAGGGAATGGTTAGGTCGTATGATATTGGTGGGTATTACGTTGACCAAGCCGAGGAGGATGCCATGGAGAATGGATACGGTGACGATGTTGCGGGTTATCTTGAATATTGGTTCGGCGAGATTCAGCCGGACTGTCCTTGGTATTGGCAGAAGGTCGGAAGCGGATACGGATATAACGGAAAAACGCTTTTCTCAAACGACGGAATCGTATGCAAGGACATATTCGGGCAGATAATGGTTGATGAGTATCCGATTGGTGACGCTAGGAGGGGACAGAGAGCCGAGAGCAAGGAGGCCATGAAACTGACCGAATCCGAATTGGGGGAAATAATTCAAGATGCCGTGATTAGCCTAGTAAGGGAAAAAATAGAAATCGACCCGGAGAACAAGGGAAAGTTTACTAAGACGCAGAAAAAGACCGGTAAGTCAACTGAGGAACTGTGTCACTCCAAAAATCCTCTGACTAGGAAAAGAGCAAACTTCGCAAAGATGGCCAAGCGAAATTGGAAACCTCTTAATAAGAAAAATTAAAAACAAATAAGAGTTGAGGTGATTCCTCAACTCTTTCTTTTTATCGTTTCTATTGTATTTCTTTCTGTTCTTGTGAACTTTTGTGACAGATACGAAGTGTCCTCCGCCGTTCCTTTCGAAAGAATCGGCCCTTGAAATGAATCTGATGATGTCAGATTGTTTGTTTGACTTTGGAATTTTCATACTCTTTCTAGTTTTCCGTCAGTTATCAAGAATGGTGCCCTGCAATCGATGCAAGCCCATTTATCCGTTATTACCGGCGAGTCGACCAATTGTGTGTGGCCGAATATCTGATAATCATATCCGTCCACAATTGAATCCTCGTTTATAACATAATTATCTATTCCGGACTTTTCCAAGTCAAGTTTTTCTCTGATGTCTGACCATAATATCGAGCCGGTGTCATATCCTATGTATGTCCGGTATTTTGAAATGTCGGACAATGATGTTACACCGTCCCTAGACGTGATTAACCTATTTAGGTTATCGGCATTTAGTTCACCTATTATGGCTTTATTCCTTTCGTACCAAGAACGCATTACACCGGCGTGGGTGAAGAGATATTTCCTATTGTCTATGGTTTCCTCATGTGCCAACTTGAAGAGATTTCTGTTTGTTGTGTATATATCCCTATAGGTATATGCATTGCTAGAGGAATATCTAGTTGACCTTGGGAATGAGTCAAATATATAATGAAGGCAATGGTTGCCCAACAATAGGACAACCTTGTCTGCATTATCGAGTTTGAACTTTACTATTTCCTTAAAATTATTAAGTTCATCCTTCCTTGATATACCCTCGTCCTCATATCTGTCGACGTAGTCACCTAGGAATATAATCTTGCCTACATCGTTTCCGTGTGCCGCAACACCGTCCTTCCAAAACGTCCTTCCGTGGATGTCCGGAATTACCATCAGTCCTCTACCCATATCTTCAAGTTATCGTTTCTTTCAATCTGTTCCTTTATTCTAGCGTCCAATTCATGCCAAGATATTGGCGTGAAATCGTTGAAGTCCACACCAACGTCATACTGTGTAGGGAAGAGCATGTTGAAGCACCGCTCACAGTCACGACCGGTATTCCTATGACGGACATTGGACAAATGAACGTGTCCGTGCAGTTGATATACAAGCGCGTTTTTGTCTCTGAAAGTTCCACTGTAGCACAAGAACGGGAAGTGGTTGAGATAGACTTTCCTGCCCTCTATTTCTATTAGCATCTGATGGGATGAGAATTCAAAGAGACGGTTATATTGCTCTTCCGTCTGAGGACCGTTCTTTCTGTCGTGGTTGCCCCTAATGAAAATTGTCTTGCCGTTTAGTCGCTCGAGAACATCCTTGTATGGCTTGAATCCTCCCCAAGCGAAATCACCCAAGTTAAAGACAATACCGTCTTCCGGAACCTTGTTGTTGTAGTTCTCAATCAAGGCTTCGTTCATTTCTTGCACATCCTTAAACGGCCTCTTGCAGAATTTAAGGATATTCTCATGGTTGAAATGTAAGTCGGACGTGAAGAATATCTTTGAACCGTCTTCGTATTTAAAATTTACTCTCGTTGACATAATTTATTTTTTTAAATGTATTTTTTCAAATCTTCAATAACCAATGGATTTTCCACCAATTCCAATGTGTCATCCTTGTATTTTATGAAAACACTCTTGTCTTGGTTCATCCTAATTGATTCAATTTTGTCTTTCGATATATCCATTGGGATATATGTGAACAACGACGGATGCAAAAGCAAGACATCTTGCATCGACAATGGCTTGAAGGTGTTATCAGAACTAGATTCCAAAATACGGTTAAACTCAATTTCCCTTATTTTGCAAGACTTGGAATAATTTCTGACAAACGTCTCCCACTTGAATAAGAGTTCTTGCAATGAAGAATCGTTCACGATAACTTTGTTCCCGCAATCATGCCAAGATATTGATGTTTCGGATTCATGATTGGAAATGTTATCCAATGTGGTTCTTGTGACGAACCAACAATCGCCGCCGATTGATTCAATCATTTTCTTTTCATTCTGAAACCTCACATCGTCAAACACATAATCCGTGTTGAAATCCAACATTTCGTAAATCTTATTGACGTGCCAATCACTATTGTAGGACCGGATATAATCGGTACCTATAAATTGCAGCATTTCCCTAACGGTATGTAGGGTTCTGCCATTGCACAATCCAAGTGTTATGTCTATGGGTATATCCGTTTTATCTGACAGTATTTTACAAATATTCTCGTCAACCGTGAAATCTATCGCGGAATTGTCATTCTTAATCCTATTGAGTTCATCAACCGATATTTTTAGAATATCCGCACATAACTGTTTTAACGGTAAGGCAAAATATAGTTTCTTATAGCCGTATTTCTCACATACCTTGGCCAATTCACTTTTTCCGGCCCGGCATCTTCCGCAAAATGAAATTATCTTGGACATTTATATCCTTATTTTAAGGCATCATTTATTATGTTAATAAAATTGTTCTCCGGGACGTTTCCGACAATTTTGGTTACGACTTCATCATTATCATCCAATAATATGATGGTTGGAACAGACCTAACTTGGTACTTCTCAGCCATTTCTCCGCCTTCATCTTCATCCACGTCCAATTCCTTGAATTCAATGTCTTTATATTCCTCATTTTCCTGCACCTTTTCGAATGTCTTTGAAAATGCCTTGCATGGGCCACACCACTGCGCCCCCAATTTAATAATCTTCTTAAGCATAATTTTTAATTTTTTTTTATAATTTTATTTTTTTGTGTTTTTTAAGAACATCAGAGAATGAGTTTATGCTCCTTTTTCCTCTTGTTGCCTCCATTTGAACACTTTTATTTGTAAGTTTATTCTTATCTATCTTTTTTGCCTTGCTTATAATTTGTTTTGCGTTGTCTTTATTAAGTATTAACTTGGTCGGCTTTCTAAGAATCAAATTAACCTTCCTCTCAATATTTTTGAGTATGGACAAATTAAGAGTGTTTGAAAAGTCAAAATCCTTAAACAACGACTCATCAACAAATCCTAGCACGTTCTTCGGTCTTGTGTATGCCACATACATAAGATTATATTCTTGGCGTATCTCCCAATCCTTTGATGCCGACTTGCTAGGCATTAGGGAGTCGCACAGAATAAAGACACGGTCTGCTTCAAGTCCTTTTGCCTTATGTATTGTAGATAGGGCGATACCTTCACTTTTACTTGATGACTTGAATATTTTGTCAATCCTTTCAATGACTTCATCAGCGCTTGTCATACCCTCAGACAGAATCTCGATTGCCTTTATAATATCTATCTTATTCTGTATCTGAGAATTTTTCATCGCCGTGATTTCATCAATTCCATATTTGCTCATTATCTTGTTTCTTGTCGTGAACAAGTCTTCATATAATCTTACAAACACGCCATCGTTATTGCAATCGACATTAAGAAGTGGTTGTGCGGTTGACCTAATTAGGGACTTAAGGTTGGAGCCAATGTCCTTTCCCCTTATATAAGCCTTTTTGTCTAACTTCAACAATAAATTGTAGGCTTGTACGAGTGGCGCATTGTTTCTGCACAATACCATGTCACCCTCCTTTATGTCCTCAAGTCTGACATTCGGTATAATAGTGCCGTCACGGCCGTCATCATTTGATTCAATTGACGGTACAATCTTTTTTGCAAAATCAACTATCTTTGAGGCACATCTGTATGATATGCTCAACGGGAGACATATTGTGTTCTCCATCGACTTCAATGCCTTGAAGGATTCATAGTCAGACCCTGCAAATCCGTATATGGCTTGTTTTTCGTCACCGACACTAATCATCCTAGTGTTTTCATTGAAACATCTGAGAACCAATTCCCTTTCGGCCACGTTCATATCTTGGCACTCATCAACGAATATATAGTCATATGTTTCATATACCGGCTTCAAGTCCAATACATTCGGTAACCAAATCATATCAATGAAATCAATATTATCGAGGTCATTCTTGCCCAATTCCATAGCCTTGATGGCAAATTCCTTTTCATCTGCCATTGTATCTATTTCATATCTTTCTTCTATGAAATCCAAGTCACTGACTTTATGACATAGATAATGCCTACCGTAGTTGACATATTTTATTATATTGTCAATATATTTAAAATACCTCTTACCTCTTAAGACATATGTGTTGATTGATGATAATTCTGAAACATTGTCCTTAATCAGTGTCTGATACTTAAAGTCTTGGATTGATAACATTTTCTGCGGGAAATTATTCTTTAAGAAAGAATATCCTAGGCTGTGAAGTGTCGACACATTAACGTTATCAAATTCCTTTGTTCTTTTTTTTAGTTCTGTTACTATATCTTTATTAAATGCGGACAAGAGTATTCTTTTTGTCCTTGGAATATATTCGAGGCTTTTTATAATCGTTGTGGTTTTTCCGGCACCGGCACAAGCCTCAATGACCAAATTTCCGTTACCATTCTGTATGTAATCAAATATGGCTTCTTGATACTTGCTAGGTGTATATTCTTTTTTTACTTCTATTTTTTTCTTTCTTCCCATTATATTTTTGGTTTATTTAATGCAAAGATATATAAAAAATATGAAAATAACAAGATATTTATAAAGAAAATAACTTATATTAAAATCTTTAAAAATA